ATTAAAATTCAACCTCGTCAAACTCAGACTCACTTGGCGCACTGCTACTATGCAATGTAGTAGTCAAGTTAGTAAGCGATGACGGAGGAGTTATTATAGTTGACACAGGATCATCATCTCCACCAGGAAGATACTGCATATTACCTGTGTTAACATCCCATGCATAGGATAATACAGGTTTTTGATTGTTCGCCATTCGAGACTTCTCTAAGCGAATATCAAGAACATGTTTATCAAAGATCTGCCTAAGCGCAAAGGCTTGCGTAGCTATTCGAGCCGGGTGGTCCGAACCTTCGACATTTCGCAGATCAGGAAACGGAACCCCTTTATCGTCTTTGTTTTCGTGCGTTTCACGATTAGCTTGCAGAGCCACTACAACAGCGCATCTGTGCTTCTTGCTCAATTTGAATAGATCTAAGCATATGTTCTTGTAACGAATGTAATCTGTATCGCCTCGCTTAGTATCTGACATATAAGATAGACCATCAATTATGAGGAGCTTAATACCATGACGCTTTACAAATGTTTCAAGTCCCTGCGTATTCACTTCGCCTGAAGACATGTCCTTATCTTCCAGCACGAATGCCGATGTTTCTTCCTGCGATAACTTAGTCAAGTAATCGAGATACTGTTCTGTATATCTTCCTTGGAACAGCTGACTGTTCTGATAATGACCGCGCCAAGTATCAAATCGAGTACCTAGATAAGATGCTTGCATCTCAGGTGAATAGTATAGTACCGGGAATCCAGCTTTCTGTGCAGATTCCATCATCTTTACGCACATCCATGATTTTCCGGAATTAGTACGAGCTATAATAAGTAACAGCTCCTCTACCGTCGACAGCCCACCATACATCAGCTTATCAATTTCGGCAAATCCTGTAGGTATGCGAGTCTGCCTGCTGTACTCTAGTACCTCGTCACTACGCTGTTTAGCATCTTTGATCAAATCCATCGGTTTAGACTGGTCTAATTCAGCTGCCTTATCGCACTGACGAGATAGATATGCCCAGGCCTGAGTTATATCTCCCGAACCTAGATCCTTCAGCTTGTTGAATGTTTCGAGCAGGAGAATATGCTGCTTGTTTCGCTGCATCTCTCTGCACAGAAATTCAATAGGCTCTCTAACAGATACTAGCGTAATATCGGGAAACTCGGATTGAAATGTAAAAACATCCGGAATGTTTCCGTACTGCTGACGATGGTTAAGTATGAATTCTATGTGAGGCTTAAATACAGAATAATATGATGCGTCAAATTCAGTGAGGATATCTATATCCTCTTCAGATTCTGTAGTAAGCAGTTTAGATATAACTTGGAGTTCGATGGAGGTTAACATTTCGATACCTCCCGAGCCTCACTTGACATTCTAGATCGAAGCATATTGAAAAACATGCTTGACTTACTGCTAACCAGCTGACTGATTGGCGGCGATACGAGTATAGTTGTTTTGCCTTCAACTTGACGAGTTTGGAGCAAATTCAGAAGAGTCTGCGATTCAAAATCACCGAAATTTACAAAGTCGAAATTAGAGATTATGAGGACCTTAGCGTTCTCAGACCATATCTTCACATATTCAAGATCTTCGTTGTTAGTCTTAGAACTCCAGGACTGTTTGACATCATCCAAATATTTCGATAACTTGAGGTTGTATACTACGCAATGGAGCCTACTTCCTTTCCAATTATTGCATATCGCGCAGTAAGTCAATGCTTCCGCCCACTGCACTGTAGTGAATCCACTAGATGTATTGTTAACAACTATGACACCTTCTTTGTCATTGAAAGTATCAAGTATTCGAGTGAGTTTCGGAACGTCTACTCGTGGATCGGAGAACAAGTAGCTTGATGATGAAATACCATTTCTCTCAAGCAAGTATGATGTCTCTACATATGTGGGGCATGATTTATCGCAGTTGGCTTCTAAACAATGCGCAGTGAAAATGCAGTTATGCATCGTGCAGCCTCCTTAGTACCGGATTGCGTGATTGCTTATAACGAACACGGGACTCAACACACTTTCGTGCGATGTCAACCGAATCCGAATATCCCCAGTCAGAATATTTAACTGGCGGTGCAAATAATGTCAAAAACGGGTCTAGTTCGCCTACCAATGAATAGTTATGATGTATCCCGATATCGCGTTCCATAAGATATCGTCTCACAACATACTCCTTGACGAAATCTGCGGTATATGGGATCAATTTAGTATCCGGTAATAGATTCCATGCATCCGCGATATCATGTAATTCTCCGTCTAACTCTATCGTAGTGTAGAATACCATGGATTGACCGTCAATATTTTTCTGAAGTTTATATAGATGAGGATACTCAATTATGTTCCGTCTAACCTGCTCATCTGTGAATCCGTTTATCTTAAGTATCACTCCAATATCCTCATCATACGCTAATCCCGGAATTGGCTTGTACATTGCAGCAGGTCTAGTATGTATAACTTGCTTAGGGAACAGTCGCAACAAGTCATTTGCAGTCATCTTATTCACGTCAGTGGTCACCGATATTTGATTTTGTTTAACCGGTATTTCTGGCAAACTTGGATAGATGCAATACATTGTAGTACCAATTGTTTTGAACACAGTCGGATTCGAAGAAAACCGAGGAACTGTAGGCGGTTGGATATACAGATCTTCTTTCGGAGTTGATTCCGCAGTAGATAAATTTGCCTGTACAGGTATATCTACAATGGGCACAAACTTAGGCTCCGCCTCTGTATCATCCACACTGTCGTCAGTCTTCGATGGAGTTATATCCCAGTCCAAATTCTTCTCAACTAAGAACAAGTTGCCTAATGATTCTTGCATCACAGCGTCATCAGGCCTATCCGACGACGATGTCAATCGCATTATATCGGATACATTGAAGTTATCTGTATCTCCCGATATCAGCTTATAAGAGACGATGTTCAGCGCCGTAACCAATGCGCGCCGCTGTGCGTATCTACCACGATAGTAGGTGAACGCATACTCAACTATTTTAGAATGATATGTAGATATCTTTGCTTTCAACGCAGGAGGATACTTGAGCTTATCTGGGATCTGTGTAAATTTTATCATCTACTTTCCTCCGCACGAATAAGAATGAATTGTGATCTTATATTTTCGTCTGATCTGTAGCTTCTGTAGTTATCCAGCACCTCCGGAGCGATTGAATCACAAAGATTATATATCGCATATGGATCCAAGTACAGATCAGAATTTCTGCCTTCTGACGAAATGTTGTTTAAACGATGATCCATCAACATATCCCATAAAACTACGCTGGTTAACGTTAACAGCTGACCAGACGGATTCTTATCAAACTCATATATGCAGTAAGGTACTGCGTATCGATCTCGTGATTCTGCATACATTAGAGCATCACACCATTCATTCAACATGGATAAGAACGAATCTGCTGTTTTAGTTTCAATTGCGTGTCCATACAGAATAACTATATCCCTTATCCAATCTGGTAATCTACGAATGTTGTATCTGAAATCTGTTGCGACATTTTGACGATCGATGAACCGAGTCCTGAACCATTTCCAAAGAGCTGCTGAAATTTCGTTCACTGCAGGGTAGCATGATTTTATGTTTGCTGCATCATTTAGAGTAGTTCTATAGTCAGAAATCACTATCTTTCGCGTAGCACAGGAAATATCAGATTTAACCACGGGCACCACAGGAGTGCCTGGAACTATGAATGATTGGAGTTGCGAAATCTGTGATTGCATTCTACTCAGTGCTGCTACAATTTCTGGATCGGAACTTGAGTTGAATTCGACATCATCAACAGATTCAAGCGCGCCTTCTTGTAAAATAGTCGATATGACTTCGACTACCTGCTCACACGTACTTGCGAGTTCTCGCAGTCTATCACGAGACGGTTTGTACATTCGAGTGTCCCGCTTGGCGAGAGACTTCACAAATTCGAGTAGTCGCTTTACAGTTGTCTCTGCACCGTATATATCCACTGCTTCGCTCCCTCCTTCAGCTGAGTATACTATATAACGAATTGTGGTAATAGTGTTTAAAATAATAGTGTGGTGTTAGTTTGTATCGTCTTTCGCAGCCGGACAAATCTCCACATCAGCATGATAAGCTGATAGGTGCCCTCATATCTGCGTCAGCTAGATCCTTCGGTGTACAGAGGACTTCGGTTGGGCTACGAAGTCTTGTGAGATGCTAACTAGACGATACAAACTAACGCCACACTGTAGTGAGTGACGAGATATTCTATTGTTTGCCCAACTCCGGTGGGCCTACCATGATAAGGCGTGACCTATCACCTTCACACATAGTATAAGCCCTAAATGGCGCGAAGTCAATAGGTTTCTAAAATATATTTTTACCTTTACTTTCAGGGCTGACTGGTTCACCGTTGAATGCTTCAATTTTTATACTTTTTAATTTAATTTAATTCACTTGTTTTTTCATATGTGTATTCATTTGTATGATTCATATGTTTGTATTCATATGATATTCATATGTGTTCGCAATCTTCCCAAATACAGGGAAATTGATCCACAATCTTCCCAAATATGGGGAAATTCAAATTTTCTGAAAATTGATACAATCTTCCCGTATTCAGGGAAATTGATATACAATCTTCCCGTATTTGGGAAGATTCAAATTTAGCAAATTTCACACAATCTTCCCATATTTGGGGAAATTGATGTACAATCTTCCAAATATGAGGAAATTCAGATTCAGTAAAAATCGATACAATCTTCCTGTATTTCAGAATATTGTTGTGTAATATATTTATTATTTAGTGAACTATATTATTTAATTGTAATATTATATTTATTATGAAGCAAACTATATTATTTGATAGCAAAATTATATTTTAATTAAATATAAATATTAATAGTTGTTAGCAATATTTTTAAATTTTGCTAAAATTTGCAATTGAGATGCTTCATAACAATCTTCCCATATTTGAGGAAATTCAACACAATATTCTAATATTTAGGAAGATTTGATAATATATTGATTAGTTTTCAAATTATATTTTTTGATAGCAAAATTATATTTTAATTAAAAATATAAATAGTAATAATTACTGTACGAGGCAATAGACATCGTACTGAATTTATCTGCAACAAGGATGTAATTAAATTAAGTAAGCATTATAAATATATTTAATTCTAAATAAATCAAATAAAAAACCTTGAATAATTTTGTGAGTTCTATTGACAAATCGTTATGATTATTATATAATTATACTGTAAATAAACTTATTGAGGGAGTGGTTAAATGGCGAATTCTAACGAACGTATCAAACAGCGAACATTAGAAATCTATGAGTCGATGCCGCAGGACAAAGAAAGTAGACAATTATGTTATGCGGAGCGAGATGAGATAATTGAATTGAATTATGCGTTCTTCGGTTATGTTGCTAAATCGACGTTTATTAACAATCCCACAGTTACCTATGAAGATAAGCTACAATCAGCTTTGATGCATTTCTGCGAATGCTTCTGGTGGTACAAGTGGCGAGGCGATTCGACACACAAAGGATACAGACAAGACTTATCATTTACGGTATTTTACAAACCACGATTAGGCGAGATGATTGAAAGAGAGCTGAATCAAGTAAAATATTCAATACGCCGTACTTTATGTATGGAGGTGGGCGCACAGATCGGAAAGCATTGGGGCAAAGTACGATACGAAGATCTCTCAGATCCGAGAGTCCACATATCCGCCGATAAAATGAATACCCTCAAGGCAATATTTGGTTCCCTTTATATAGCAGATCTAGCTGACCACGAAGCATACATTCCTGCTCCTTCAGTAAATACAATGATATATAAACAACTATCGGACAAATATGATTCATTAGATGATCTACTAGTCCATGAAATGATACGATGCGAGTCGAAACTCTCTAATTCTAAGATTTTTGAAATTGCTACGATGTACGGGTTAGACCCAGATATTCTTATACTACATAGAAAAGCTGCTGAAGAGAAACTCTATCAGCAGTTGAAATCGAATATGGATATCATTGATGATTGAAATCAATTATGAAGCTGGAGCTACGCTACTATCGCCTTGCCACGGTACTGTAGCTCCAGCTTTTTGTTTGTTATGCAGCAAGCTTATCTGCGATCTTGAGGAAGGTTATTGTTTTGCTTCCAGTCATATCGCCGATACCAGGAAGTCGCTTCATGCGATGATTGATATCGTACGCTTTGGTCATGTTCTTGTAGAAATGGTCGTCCCAGTCGATCACAGAATTTAGGACCTGCCACTGCGTGCCACGATAGTTGGCAAGGTTATCAGCGCCCATACACTTATTGAGGAATGTTGCGCGAAGCTGGCTGACCATTTCATTCTGCTTGCTAAACATGGACTCAGGATTGTCGGGGTTAGCATACGGGAACAGCTCGTCGAGAAGTCGATCAACATACTGCTTGTCGATCTTCTTGCTGACCATATCTTCTGCCTTCTTCTGCAAGCTGCTAAGAGCGTTATCTACGCTGACAAAGAGCTTAGACGCGATTGTTTCGTTGATTGACTGCACAGTTGAAATCGGAACCCGAAGTCGATACAGATTGTTGCTCAGCGCATATGAAAGCGTATTCTGGCAAACAACTCGGACCGGAGTGTTGAGAACGGTAACTTTACCGTCAGGCTTGAGATGCTCATTCATGATGACGAAATAATGATCTACATCATCGTCGAGAATGCGATACGTGTTGCTGATCTTGAAGCAACCGAATACTATCTCACCGTTGCCAAGACTCGCTGCAGTTTCGACATCAAGATCTTTGCCAAGGAGATGATCTACTGCGGTAAATGTATCTCGATTCTGAACAATAATCGGATTAGCTTTGTTTACGGCTCCGAGTACCGCCTGCGTATCTTGACGATAGATCGCATGGTAGTCCTCAACTCGACTGTGGAGATCGGTGATCATCGGGATTGCCCCTACTGACCAGTCAAGACTTGCGCCCTGAATAATCTCTTCTGAGGACTTAGGCGGGTTGGCGGTCATATCTCTGCCCAACCCATGCCAGGGCACCTCGTTTACAAAAAGCATTGAATCAATGTTTGCACTCATTAAAATATCCTCCTTCGGATTGATTATGTTATCAATAACGATGGAGGATGTTTGTTTAGGCCGGCGATAATACTAACATTGAGATTAAACACGATCTCGTGGCGATCGCAGGCGAGACCAACCTGTTAATCGAGTTTAATTGATGCAGCTACTACGGAATCAAATTGCTCAATGAAGTCATTGGGGGTTCCTTCGAACAGAGTGACTTCCGGCGGATTTGTTTCAGCATCATGACCTATCCAGATGTAGTTCGGCATCTTGTCAGGGCTATCAAAAGTATCCCACAAGAAATCTTCTATGTTACGACGCCAGTTAAAACCATGAGAAGATATTCTAAAATAAATAGAGTTTGTTCCGTCAGGATTCAGCTTACCTCCAGCACGAATGCGGAGGAAGTTCTCATTGATGAATCGCGCAATTTTACGAGCATAATCTAATTCATCTAGCTCTAATGATGATTCTAAGTTGTTGTCAAGATCCATCCAGAAATAGATATCTTCAATAAGTTGACGCGTTTTCGGATCAACTCGATAGTCGTCGCTGTACATTATGCTATTTACTACTTCATCCATATCTGCGTCTTCATCGAATCCTTCGTCTTCAATCAAAATTGCGATACGGGCTTTGAGCCACAGTTCGATTTGATCACCTATTGTACTAGATAAAAATCCATTTGCGATCAACCAGTCTACAGGACGTTCTATCTCGTCATACTCAGTTTCCTCTGTTCCAGGATTCGGATGATACTTATTATCTATGCACTGATAAACTGTTCCATTGCGATGAAGCATAACGCAGTCTCCAGTCACATAGGTTCCATTTCTAGAAGAGTATATTTTCATTCCTTAACCTCATTTGCAGAATCTTGTTGTAGTTCCAATGAATTAGCGTCTCTGTCGCGTTCTCTAATTCATCGTATCCGGATAGTATGATTTTCAATTCGGATCACCCCAGCAGGTGCGAGGAAAACGCAATGTTCTTTGTCTGTTTATTTGCTCGCATATTTTTCACCGTACCTTTCAATATACGCCTTACCTACGTTATCACGTTTCCAATTCTTAGCAAGTCTGTACCCTGCCGGAGAGAATATGATCTCAAATACAAGTTCAATGAGCATCTCTACAGCTGAGATTATGATTACCTGCTTGAGTGGCCACCCAAAGAAGATGTAAGCTACAAACAAGTTAAATGCGAAGTTGTCTGCATACTGACCTGCAGATGTGGATATGAAACTGCGGAGTGCGAAGCCACCATAAGTGTCACTCTTATCGAATTTCTTACCGATCAGCTTATTTACTACCGCGTTAACTAATCCTCCGATGAACATAGCAGCAGAAGAACCTAATATGACGTACCAAGCCGATGAGAATGTGCCGTCAATGCTTGCATTGATTGCGTTGACCGTAGCTTCATCTGTGTACGCATAGCTGGATGCCCAGTTGCCTGGAATTTTCACAATCAGCATAAACAGTACGGAACCAAGCAGCGCCATGACCATAGTCACTGAATTCATGATTGTAGCAGCACGGGCTCCAAACCTCTTACATACTACATCCATACACAAAAATGATATCCAGGACACCAATGTGCCCGCTGTTGAAGCCAACCAAGGTAGGTTGAAAATTGCTTTGTTAGCGAGCAGATTCATTGCGACAACCGAGAACAGGAACACTGCGGTTACAATACCAGGGATTGCCCTCATGGTGTCCTTCACTTCAGTGAAGAGTTTCTTCATTTTTTGTTTCTCCTTTATTTTTAATTTACGAGTGGGTGTCAGGATGTACAAAACACTCGTTTGTTGAAATATGTTAACGAGCGAGGTCGATTGATTAGTTACCTATACGCGTTATACATATATCTGGTGCTGCTGATTCACACTACTGCCTATCCTTAGAATACTATAGTTCTATCAGCTGAGCATCAGCTGCGTCTTTAACTATGTCGTAGAAAGAGTAACCGTCTTCTAGCAGATTAAGAACAACCTCGTCTATATCTACGTCATCTGATAAATCGTAGGGAGTTAATTGCTTGATTATGATTTCAGGTGTTGCTGATTCTATGTATGGTTGCAGATAATCTGGACCGACAGCTGCCATAGCCTCTTCAGGATCAAGCAACTCACCGTCCGCTTCAATTTCATTTCCATCAGTAACACACAGATAGAGTACATTATCAATAATTTCACTCCCTATGAGATATCGGTAACCATTTATTGCTTCCCATCCATAGAGGTTAAGCGCACCGAACACGATTGAATTTTCGTCTTCGTATGCACTCTTCGCCTCATCTAATGTGATTTTGTAGTATGTTGTGCCTTTAATCATAGTTAACCTCCATTAATGTTAACTTATCTTTTGCAGTTACATCATTGATGTACGTGATTAATATACTCCACGATGCACTGCGTTTTTTAGCTTGCCTCGCTTGTCGCCTGTTAATTTATTGTAGAGATAGACATCTCGGATATTGGCCCAGAAAAAGTGGCCTTTAGACGGAGCAGTTATCCATCTTTTATACACTTTATACGGTACATAGTAATAGGCGTAGAGGTCACCAGGTCCACCATTCTTGCCCTTGAACTGAATGTAAAGTGTACCAGGGTCGCTATCTCCGTTGTAGGCGTAAGCCCATACGTTAGATGAGTGTGCTACTCGTATGAGCTTACGCTGAAGTTCTTGGCGTCTCCATGATGCAGCTGTTATTTTAGCATGCCGAATTCTCACCGTTAATCTTCCTTAGCTACTGTGATTGTGTATCCACCTTCAGACATTTTCCACTTATCTACAACACTGGGATTAGGTTCCGCAGGCTTGTTAAGTTCGATGAATGTTTCCAGTACGGATTGCGAAAGCGGACCCCAATTGCCGTCAACCTTGAGTTTATCTCCACCTGTAGTTCTATACCCGAGACGATTGAGCGTATCTTGCATAAGTTCGCACTCCTCTCCTTTGAGGTGAGGACGCTGTAGACGGAACACATATGGTTCAACCTTAGGGTCGGCGTAATCAAACTTTTTTGTCATGAGGCCGCGATGTGTCCATTTGCGATTTGACATCTTAGTAACTACTACACCGTATCGTATACCTCGAGCCTCTACAGCGAGTACATCACCGCTATCAGTAAATCCGCATACCCAACCCACATGAGTCATTTTTCTTGCCGATGAACTGTAGATGAAAAGGGCTTCGCCTATAACATAAGGGCGATCAATTTCTGAAATTTTGCCTTTATCTGTGCACCAGTTTGCATAGTTCATCTGGGCATTGATATCCGTCTTGTCGTTCATCTCATGAGTCATCCAGGCATCCAAAAGACCCTGACAATCAGTTGCCCAATCTTCAGGAGACCAGTTGCCAGTAACCTTGTCGTACTCTTCACGAGTCCAGCCATGCGAGCTGTAGTAGTTGTCGAACCGACTATCTAACCAATATTTGTTAGTGTGGACCTTAACCGTACCATACAAGTAATGCCAAGGCTCGGTGCCAATCTTATCTCCAGAAACTGGAAAATTAGAGCTCTTCACAATCGTCTTTGGATCTGCATGCGAGAGCGCCCAGGAAATGAAATCATAAACATTGTACATGGATAGTACCTCCTAATGTTGGTCTATTCATATACAAGGTTCATATGTGGTTAATCTTGGGAGCACGGTAGATTGGGGTTCCAAGGTCTCGAGCTTTTCGGACTTCATTTTCTGAGAGAGCACGATATCTCCCTACGTAGCCCATCTCAGAATACAGATAATCCTCCATCTCCTCTTCAGTACCTTGAATGAGTATGAAGTAATTAAACATTCGAGCCGTAAAATCTAATTGAATCTACAAGAACTCTAAGAATTCCTGTTAAGATCAATTAGATCTTTTCCTATCGCGAGTTAAGCGCTCAGGGCGTTTTGAAAACGAGTTCCGGTGTGGCTCACCGTACGTCTCGGTTGGATGTTAAGTTAATAATACTAATTTTCTACCTTCGGCAATAATATTGACTGCTGCATTGTGATCTCGGTCATGGTAGGCGCCGCAATTGGGGCAAGTCCATTTCCGTACTTTGAGGTCTTTGACTATTGGGTTCTTGTAGCCGCAGTTGCTGCAAAGCTGAGATGACGGAAAGTATTGATCCACTTGGACAAATTGTTTGCCGTACCATTGAGCTTTGTAGGTAAGTTGGCGAAGCAGTTCTCCCCAGGAAACATCAGTGATGTTTCGATGAAATGATTTGAGCTGTTGCTTGCTTAGATCTGCTAGATCAGATTCCAGCATTCCTTGGATATCTAAGTCCTCAGCAGCGATAAAATCGTGGTTTTTGATGATATCGTGTGAGAGCTGATGTAAGAATTGCTTTCTCTGGTTAGCAACTCGCTCGTGAGCGCGTGCTACTTTGATCCGTTGCTTGTGCCAATTATTAGAACCTACTCGCTTTGCTGCTAGTCGCTGCTGCTCAATCTTGAGTTTGTCGATCGCGCGACGGAGGTGCAAAGGACTATTGATTCGAGTTCCAGAACTAGTAGTGATTAAGGATTGAATGCCCAAATCAAGACCAATCTCAGATCCAGTTTTTGGCATCTCTTCGACACTGCAGTCTCGACAGTGTAGCGAGATGAAGTATTTGCCCGAACACGTTCTAGTAATTGTTCCCGAAGTTGTTCTACCGTCTAGCTTGCGATGCTGCTTAACCTTGACCCATCCGACCTTCGGAACATAGATGCGGTTACCTTCTATGGACAAGCACTTCGGATTAGTGCAGTAAGTAGTGTATGATTGCTGATTGCTTTTCCGTTTGAATTGCGGATAGCGGCCTAACCCCTTAAAGAATCTAGCATACGCTACTCCTAGATTAGCGATTGCACTGTTCAGGGCCTGACTATCGCTCTGCGACAGCCATGCAAACTCCGGTTGCTTCTTAAGCAAAGTCAAATCTTTCTGGAAGTCATAAGTTGACTTAAGTTTCAGTCTATTCTTGTAGTCTTCTTGAGCTTGAGCAAGAAAACGATTGTACACAAATCGGCAAGAACCGAATATTTGCGACATCACTTGTTGTTGCTCAGCTGTAGGATAGAGTCTGAACTTGAATCCTTTGTCAACTAACATCGATGACCTCCTTACTATCTAGTAACATAGATATTAAAGGTTAAACAATTGCAGGTGACTAACTGCAAAAGATCGTTTACGAAATTTTACAGCATCTGGAGGATTCTATTGGAAATGATATGATTTTTATACCACACTTGCCATACATCAGTTACAGCTTCACGCGTTCCCGCATATCGTTTCATATGTTTCCTCTCTTAACCGATTTCCATTTATAAATTCTTTCACTGGATGCGACGGAATAATCAATATTCATCATATCTGGTGCGAACACCTGTATGGCTGAACACATAGCCACTAACGATTCTTGTATGCGTTTGATGGATTCCACTTCCGTTCCAGTAATCCGAAGCGCTTGCACATCTTCGATGATTGACATGCTGCAGCTATACAGCATGTCAAGCAATTCATTATCTGTTATAGCATTTCTAGCTTCATATGCGTTTATTTTGTTAATGTCCACTATCCTACCTCAGTATAAGAAATCATACTCTGAATAGTATTTAGCTAAAAATTTCTTAACTTTGGTAAACGCAGTTTCGGATAGTTTATCTAGTTGAGTATTTTCGTCGAACACTACATGACCTAATGTAACCTCGTCCGGAGACACCTCAATCATATTCATTCGGATCTTTCCTGCATAGTGCGTTATACTGATACAGATTGTCATCTCATATATCTTGTCAAATTCACCTATAGGACGAACCCGCCATGGAAGTTGATACAACACCGTGATGTATACATCGCACGTATTACTGGAATTGACTTTTTTGAACGCTCCGTCGATGTGATTGTATAGATATCTTCCTACTTGATTAACGTTTTTTGCATCCATGTTTCATCACCCTCACCATGTTAAATATCCGCTGTTTGCTGTTTTTGAACGACGACACCTCGGACGGTTTCCTGATTTATACAGAGCCATTGAACATAAAACGCTGACCTGAGAGACATTCTGTGTAGCTCCTGAGTTCTTGACATATAGTATGCCATCATACTTATCACCTTCTTCATACGTCGAGTTGCCATCAGTTGCATTCATGTACGCCGCCCAGACATTTGGCACATTGGATATTGGTGCACCATTGTCAACGTTACCGGACTGCGACCTGTAATTAGTAACAGGTACGCAACTTATCTTAATCATGTTCAACCCTGAAATTCCGGCAGGATTGAGTCGCGTGATCAGTGTGTTGAATTGAGATTGATAGCTCTTTTTAACGCTGAAAGGTTGAAACCAATTGTATGCGTTTCCATTGAACGAGTAGTTGTCGGCCTGCAGTGCAGTCAATGTACCAAAAGTATTAACCAAACCCGTTGACGATGCGTCATCTGTAGAAAATCCGAATATGTCCATTCTGACGCCGTCGTAGATGTTAGTTGCTCCTGATGTGTAATTGACCGAATCACAATCCAACGTTATGAAGAAAAAGTTTGGAAGCGCTGCAACTGGTTCAATGCCAATAGTGTTGCCCGATAGCACTATTGCGTACTGTTGAGTTGTATCTTGGAGATTAGTTACAGCGGTTTTAAGCTGCTTCATTCTATTTCCTAGTATGTCTACAGAACCGTTGTTACTTAGAGCTGCAAGCAGGACTTCCCAGTTCATGTTACCATTGTTCACTGAGTTATTCAATGAATATATTCTACTCGAACCGTTCATGGCCAGCAGATTACCATTTGTATCCGACAACGCAAGTACTCTAGCTATCTTACTACCAGTATTTATCCGCATGTTGTACATGTTGGATACCGGATTGTTGATTATGCTATTTGTGCTTGACGATGGGGTTGCTATGTTGTTATCACGAATAACTGCAGCAACTGGGCGGACCGTAGGTTCGGTGTCGCCAGGTCGATAGAATCGAATGTTAAGCTGATCGTCACCGGCATAGGGGGAATTGTTAACTGGGTTATAATCCTTTGAACCTTGATCAGCGAACAGCAGCATGCTGTATGGGACGTAGCTGTTCCAGCTAACCATCTGGTTGAGCGGACCTGGATCATCCGCATTGCACACTACTCCTTTTACGGATCCAGGTGCATGACAGTCGATTGGTTCCATCTTAGCTGCGCCCGTTTCGGTTATTCTAGAGGCATAGAGACCGCGGAATCCATCATTAGACCTGGGGAACACACCTAGTATTGCAGCACCGTCACCGCTTTTATGCAGTTCTGTCGCCGTATAATCTATCAGTGAATTCTGCCAGTTTGCATATATTGTTGACCCAAACTTAAGATCAATGATTGCTGAATCATTAACCGTAGCGGTTTGGCCTAGTGAGCTAACCGGTGCAATAGATCGAGTGTATTTCTGTTCACCTGTGAGTAACGACGAAACTGCTGAAGACGGAACGCTGAATACTATCTTATTCGCCCAAGGGAAGCAAGCAGGACCTAAGAAGTCACCGTCCTCAGGACTATCCGTACCTACTGAAGTATCCAGTCCTGTTTCTCCAACTACAACTGCCCTCAAGGTGAATCCTGTAAGGAGAATCCAAAACGGTGCAGTGACCGCTCCGTGAATATGCAATCTAACTTGCGGAGATTTTGACATGTCCGGTGAGAAGCTCTTTTCGGGCGGTTTGTTTGATGCAGGAGTCACTGTTGTCCATGTTCCTGGTTGAAGAATGATACCATCAACTACCTTCATGTAATCATTTAGTCGACTCTTCATGATATCAGTCCACCCGAGCGACGCTTTAACCGGAACATCTGAACGGCCACCTATAGAACCTGCATCCGTCGGGTTCAACGTAGCTGTATTCGAAATCAACTCGCCGTAATCGTAAACTTGCGTACCCCAATAGGCATTACCTACAGTTGCTCCAGCAGTACTAGACGATACGGTAGCTACATTTACTTTCGCGCTTCCGTTGAAGAAGCTTGCTATGATCGTGTTAGCTGCACACAGGTTGGAGTTATTAGGGAAATCAATGGTGATCTGAGTGTCTTCTGTTCCATCAGCTGGGGTTACCTCAGGAACTCTAAGCAACATCGACGATCCAAATGCAAGCGTCGATGCAAGCCACTCACGCTCTGAGGGTGGATTCTCATTACCTTCTGACAAATATTCACGTATGAATATTTCATATGCTGAAAGTCCAACAACCCGTCCTTCATTATATATCTGTTTAGGCATTTACATTACCTCCTTGATGGTGAGCTCGAATAAAGGTACTCCGAAGAATTCGAAATGCTAAGCCCTCTACATTATGCGATGACGAGATTAACCTAGGCAGAAGCCTGGCACCACGCCGAACAGTTCGTGAGAAGAACGCGTTGTGGGGGTGCCATCCTCCTCGATACCGCGAAAGATACTGTTGCCGGTCGCTGAACGCAACCACCAGATCGTGGGAGCAGACGTAGTAGGATCGGAGCTCGAAGCAATTTGCTTTATTTTGGTTGACGGACTATATACCGGACCGGTCGATTCATAACCACCGTATATTTCATGACCTGATGGGATCCAAATTGTCTCAATTGATTCCATCTCTGCATATACGCTGTTAGTAAATCCTATGCTATACTTCACCACCGATGTGAGATTGTCTTGTATCTCTTTTGGTAGTTTCGACTTGACAGTTTCATTGAGATACGTTTTCATTTCCGATGCAGGATAACCACCATCAAATGCCACTTGAGCACCTATCTGATGCTTAGTTGCCAAAGCGGACTTTGCTAAGAATGAAAGCGGTACCGTGTCACCGTTTGCTTTAACATCTTTATCAATTCCGACAATCTCGTATTCGATGATACCTTCAGAACCCATATCAATTGTCTTATAATCATGAATGTGATATTTAGTTTTATATGTGCCATCCTGAGTTGCAGCAATTATTTGCGCCCAGGTATCCGAAATTTCCACGCCTACCCCTTCGCCATAGTGAATAGTTGCACTTCTGGCTCCCCAAGGGGCTCCGAGAATTTCTCCGGAACTCCAAGGGACGTATATGTCCTTGAGATTGGGGATCTCCAGGAACGCTCGATTAGCTATGCTACTTGGACGTCCCAAGAAAGTTATCGATTCCAACGAAGTATCTCCGCAGAACACTTCCTTATCAACACTGTCACAGTTTGCCGGAATTATAAATGATTTAAGTGCAGGCAGTCCGGCCAATCCAAACTCAAAAATGTAAACCAAATTATCGCATTCCAACTCAATCATATGAGATAATTCACGTGTTGGAAGTACTAAACCTATGCTGCCAATAATCGGTGTATTCATTATAGCGCCTTTAGTGATATTGCCGTTGGAGTCTTTCTCAACAGCAACAAATCCACGGACTACCGATGCATCGCAACTGGATTTGGTGTAACCAATTTCAATATTACCTGTGCATTTCTTTCCTTCGGTGAGAAGCTTGGCTGTTCCGCTTTCCGACATCTCGCCAATCGGTTTAGAGTTGTACTTGATTGTAATATCTGCCATGTTGATAACCCCCGTCAGTTAGCGGTGATAACTACGCTACCATCGTAATCGTCTGAATAGATAGTAGGCGACACCTCAGGAGCTCCGCTCCATCTTTGTGTTTTGCTATTGAACGTGTAAGTTACGTCTTCGTGCTGGAACTGAAGTTCGAACCAGCCGGTCTGCCCATAGATCTTTTTTGACCATACTATAGGATCTGCTACGTTCGGAACACCGGTGAGTGTAATGTTATTCGCTGCTCTGTTCATCGCAGGCAGTACAGCATCGTAGGTTGATACGCCGTATTTTAGGTCAATGCTATTTTCTCCCATATTAAATATCCTCCTTTGTATTTGCATCAATTTCGGACCAATCTGCAGGATTATCTGTATCTATGACAATTGCACGATTGGTGCCGTTGACTAGTATCTTTCCCTCATCGGCAACAAGCCTTGAAAGCGTTTTGTATCCCGCTTTAGCCGGTTTTTTCAGAGTTACGGTTACTTTGTTACCGTCAGTAATTTTGTAAAGTTTTATCGTTTTCATTTCTATCTCCTGTTGACTTTAATGATTTGTTATTATATAAGTTATGTCATCATAACATCTAACATTACTCTTTTTTCATATTCTCTTCGGGCTTCAATACTACTGTGTGTTGATGTAATTCAGACCATCCTTTGTCCGACAGCTCCACAGAATAAACGCGATCTCCGGCTATCGCAGTAAATAGCATTGTTGCAGATCCAGAATCCAGCTTCGTTGCAATCAATTGAATATCTTCAACTTCAACTGCAATTAAGTAGGACCCAAATTGAGATGCAATTTCAGCAAATTCTGTGATGCCGTAGGTACATTGAATGGGTTTTGATCTCCACCAGCTGGATACTGGAGCACTTCCGGATATAACCGTCGTCGTTCCGAGAAGGTCTTCAGTTACCGCAATTGTACGATTATCAGGGATTGAGCTGAGATACCATCCAACATAATTAACATCATCAATCCGGTACCAGCCTTCATGAAGTATCCATCTAACATCTGGATATGCTGAAGTAGTTATCACAGACCCTTCCGATATTTTCTGATTGTTATATATTAAGTAATCCTTCATCAAGTGACCTCCGGCTCACTACTTATCATGTATATGTCATATAAATCGGGAAGTTGGATTGGTTTAACTCTATTCGGGTCTGTTAAGCTAACCACGTACCACCCGCAAAAAGGTCGATTACCTCCCCACGTATACCAACCATGCAGTAGTCGCCATTCTTCCGAATTGAATCGGTTCAGCCGAACTACTGAATTCTCTGGTATCTGACATGTAGAATTCGGAATCTCCAAATACATAAAGAAACACCTCCGTTACTCTCATATACAAGGTTCGGAGGTGTAAATTAGTTACTACGTGTGTTACGCTTTTATGAACTCATTGTACTTTTCAAGAGCTATATCTGCTACCACTTTCATGTCAGGATGCGGTGCTCCGGTTGTTCCTCTGCTTCGTAGGTCAAAAAAGTGTTCCCATCTACTTGGAGTCATGGAGAGTACAACCTGCGTTGCAAGTGAATTATTAAGCACGGAGCGGGCATCCTGTGGAGTTCGTCCATTTCTTATCATGGTCAAGTAGCTCTGTTCCGCAGATTGCGTTGCCATCATCCAGCAAGTACGGCTTGACTCGTCCCAATCAGCATACGTAGACGGAAGTATAACCTGTATCTCGCTGCCAAACTTAGCTGATGAGTAATTGCAATATCGTGTAGACGCCTGAGCCACTGCACATCTATGCCGAACAAGTTCATGAGACACACCTCTGTCGCAAGTAAAACAGATAGAAACTAATTCATGTTCATGCTTATGTGCCTTAAGCAGTTTATCACTTAGCAGCTGTACATCGTCGAATTCAATCGATGTTGGAATACCGCCATCTTCTGCAAGATATTCATTGCAAAAGAGCACATACATCTGCCATATCAGACATATTGATTCATACTTCGGATTGAATAGATGTGATACTGATACAGTGACCAGCCAATTACTACCGGCAAGCTTACTCACTATCACTCCAGGGATATTAAGTAGAATATCCAGCGATTCAGCTTCAACCTTGTAGTGAACATGAGCATGTTCCAGCATTGCATAATGTTTCCGCTGAATGAGCATCTTTACAAACTTCTTCGCCGTCCCAGGACCGATCTTATCTTCAGATTTGTAACATATTCTGCCAATTCGCTCTATTCGTTCAATTGGGTCCTGGATATCAATGATTTCGGCATTGGGATCAATAAATTTCATATGATTTCTCCTTACATGTATTTTTCTCGGAATTGAGCTTCACTCAGCTTAGGTATGCCATGTTTGACCGCAGCTTTATTCTTTGCTGATGTTCCATTCGGATCATCGGTAATGAGTGCGAATGTATGCTTATTTACATCATCTTTGACAATAAATCCATGTTCGGCGAGTTCCTTCACAAACTGTGCACGAGGTACACTTAGTTTTCCGGTGATTACCACCTTATGTGCGTCTCCGCTAGATGCTTTTTCTGCCCTCCATGAGATTCGGTCTTCGATTAGCTTCAATCGTCGGAGCTTAGCTGTATTACGATACAACATTTCTGTATTAGCTACACCGATTATAGCATAGAGTTGTTCTCCTGTAATTCCATCTCCACAAGCGCGTGCGATATAATCATCGGTTAAGAATCTCTGAACAATCTCCGGGTGTTCTGCGAATTTAGCTGCAGTAACATCTCCAAATCGCGGTATATTGCATGCCTTGATTGCATCCACAAGCCGAATTGAGCTGCCGTCCCAGCCGAACAGCTTCGTAAACATCTGAGCAATAAGCTGTTTATGACCGGAAAGTCCCGAATTCGCTATAGCGGGCGGATCCGCCATAAGCGATTCTATCGTAACATCTTCCCCATACAATTCCTCGATGAATTTAAACTTTATTGCATCTTTCAGCCCATCTACGGGAGCTAAAGATTCTATCCATACGGAGAGATCTTGCCTCTTTGCGTTTGAGCATTCAACATTAGGGCATTGAAGATGTACACCCTTCCATCCAAGAGGTGTTCCGCAGTCAGGACATTTTACCGGAAGTGTAACGCTACCAGGTTCAACTACTCCAAGAATATATGGAATTATTTCACCGCTCTTAGTTATTTCAACTTTAGCTCCGCTACCGATGTTGTTGTCACGAATATACTGCGCGTTGAACCCTGTGCAGTATTCAACATTTGTGCCAGATAGCTCAACGGGGACAACATGAACACGAGGGATGAGATAATGAGTTTTAGAAAGCGACCACTCTACATCAATGACTTCGGTTATTTTAGATTCTGCCTTGAATTTGAATGCCTTTGCGATGTAAGATATGTTGCTTCCATCACGCACGGTGCCGAGCTGATTGAGCACAATACCGTCAGCCGGGTAAGTGCCATACCATTCATCCTTAAGCGATTCCATTGTATCAAGGAGCTCAGTAGATTTTAATTCTCCTAGAGTCTTATATGGGGCTACTGAAATAAACTGCGATCTGAGCCAGCTCACCATGTTGTTCACCTTGTTGAACTGAGTGCTGTTGTTTTCGTCTCCGATAACAGTATAGACAATTATGGATAGGTAATTGAGATCATCGCTCATCTCCTTGGCATTTATAAGACCGGCAGTTGTGTTACGTGGATTTTTTGCCTCCGGATTGCGTTCTGCATAGGCTTTGAAGTCGGCAAACGCCATCACTATTTCTCCTCGAATAGCTCCTGTGAATTCACTATCGGATTTGAGCTGATTTAGTTCGGGTGCTATCTTAAGCGCTTTAGCCGTGATATCTATTCCGGTAGTTCCGTCTCCACGAGTGAGTGCTCGCTGAAGTTTGCCTCTCTTGTAATAAAGAGCTATACTGATACCATCCAACTTAAGCGAGGCCGCAAGAGTGCGCCACTGGAAATCCGATCCGAGCTCTTTCCAGTTGTGACATTTATTGAGCGAGCCAACAACTCCATACCTATGGGCGACTTTTTCGCCTGGAGTGGTATCCGCGTTGATGTCATATCCCCAACCTACGGACAGGACCTCAGCATTCGGATCTAATCTACGAAGCTCGTCTACTCTATCGTCGAATTCAGCATCAGTAAGTGGGCTAGACCCGTCTTCGTAATACTTCTGTGCTGCATCTTTCACTTCGCTTGATAACTTGAGAATTTTCTTCTGCATCGGATTCATTGTTCGTCATCCTCCATGTTGAACATACCAGACTTAATGTCATTGCGGATTGACTTTACCATAACTGTACCGCCTACAGCTATAACTGGAATACAAACTTCTCCTCCAATAAGGGAAGGTACATCACGATTCGCCTTGGCAATGGGCGTAACTATGAGCATAACCACGATACCCACTATAATCGCGATGATGTACGGAAGAGCTTTCCTAATCATATGTTTCATTTGTTTTCTCCTCTCGAGCTCTAGCTCTGTTGATCTACACTACTTAACGACCGCGGTAAACTAATAGCAGCTGTAGAGTACTACAGCTGCTGATAACGATTACGCGATCATCCTTGCAGGTAAAAGGAAATCAGCCGCATTTGCTCCATCCGCAAGATGTACATGTTCTACATCCTTCTGTAGCAATAACTGAATTCTCTTTGCATTCCGGGCACTTAGTTAATTTAGACGAAGTTTCGGCAACAGACTCCTTAGAAGCTTCATTTATCGTCGCTGAAGTAGCTCCTCTATGTGCAGCTTCAATCGCACGGCCAATAGCATCAGGACAGGAAATAACTTTAATATTGGGATTCTTCATCTTAGCCATAACAGTGGTGGGACACTTGATTCCTTTCAGCTGGTGGATTATTTCTTCTATGTCTACTCCTGATCGAAGTGCGATACTTATGAGTCGAGCGGTCGCTTCACTCTGTGATGGGCAGCCACCTGCTTTACCTAGATGCGTGAAGACTTCGCATATACCTGCATCATCCTTGTTAACTGTGACAAACAATGTACCGCATCCAATCTTGTATGCCGTTGTCGTTCCTGCAACTACCTGCGCGCGAGTTCTAGGTTTGGATTTGACCACGGATTCGGCTTTTTTGCTGTTTCCAATGTTCAGTACTTGATTATCTCGACAACCGTCGCGATAAACAGTAACTCCCTTACAGCCGAGTTCATAAGCCTTTCTGAATACGTCTGCAACATCTTCACGCGTAGCTGAATTAACAAAGTTAACTGTTTTAGATACTGCATTATCTGTGTGTTTCTGTATAGCAGCTTGCATCTTTATATGCCACTCAGGAGATATATCATGAGCAGTGACAAACACGCGGCGGATATGCTCTGGAATTTCATCTATGTGTGCAACTGTCCCTGCTTTAGCAACTTTGCGCATCAGTTGGTCTGAATAAAGGCCTGCTCGCTTCATCGCTTCTACAAAAATTGGATTTACTTCGGGAAGCTCAGTGTTATCCATTACATTTCGCATAAACGCAAGAGCAAACAGCGGCTCAATTCCGCTTGATGCTCCGCATATCACCGAAATTGTACCTGTAGGGGCAACTGTGGTTCTAGTACCATTCCTCACTGGAGTGGTCTCATATTTATTTATGCGCAATTTGGGTGACTCGTCAAACAGCGGATATGCACCTCGACTTTGAGCCAGCCGACAAGATTCATTGTATGCGGTGTTTTGAATAAAATCCATGACGATCTCAGCCATATCCACGCCGTCTTCTGAATCATATGGAACCTCTAGCATATACAGCATGTCCGCAAGGCCCATTACACCGAGGCCAATCTTTCGTGTCGCTCTGGTCATCTTATCTATCGAAGGGAGTGGATATTGATTAACCTCGATTACATCGTCCAAAAATCTAACTGCGAGACGGACTACACGATCCAATTCGACGAAATCTACCCTCTTTCCAACCACAAACTTACTTAAGTTTATGCTTCCCAGGTTACAAGCCTCGTATGGCAGCAACGGCTGTTCGCCGCAAGGATTAGTAGCTTCTATCTCGCCGATGTTAGGAGCTATGTTATCTTCGTTGACGCGGTCTAAAAAGATGATTCCCGGCTCACCGCTTGTCCACGCAGCATCCACCATCTCATCAAATACGTATCTAGCATTCAGCTTGCCCACTGTAAGATCGGTCTGCGGGTCAATAAGATCATATTCTTCATCTGCATAAACAGCTTCCATGAACTTTTCGGTAAGTCCTACGGAAATGTTGAAGTTGGTCAATTGAGTCTTATCATCTTTGCAGTGAATGAATTCCAGTATATCGGGGTGATCAACACGTAGTATGGCCATATTAGCTCCACGACGCATGCCGCCTTGTTTCACATAATCTGTGCCGGCGTTATACATTTTCATTGTCGCTACCGGACCTGAAGCCTTACCTCCGGTACTGTTGACTATACTGTCTTTAGGACGAATTCGAGAGAATGAGAAGCCGGTACCGCCTCCAGATTTGTGAATGATGCCCATATCGTGATAGGTTTGAAAGATCCCCTCCATGGAGTCTTCTATTGGTAATACAAAACACGCAGATAATTGGCCTAGCGGTCTACCTGCGTTCATAAGTGTCGGAGAATTGGGCATGAATTTCTGCTCTATCATGATTTGATAGAAAGCATCTGCGTATCGATTCGATTCGTCCTCACAGCTTGCTACTGTATCTGCAACTCTGTGAAATAATTCGTCTACAGTTTCAACAACATTCCCGTTTTTATCTCGAGTGAGATATCGTTCTCTAAGTATCCTTATTGCGTTTTCTGAAAATGCCATTCGGCTACCTCCGATAAATAAAATATGGTAGGAGCAGAGGGACTTGAACCCTCACGGGTATACCGGTGGATTTTGAGGCCACTTCGTCTGCCAGTTCCGACATGCTCCTACGTATAATAAATAAAAGATTGACCTGACTTTCTGCTGTTATGGGCTACATGTTTAAGTAATCGAACGGCTATCATGTTAGATACAAGTGATTTGTTTCTACTCGTCACTGTATCCGACGCGTACAATTACTTCCAGAGGTACTACAGCTGTCTCCGTATCAGGTACGAGGGCAACATCCCAACGTGGTGTTTCCGGAAAACACTATTTGGTAGATCTGGTAGGACTCGAACCTACAACTAATCGGTTATGAGCCGACTGCTCTGACCAGTTGAACTACAGATCCATGATATTATTCGTCAAGATTAAGTAAGCAACAAGCTTGATAGTATAGGTATCATTATCTCATTGATTAGCTAGATCAATGCTACCTTGTTGCTGCTGGTATCCGAGAAGAGATTCGAACTCTTACTTAGCGGAGCTTAAATCCGCTGCCTCTGCCGTTGGGCTACTCGGACATGTTGGTCGGCATTTCCTCCGACCTGAGGAGCTTTCACCTCTCCGCTCGCTGACGGGCTGGTAACGTAAAAGGAGGGCTTCTGTCGCCGATGGTGCTCAAGACAGGACTTGAACCTGCAAGTCAGTTGACACCGGAACCTAAATCCGACGCGTTTGCCAATTTCGCCACTTGAGCATGATGGCACCGCAACTCAAAGTTACGATGCCGGAGAGCTTTGCACGAGAAAATGAATTCGTGCTGGTGGAAGCTTCCCATCCGATCCGTTGGAGGTTTACCAACCCGTTCATGAACTGGAAGGTTACTGCTCTGGTCAGCGGCCTTGCCTTAATGCACCCCGTTGGTTACTTTTGTTTTATCGGTGTCACCCGAAAAGAAGTTGGACTCAACTGCAAGAAGAATCTCCTTACTGGTCGGAATGGTGAGATTTGAACTCACGGCTTCATGCTCCCAAAGCACGCGCCCTACCTGGCTGGGCTACATCCCGAAATCATTTAGATTCACATTGAAAAAGTTCATATTGGTTTTGAAGTCATACTAGTTACCTCGGATAGATATTAAAGGTAATGGCTGAGGTGGTAGGAGTTGAACCTACACTCTCGGAGTCAAAGTCCGATATGCTGCCGCTACATAACACCTCAATGTTCACATATCATTCTTGATAACTACATATGCAAGAATTGCTACGCCCACTATAACGAGTCCTAATATTGTCCACGACATAGATGATAATACGATCTTTGGTTCGCGGAAGATCGTGAGACGCGTTGCTTCGTAGTATGATAACGATCAGTGGTATTCTTTCACAACCTTAAGCTTGTGTCTTACACAATACTTACCTAAAAGTTGTTCAAGTCCATCTTGAATTCGAGGAAAGTAATTTCGAGAACTATCCTTGAGTCTATATCCAGTACTACGATTACCGATCAATTCGTACTTGTGTACAAAGCTACAGTTCTTCTTTGACAGCGGACGCTGTACCACCTTATCTATTTCTTCGATCTTGATGCCATTATCTTCCGTGAATGCGCACATTGGAATATCCCTGCTCATCACATAGACCATTCTGTTACCATTTGCTGTCCGTCTATATATCGTGCAGAGTAGATACCAGTCATGTTTGCTTGATACTAGACGAGTATAAGGTGTCATATTAATTTACCTCCTGATTCGCTATGGTAGTTATGGGATTTACTCCTGCCATTATGCACTGGATATCTGTAAGTACCAGTAACCAATTCTGAATCTTCTCCATGTTTGCTTTATCTACATGATCGAACATATCGTCAATCATCAATAGCTTGCAATCATCATTTAAGCTAACAATAGCTACCATGAGCGCGAGGCAGAACATCGCCTTTTCGCCGCTGGAGAGCATTTCATATGCAACATATTCCCCATTGCGTGATATTCCAAAGGAGAACGAATTTGCTTTCTCAGTAACTATGAACTCAGGTTCAGCATCGCGTCCAAAGAACGTCTTGATGTCATAGAACATGGAATCTCGAAGTCCGATGAACGGAGATGCTATCTTGGACTGCAATCCGTTTACACCCGATGCTTTCTCTAGAGCCTTGAATGCCGCAAGCAACGTATCCACTCGCATCTTATCGTTTACAAGTTTCTTAGCAAACGCAGCATTTTCAATCTGACCAATCTGTTTGTTAAGCTCGTCACGAAGTTCTTCATACTGCTCAAGCGTGAAGTCCATAATATCCGATACATCTGGAACAGGCTTCAACGATGTACGATAGAAATCACGTTCATTATAGCGAGTTATGAGTGCGTTTGAGTTTCGAATTACTGTGTCGATAGCATTCTGCGATACTTGGATATCATGCTCCAAATTCATAAGTTCGGTTTCTATGCTCATCATCGCAGTATTGATGCCTTCAAGCTTGTCAGCCGCTTCAGCTCGTCTTTCTGCAACAGTTGCACAAATGACATCGGAGAACATCGGACATACACCGTCAGCATCGGCTATCTTTTTGAGCTGATTAAATTCAAGATTGAGATGAGCGTATCTAACATGCAAGTCGTCTTTGCGCTTAATCTTTCCTGCGATGTCTGCTCGGATAGCTACGATGGTTTCAGCATGCGCTGTATTGCGAGTATCGTCTGCAATAGTTTCCTGAAGATCAGAATATCTTTCGAGCATCTTGTTAGCTTCAGCATTTGCGTCTACTGCCTTCTGGTGAGCAGTGATCCGGCTTATCTTTTCGTTCACTTCTGCAAGCTGCCTACGAAGTTCGGTGATACTTACATCATCACCGTCATATGTAACAACTGACTGCATCGTGCTGGCAAGTCGTTTTGATTCTGCTGTGTATGCAGATACTGCAGATTTACACGATGCGTTAAATGTGCGGATTGCATCTATTCCTGATGCGGCAGGATACAGCGATCGAATAACGGGCAATGAATCATCAGGAACTATGATTGCCGAATCGCTAAGGGTCTTTTCGACAAATTCGTTCCAATTGATATTACACTCAGTCTTCGGAAGATAGTCGATGAACCAATCCTTCAACTTATTTGCAGTCATCCCTGCGAATTCGCTGAAATTGAAAATAGGAAGCTCTATCTTTGATAACGCCGTTTCGATTGAACCCTTCATCAACTCGGGAGTTATAATCGTCTGTGCGTTTACAGTATTACCGAGCTTAGCAAGCTGTCGATAGATAGTTACAGGAGTTCCATTGTATTCAAGGTTAAGCGTTACACTCATAACAGGACCTACGCAATGCCCAAACATTGCTGCATTTGTTTTATTCGTCCCTGGAATGTATCCGAGAAGCGCCCACTGGATCGCCTGCAAAATTGTGGACTTACCACTGCCGTTAGCTCCAGTGAAGAATATTTTCCGTTCGAGATCGTACTCTTTATTGATGCCATGCAGCCCCTGGATCTTGATATGTTTGAGAATCATTTTATCACCTCCGATATACATAACGATTTAGTTGCTTCATATATGCAGCGCCATCTGCGATTCTTTCGCCCGGTTCGAGCAAATATCCATTTCCCTGGAGTTATCTTGAACTCCAATTCGATATGTGCAAACATCGGATACGACCTCACACGCTCTAACATGATAGGAAGATGCTCTAGTGTGATATGATCAATGAGCTCGCGCTTAACTCGATGTCGGTTAGATGCAGACACTGAGGGAGATAAAGTTAATCCGGCCTCGGACACGCATAACTGGTATTCTGTTTTTCGTGGAAGATGCTTAGACACTTCAAGCAACAACCAATGTGTAATGTTAATGTTAACTATGTGCTTCATTGTTCACTCTTGTCAAAATCAAACATCGAAAAATCCAATTCAGGTTCTTGGTCATCCGCTCCGTAATTTGTTTCAGAACCAAATGGACAGTGCCAGTTGGGCGATAGTTTGCCTGAAAGACCTCGGTTATGTGCACATCGTTTGTTATCCGTGTTGTAGTACCAACAGTCCGCACAGACTACTAATTTATCCATATACGTATATGGACATGCATCCAAAAACACTCCAATGGCATTAAAGAACTCGCGCCGGTCTGTATCTTTTTCATTCTCAGCGATATTTTTGACCAGCGGCACAACTACATCAAGATCCATGTATCGACTCATACATTTTGTCCTCCTTTGTATACAGTAAGATGATGCTTTGCTCGTGTTATTGCTACATAGTACACATTAAGATTATCTTCATCTTTAAGTCGGAACGACTTCCCTCCAACATCAAGTATAATTACGTTATCAAATTCTAATCCCTTGACGGAGTGAATGGTACCTACATAGCATGTTGCATCAGGATCATCTCCTCCAAGAGACTGAATCAATCGTGTTATCCAGTCTTGGGAAGATTCTCCTCGATTGGGTTGCGGAACTTCACATTTCAATATTTCGCTGAAGTCGAAAGCCATATCTTGTTCCCCTTTATTCATAGCGTCACGCAGTTTCCTGATTGTTTGCTTTATCTCGCGAACTGCCCAACAGCGTGAAAACTGAGTAAAAAATTCGTCTTCCGTGTAAGGCGATATGCTGTCCTGTCGGACATATGCTTCATAGTAGCTTGCAGGAAGCAATGAAGCTGCCCATTCAACCAAATAACTCGAATCGGTTATTGATCGACACAAGTTGATTATTCGGTCAGGCGATCTAGACGTGATGTGAGCAATTTTAAGGTGATTAAAGTACTCACAAACTTCGGCGACCTCGGCGTTTGATCTGCAGAGTATTGCTGTATTCGGCTCGATTCGGTTAACCATATCACGAAGCTGCTCATCATGCGTACAGTTATTTATAACCACGACATCATCACCGTGGCGATCGCTCTGAATGGTTACACGATAGCTGTTATCGGCATAGGTGCTCATTCGATTTGCAAATTCGCATATCTCAAAAGTAGATCTATAGTTTTCTGAAAGTTTGTGCACCTCCCATTCTGGATCAACAGAAAGTGCTTTGATGATTGACGAATCGGTTCCTCGAAAAGAGTACAAATTCTGCAAACTGTCCCCCACTGCTGTTATATCTGCATGTTCAAACGACTTGATAAATTCAAACTGTTTAGGGTCTGTATCTTGAAATTCGTCAACGAAGATGTACTTGTACATTTCCTTGTATCGCTTTATTGCACCGTTGTTGTGAACAAACAAGCTGCATATATCATAACACATCTTATCGAATGTTACCAGGTTCCGCTGTTTCATTATTCTATCAGCTGCAGCATAGAGGGCTTTACGCTTTTTATCATCTTTCATAGCTTCGTTCAATTTATATCCAAGATGCATTGCAGCTTCATTTCGAATGTGTTTTGTTTCTGCTTCTGTAGCAACTGCTGGAATATCGCTGTATCCTAACAGCGTACGTATGAACTTGTCTTGAGCTATAAGGCCATAGCAGAAGCGGTGGAATGTCCCAAATTTAGGAGTCGACGAAGGACGCATGTGCGATCCAGAATATCTATTCTCCATCTCAAACGCCGCAGCATTAGTGAATGTTAGCACTAAGATGGAGCGTGGGTCTACTCCGTCAGCTACTAGCTTCTTTATTCTTGCGAGCATAGTATAGGTTTTCCCCGTTCCGGCTCCGGCAAGGCAGAGTATTCGGCGAGATCTGCTATCTACTACCGCCTGCTGCTGTTTGTTTAAATTCATTGCGTAATCTCCTTATAACCTGCGTACCGATTGTGTTGACTTTCACAATCGTCATAAACTGGAATGTTAATGATACATCTTAACGATCACACTAACTTGAACATCTCACTTATTACTTATCAAAAAAAAATAAAAATGGGGGATGTTATTACATCCCCCATAACTATTCAATATACTGTTCACATCATTCGACATGGAACGAAACTACATCAGATTTTTCGTAGTTGAATTCAATGTCAACAGCATCGGCCATTGTTTGGTATCCCCAGCCGAAGTCATCGTCAGGCTCACGAACTGAACCGTCCGCACGAGCCAGCATACCGCTCAATGTATAACAGAGGCGGATTGTTCCGTCCACCGTGTAGGTCCTATCTTCCGATTGGGGTTCAGGAAGCATGTCAGATATCATTTCCCAAACATCGTCTTCGACACGATATTCATCTAAGGCTATCCAGGTACCTAATTCAGGGATGTCAATTTCGTTGTCCTTAGCCCAATCATGTTCCTGTTCAGTCCAGTCATACTTCCCGTCTGCAGTGATTGTAATCTGCGTGCCGTCAATGTCAACTTCAACTACATCAGTTACATCGTCTACTTCTATCCAGTCATCTTCAGGCTCATCCCAGTAACCAGCGTTGATTGCAGTCGATGATTCTATACGTTCTTCAGCGTTCATAGCTTCCCGTATCTGCGCAGCGGATTCATCCGCAATTCGTTCTGCATAGCGAGCGATGAGATATTCCGGACGGCGAATCTTTCGCATATCTACTTTCAGAGTAACACTAGAGTCGTAGTCTGAAGATTTAAGATCGACGGTGAGCTCGTTGTTGGGTTCTATCCATGCCCCAGCGTATTCAACAGTATCGCCTATATCTAACGACACTAGTTCAGCTACACTATGACCTAGTTCATCTAGATCTTCGCGTGTGAAGTACGATTCGGGGTCAATATCATATGCTCCACCATAATTAGCGCCTGTAGCAGAATTTATGTAATCATTTGAAGGAGGATAAACATACCCTGCGTCAGATCCGTATGTCCAAACAATGATGCATTCCTTACCTTCGGGATCAGTAGAAATTTCAAATTTCTGGGTATCTGTAACAGTGCCACCTGTATCTTTATCAGTCCACATAACATCGACTGTTACATACTCATCGTTTACATCGGTTACTACACCTTGATATTGACCGCCGAGTAATCCGCTCCATTCAAGCTGATCGCCTACCATGAAACTGTATTCGTAGTAATCGTCATCACGAGCAGCAGATACTACCTCGTCTTCAAGTTTATTCAACTGATCAGGACGGGCAGCAATTCCACATGTATTAGTTGCTGATTCGACATTGTCCGCTATTTTAGTGAATTTGGGCTTCAGGTCATACCCTACTTCACCTAAGAACTCTTCACCACACTCTTCACAGACAAACCGATCTTGATAGTCGATATCAAGTAAACGATGAACTTCGTTATCCACATCAACTAACGCCTTCGTTTGACATGATGGGCATTGAAAATATATATTTGATGTTCCTGTTATAATAGGTGTGTTTGTCAATTTCATACTATCTCCTCTCAAGCGTGAGCAACTATCATGCCGTTACGATATTTAGCATCAGGAAATACAGACATCACTTCGTCAAGATACCACTGAGTCTTCTTCGCCATCTGGTACCCCTTCGATGTGGGTCCTTCTGCACGTCCTGTGCCTTCATAGACGGTTATGTAGACTGGACCGCCAGCCTTGACCAATCGCTTTATGTTTCTAAGCACATTTAACCTTTCATATTGCTCTTTGATGACGTTTAGAACGTTTGCACAGGTAGCACTATCTGCACCCCCGTTATCTCGACATTTCTGAATAACTTGATTGTTGTGTTCTGCACTGCGATTGTATTTATCATACACTAGATTAGTTACACCATAATCTTTAAGATATTCCGTAGCTCGATCAAATTTTCCACCACCGTAATCTAAGTTCATGGTGTTAGGCGACCAGTTAACTTTGCGAAATACACCAGCAACTTGGTTCAATGACGTATCAGCAGACGAAAATTCTTGGTCCGCTGAATCAAAGTCGGTATCATCGACATTGAATGCAGAATTGACTTGCCGATTTGGAACGTATGCAACCACGCATAAACCCCTGCGACCTCGAGCCTCCATAGATGCAACTCTATCCCAAAGCTCATCTGAATCTGGGTTAGGACTAGACAGCTGACGACCATGATTATCTTTGATCACGAATAACGCAGGAGGCACATCTGCATCAATGTCTGCATCCTCGCACCATCTCCGATATGCCTCATCATAATCTGGATCACCCTTATGTATGCGATACATGCGGGCCACTTCATCATTTATTCGATCTGGAGTGGCCATGTACTTGGTAGCAATATCATCAAATAGGTTGTATACTGCCATCCAGCTTGCTCTTATGTATTTTTTCACAGTGCCTCCTTGTCTACAATGACATCTTCAAATGCACCTTCATTTGCTTCGCGAACGATCCACTTAAGCAGCTGCTCAGACTCTTTACCGCAGATCGGGCATATACCTGTAACAGACTGGACTTCTTGATCGGACTCAGTTACTGCTGAAATAAATACTCCGCTACACTTTTCACATTCCGCGATGTAATGATTGGTTATGTTGTTATCTATTTCAATATCCGGATCATCTTCGGTTACGTCATCGAGCGTATCTTGCATAACCTCGATGTCATCTGCCATGTCATCTAAAGTATCATTGATACCGTCATAATCCGAGCCATCCTCTAATTCGTCTGCTGCAGTTATTCGAGTACTAGCAGTGATGGATGATTCAATATAACCGTCTTCTGCGAGTTGATCTTCAATACCTTCAACCATTGAATCTATTCCGCCAAACAAGATATCGTCATCGCCTACAAAGTACTCCCATTCGTATTTTGTATCATGCCATGAGTCCTCACTATAATAATGAAGTTCTGCAGTAACATACACCATGCGGGCATCCTTGTAAGGTTCTCCGTCTTCGTTTAAATCGTCGCGAGCTACTTCGGCATCGAATCTCAGATAGTTTACTTTAATATCCATACCGAGCTTGTCACTTACTTGATCTACAGCTTGAATGATATCCTCGCGCGCAAACTTCTTAACTTCACTAGGCACTGGGATAGCCATTGTTATTACCTCCTACATAATTTAGTAGTCCTGTTGTATTTAAGGTTCACCTACACTCTAAACTCTGAAGCTATAGGCCTCACGCTATTCAGCGTAATTGGTGCAAGCCAGCTGATCTGCAAACTGGATCAAGTAACAGAGTGGGTAGTTTTGATTTGCATGATTAAATTCGTTTTCTTCTAGCTCACACACATTCCAGCGGCCTTGATGCCATCTGATTGCGAGAACTTCCTCCATCTTCATTCGGAAGAATTGCTGTGCCATAAACATTGACGATACTCCATGACCAAAACATACTCCGTTTTCTCGTGTTCTGTACGACGGAACCTTCTCCCAAACACCTGTCTGTTCATTCTTAACGTTTCGCATGAACTGTTCATACCTATTTATCTTGCACCAATCATGTACGAGTGCGATGCGTGCCGCTACGCATGTAAGTTGATGTATGAATTTAGGAAGATTAAGTAGATCCATGGTCTCATTAAACACTTTAAGCGTATGAATACAAAGTCCACCAGGATAAGGTTCATGATACTTTGACGACGCAGGGGCATTGAAGAAATCAGTCCGATCCAACCACTCCAAGCATCTCGAAGGGAATGCGTCATCCGGGTCCTGATGATTACTTCGTACAAACTGATCCTCTAAAACCGCTCCGATTAAGCATTGTATGTATGTGGCTTTATTCTTAGCTATGTATTCCGGGTCATCCATGCTGTAGATCGGCACAGAATGCCCCAGGTATGCTTCAGGACGCGAGCTAACATATCGTCTGTAATCGTCTTGGATCAATTCTATGTTAGCGTTATACTCCGGACGCTCCACGACAACTGCTCCAGATTCATAACTCACTACGCCTACAGGCTTAAACTCCTGATGTGTGTCATACACGGTGTAGTTACATGTCGGCTGATGCCACACGAACCAGTAATGAAATTGAGAGTAAGGGACGATTTTGTTTCTGATCAAGTTGATATCCATGATGTAACCTCCAAGGTTGATTTTGATAAGTTACTTAACGATCAGCCATAAATAATATAGAAAAATAGGCCGCTCGGCTTAGCGACCTATTTCTCCCAGGAAGAAAAGAACACTTATTACTTGTCGCTGTTGTTTGACAGCTGATGCTCAATTTGGTGAATACCGGTAGCAGCGAGACCTGATACAATGCCGATGGCCATTGCATTGATTATATCATTCGCAGGGAACTGGGGCATTTTGATAAGGAACGCAACAATTCCTAACACCAGTCCCAGAGCTCCGCAGATGCTTGGTGTCCACTTATGCAGCTTTTCAGGTGTAGCGCTCTTCCAGATGAAACCTGCAAGAAACGCTATAACAGTGATAGCAGCTACTCCAACAATTCCTAATTCCATGATGTTTGCTAACTCCTTCCAAAGATAAATAGTGATTGCAGCAAGACTGACCAAGTTCCCCGCTAACCCGATCAGTCTCGCCGCTTATTCAAAGGAGGCGGACATGAGACAAATTGACCGCCTGTACGGCGATTGCTTATTGTACTTAGATATAAGGTTGAGTGATGAATTCTTCAACATCACCTTGATAATCAAGTAGTTGCTTCCTACTTGGGATTGTTCTCAACTCTTTGTACGGAAGCGGCCATTGGCTTATCTTATTTATGTTGATTGACTTAATTCCAACCTCAAGGCATTTCTTTATATCTATAGCGTTGAATACAAATGCACGTTGGTGCGAAGCAAACAGCACAATTACCCACCCATATACATTAGATATTTTTGCTTTGTTGCACAGCCCATTGAGCTGTGTATCAGTTATCATGCTGAAGTCAAACCTATCTTCACGAGTTGCTTTGCTCTCAATGTGGTAAAAATTGGGGCTTTTGAAACAAGTGAAGTCGCAGATATTCCGGCTGGTTAGATATTGACCTGTCATTTGGTCCGGAATTCGATCGCAATCGTATCCAAATTCTGGTCTATCTAACCACTCGCGGATCTTTGTCTCTGCTTGCTTTCCGAGTCCATCATTCATGGTTGCGTCTACCTGCTCTGGTTGTTACGAATTCGACAGTGTGTCTACACTTCATAAGGCGATTTCTCTCTGATTTCATAATATTTGAGTGCATCTGTAGTGATTACACAGTCGGTCTCAAAGTATGAGCCCTCGGGCCTATCGATTATGTTGAGTATGTTGAGCCCACGAGGAACGGATCCAGGTTGAACTCCATGCCGAGTGAAATACCAATATGTATCTCCGTCACCTTTGTCAAAGAATTCAGCGCAACGAATGTACCTTTTCATTTTTAATCCTCCGTGTAGTTAATAAGTAGGTTGTTGGCAACACTTATGCATATCAGTCCTGTCCGGCAGCCATTGCCGATACGATGTAATTGACATCCTTATAGATGGCATCATAGTCCATGTCTAATTCATCTAGCGGCACATTGTAGGTTACTATATCTCCCATCCCTTCGTCTACATCGATGTAGATAGTACGGTCAGAAACGGTCCAGTTGGTTATTGGGTGAGGGGCTTCCTCTATAACTTTAGCCATGAGGTCGGAAATGTATGGATCACCATATTCGCCATATATTGGTTCATTGCATTCAGGAGCAACTTGAATTGACGCTGCGGAATCAATTGAGGTGTATGTTTCAAGCTCATCGATCTTCATGTTAAGAGCTTCTAAAAACTGTTCAGGTGTACCTTTAGGCATAATGTTTATTCTCCTTGCATGTATTCTTAGATATGTCTTACAGCAATATCTATTGCATTATATCCAGCACGTTCGATATCATAAATGTGTAAGCTATGCTGGACATCCTCATCAGATAGTGGTAGTAACCAGATGACCGTCAACGACCACAGGAACTATGCTGGTCTTTCTAACACGCTGCGTGTGGCGATCATCGAGGCTTCTACCAGTTGCTTTGAAAGCCTGCAGCTCAGCAGCATGGAGAACGTTGCATACATACTGGCTCGGAGTTTCACGGATAAGTCGCACATAGATATCGCCACCGCGCCATCCGGAGCTTTCAAAATTGTGGACAAGCACCAACGTATCAGTTCCTACATAATCCTCAAGTTCTGCTTCACGCAGTTCGGCGTCAAAGTCTTCTGCTTCCGGTTCAGGAAGAGCTCCGTCATAATAATCCTTGTATTTTGGCATAGTGACATTAATCAAAGAGGCCCAATCGACATAAAGCAGATATTCGACTGCCGCTACTGTCTGCTTCAGCGACTTAACTTGTTCAGGAGTAACTGCTTTCATGCCTGACCAAGACGAAGATTCGCGCTTCACGTCGCCATCATCTGTAAGCCTAACGTCATAATTCCAAGCAAGTGCACTCGAATCATCAAACTTTCTATTTTCATTGCACTCAATGCGAACACGGACACCTTTGCCGCCGTAGTTTCGTTCTACATTTACGTCGAATTGAAGTGAATCAAATACACTTAGATCGGACTCAAGTTGCTGCTTGATCGGATTCGTAACGTCTTGCTCAGCCTTGTCGAACCTCATGTTACGATCGTACCAATCTTGGCGGTATGCTGCTTTCTTAGCTTCATACTCAGCCTTACGTTTAAGTATGTCTTCGCGTTTACCTGCGGTTATTCTGCTCGCTGTAATCTTCATAACCTCTCCTTATTTATGGTTGATCTATTCCAAGTAAATAATCAAACAACGCTGGATTTCCGTGGAGGTCCAATTTGTTATCTACTATATAGTTAGAAACGCTTTTCTTGGTATACAGAATATTTTCAACCCGTTCATCTACGGTGTTAGCTGTTACCAATGTGTAGATATTAACCGGCGTCGTAGTCGAAATCCGGTGGATACGGTCTTCAGCTTGTTCCTTATCTGCAGGTGTCCACGGGCTGTCGTAGAAAATAACGTTGTTTGCAGCAGTAAATGTCTGCGCCGTGCCTCCAGCTCCGATTGTTGCTATAAGTACCGTTGTGGCAGGATCTGTCATAAACTGATGCTTACTAGCTTCACGAGCTTCGAGCGTCATTGTGCCAGTAAACGCGCAAACTTTATATTTACTTGCTATGTACCTATATAAGGTTCGGAGTGGTTCTACCCAGTTAGAAAAAATTACTACTTTTTCTCCGCGCTCGTGAATATCCTGAAGTAGCTCGAGCAATCTTACCAACTTAGCATTGCGTTTGAGATACTCCGTTGGGTTGAATACGTTTAACGAGTCATCAATTATTTCAGGACTTCCGTTAACCTGACGAAGTCGCATCAGCTGTGAAAGCGGATTCAATGAGGACACAATCGCAGCTCGGTCTGCGAGTATTTCGCCTAAAACCGTTTTGTACAATTTCTCTTGGTAAGGTGAGTTTTCAACATACTCGGTGAACCGAATCTTAGGTGGTAGGTCCTTCAATACATCACTTTTCAGCCTACGTAACATGTTGTTCTGAAGCAGCGATTTAAGATACGAGATATTCTTGTACCCTACTATCTCATGATCTCCGTATCCGCCATATACACAAAATTCTTGACACCATGTAAAATATGATGAGTACTTGTGGCCGTCTACAAGTTTAAGCGGTGTGAATACATCTGTGGGCTTATTTGTGATAGGTGTTCCCGTCATCGGAATCCACATCGCTCCGGATCCCGTCTTTTTCTTGATACGCAATAGCTGCTTACCTTGAAGCGAACTAGGTGACGCATTTTTATGGATCTCATCTAACGCAATCATACCTATATATCCCGAATTGATCATTTCAATCAACTCATCAGCTATCGGATACGAGTTACCTTCCCGTATCCTTATACATTCGATGTTAGTTACAATGAAAAACGGAAGATCATCTCCGTTAGGATCACCATGCTGTTTACGGCATCTAAGGTCTGCTAATTTATCTGCGTTACCGTTACAGCGTTCTATGCGAGATCGTTTACCAACTCTAGATCCCAGGATGTATGGAATCTCCTCGCCATCAGTATGCTCAATTATATCATTTTTCCAGTGATACTTTGCGCTGTTTATGCAACAAACTATCAAGCAGTGTTTACATCCGTATACTTCACGATTGTACATAGCTAGATTTAGCACTTCCAAGGTCTTGCCTAGTCCAGGTTCGTCTGCAAGCACAAACCCGCTACGATTACCTATAGCTTCGCGGTGGATTGCCCATTTCATAAAATCGAGCTGGTGCGGATACGGCTTGCATCCGTCTTTAACATAGAAATGGACATTAGACAAATCTATCTCTGGAATATCAGTAGTTGTATCTAATGTCTGATTCACTCCTAACTGTTCGTTGGAACTTATCTTAACTTGATCGCTGTACCCGTTTTCGTTCAGCAATCTGACTAACCAGCCCAACTTGTCATTAGGCACTAACCACAGTTTGCGATCAGCATCCCACCGTCGTCCAGGTATAACCTTCACAATGTTGATTATAGCAATATCATACGGAAACTTGACGATATACTCATCATTATGTTGCGTAATTGTAATCATATTTACCTCATATACTCGTGTGTATTCTGGTGCATCTATGATAACGATTCGACATGGTAAAGGAGCGATTTCTCGCTCCTTAGGATTTACTTATCAAATACCGTGAGTAGCTCGGATATTCGTGCTCCTAAAAGCTGCAATTTGAGCTGCTCATCATCCGAAAATTTGTGTGATCGGGTTGTTTGAACATACCCTATCATCTTTTCTTTGCCCGTTCGTAGCGGTATGCAAGCTGTCCATCTATCGACATCCGTGAGTGTACAGAGAGATTTTTCTGATAACTCTTGGTCATCTGTAGGCGTAAAAATGTACATACTGCGTTCTTGAAGCTTGGCAAAAAATGGTGAAAATAGCGAGGTGGATATCCTATCTATCTTATGCCCTACTGGCTCACGATCAATATCATACACTTCGTAGGTACATGTCATGTATCGAAATGGCAGGTATGCTACAGACACTACGGAGTTTGCGAATTCAATTACTTGAATGCGCTCCGCTTTCAGTTCAACTAGTGCGCATGTAATTAACTCATGTATCTGGTTGCCTACATCTACTCGAGCGTTGATTAATTCATCGTGTGTAGTTTTACTTGTTTTGCTCTTGAGCCAATCAATAAAAACCGTTATCAATCGGATTGCAGCATACAAGAATATACCGCAGATAATTATCATCACACCATAATCGCCGACCAACTTTACAATGTTTTCCGCGTCCACAATGACCTCCAAATCATATCGATGTCAACGATACTTTCTTCCACTTATTGGTTGATACACATATATATAAGGTGTTTTCATCAAACATCATCTGTCCCGGCTCACCCGTACGGAGGGGATTGGATGGGAGAACCTTAGTTGATTTGTCAATTAACTGAGTAAGTGTACCTAGATCGGGGCGAACGATTAGCTGAATGGTATGATAATTTATTCCAGTATAGTCAGGATTCGCTGAATCGGCATCTTGCTCAACTACACTTTTGAATACGCAGTAAGGTTGGTTACTTTCCCCATCGCCTGAATCCGACGATACATGTAACATTGTATGGTAATAAGGGAATGTAGTCGAATCCCATTCTGGAACTGAGCTACCAATCACCTTAGAATTGCAGATTGCAACATGACTGATATGCATAAATGTATTTAGCTCAGCCCACTCACCAGATGCAGTTTTCTGCGCATAGAAAATTAAATCGCCGCGTTCTAGATTAATGAGTTTATCATCATGAGGAACGATTCGACCCCATTCGTAGTACTGCTGTGCAAGCTGACTCGCAGTTCGGAGCGGCACTGGTCTACGACTTCCCGTGAATTTCTTATTAGCATAATACGCAGGGTTGAACGCCCAGGTGTATGAATCATTGTTTACAATTGTATCCGGATCTACGTAGTCTCCAGTGGCATATGGAGTTTCGCCGTAAGGTAACCCGCGCAGAACAAGGCCAACAAATGTTGCTGAATCAATCTTGTTAGTATCTTGATTTGTATCCAGTATTGTAGGTGAACCGTACGTCAACCGAAGTGTGCCGTCTGGACGAACATCTGTGCTTGCACTGTAATATGTCTCTGCGATAGCTAACAGCTGATCGGCAAGCATAGAATTGTTCTTAGTCAAACACGGAACATGCGTTATCGAAGATAGATTAGGTTTACTTAGTACAGTTATTTGATTGGAGAGATAGGTGAATTCTGCGTCATCTATTATTGTACCATCCTTGCGTCGAATAGTCAGAGCAGCGTAGTAGTCACCAGATTTATACTGAAGTAAAAGAGGAATGTTGCCGCTTACCCAACCACCAATCATAGCAGGATGTGTCATACCGTAGCCGCAGTATTGATTTTGAGATGCCCATGAAGCCCACGAGTATTTATCATTGTTCAACGTAAACAGCAAGTCTGTATTGAAAGGTATGTTTGTAAGCAGTGCGGCCTGATACCAATACGGAGAATCCTGTAACTCAAGTCCTGTAGTAGGCTCTACGTCGAATTTTCCCCACTTCCATGTAACTATATTGGTCTCAGTAAAATCGCTGAGTCGTTCCATTTCTTCAACTTGAGCTATTCGCTGACCGGTTATCAACGATTCGGCAGCATAGTTATCTTGTGTGAATGTCTTATCAACAATCGCAGGGTGGAAATTCAAGTCGTTAACAGGGATACCACCTTCAGGAAATGTATATTTTTCGTCAACTTCAGATTTAGTTGCAAGTATTAGTTCGGACGTTTCCCATCCAGACACAGTACATATATTTTGTTCACAATTCACATTTCGTGCAAGCGGCGAAAATACCATTTTACCGCGCTGCACGCTCATGATATATATTATTCCGCCTTTATTCATAACACACAGCTTGCCCTCGTTAGACGCTGTGACTAAATCATTGAATGGAGTTACGTCATATGTAGCCCAGTACAGACCTGGAGTGCCTGCAAGTTTCTGCAGTTCACGAACATCCGATATGATGGTATCGACACCTAGCAACATGTAAGTGTTATTTACGTACATAAAATATGCTGTTGCACCGTCACCAATCTCGTTTCCTTGTAGCGGATATCCGTGATAGACAATTGCCTTTGCGCCAGTACCATATATGTTCAATGTAGCATCGCCGATAACTGCGTTTGTAAACTGGACGGATACTACAGCGCCCGGAGTCAATTCATATCCCCTTGACGTAACAACGTCGCCAGCCACTTTAGCAGAAATCTTAGACGCTGTGTAGCATGTTACTGCTGTTTGTCCAAACTGATACAATGAGTAACTTTTTTCGTTGATCATATCCCAGCATCCGCCCGGCTGGCGTTGTGTATTGTATATGAAAAATGCCCCGTCATTTTGATCAAACCTAGTAGCTCGAACTCCATTTGTGTAGTAAACTGGCTTTACACCTAAGTTATTTACATCTAGGGAAAATGCTGCGGTTGCACTGGGCCTGCTATTGATAACATACATGCATGTTCCAGGATTAAGCTGTTCAATTTCAGGAACAACACACATGAATAGTGTTGTAGACGATCCCTTTTCGGTGGTTATCGCAAACGGAACAGATGATAGATTGACATTATTAGATACTGTTCGACGCTCACCGCCCATGTCGTAGTAGTAGCCAGAAGCATCGGTCAGCGCAATTATCTGGCCTTCTTGATACGGCAGAGACTTCAACTCTGCACTTGTTACATATATGAATCTAACAAGTATATTGTTTGCCATGAATAATTCTCCTTAGTCTTTCGAGCTAGTGTCTGACTTTTTGTCATCATCAAGCATATTTTCACCGGTGTCATCATTCAACAGTTTACTTAACCTGGGGTCATCCTCGTCGAAGCGTTCATACGCCCATTCTCCGATTACTTCGGGAATATCTTCCTTTGGTACATCTTGTCGGTTCTCAGGTTCGAGTCTATCCTCGGTCAGAAAAAATAGATCGTAGTTGTTGTGATTATGCGGAACGGGCATGGCTTTCACTAAGAAAGTATTTCCGTTTTTAGTTCGAGCTCTGAGATAGAATATTCCATTTTTTCCTTCTTCGGATTTTTCAATATCTATCCCAGCTAACTTTTTAAGATTATTCCAGAGAGATCTAGATAGCTTCTTAACTAATTTTGAAATTGGAGCGAGTGCGTCGCGTTCAACTGGCTTCGTTGCAGAAACCAGCTTCTTATGAGTTATCTTCATGAATGTCTCCTATCACACAATGTGCTCCGCAGAGTCGCTGCAGAGCACATCATCTCTCAATTCTGAATCTATTGTATTCGCAGCAATTACTTCCTACGAACAGAAGGCCTTGCAGCGGGCTTTCTTTGTGCAGTCCTACTGGGGCGGCGACCGGCCTTGACCGGACGCATTCTACGCATAGGCCTACGGACTGACTCAAGAACTTCCTCATCACCTTCAGGTTCAATGGTGTACTCATCTTCTCCGATAGTAAATACAACTACGTCGTCATCCATGTCCATGTCGACATCTTCGCCAGTGATTTCAGCCAGAAGATCAGCAACGTCAGTGGCCTCAAACAATAGTTCACTGGTATCCTGATCCATTATCTCGCTATCATCAATCATTTCCTCTTCAGCTTTGATAGGCCTTCGAGCATTGCTGGGCATTCGGGTTCTGTTAGACATGCGGGTCCTGTTAGGTCTAGCAGATGCCTTAACAGATCTGCCGGTAGATTTGTACTGTATCCTCATATTGTTTCTCCTTAATTTAGTACTATTAATTTATTTCGTCGAGCTTCTAGCTCTTCTCGAATCTTCTCAAGCTCGGCATTGGCCTCAGCCAACAGCGTTTCACCGTCTAATGTGACGTTTGAATCTTGAATGGTGTATTTAGATCGAGTTCGTCCGAGAGCCTTTTTCATGTTGGCTTCGGAAAGCCGTAGCAGGTAGTTTATCCAAGAGGGCTCCGTGATTTCACTCACGTCCTGGAAGTCCGGTACATAGTATACAGTAACCTGTGCAGGTCGCGGATCGCGGTGTGTGAGATAAATTATCTGATTATGCGGATCATACTGCCACTGGAAATCAGTAGACAGCGTATTTCGCACTTGAGCCATAGCCATTTCAGTCATTATCGGATCAATGTTGATTGAGCTAGTATTGCCGATACCGCTGTAAACATTCGCAGCGGCCGCAACCTGGAACACATTGCCGCTGTCGATTGAGCTCATTGTTAATCCGATACGAGGATATGCGAAGAATACGTTCAATACATTCTTGGTCACTATCCCTAACTTCACGAGATCTAGACGTGTGCTGAAAGGGACTGTCTTATGTACAGGCGATTTAATATATCGCTTTAACTCCTGAAAAGCTATTAAAACAGCTTGTCTGATGTCCAGTCCCTCAACGTTTTCGTTGGCTGGGAGGCCAAGCATGAAACTCACCTGATTGACTATTTCGTCCATTGTCATGATGCTGACCTCCCACGAGCTGAGCCATTATTCGCCTTTGTTCGCAACCACGTCTGCGCCGAAAGTCTTGCCACCGACAGTTATTAAGAAACCAGAGCTGACGAAGTTAGGAGCCATCTGGAGCCACCAGAGCTTATCCTGAGCGTCCTCGATGTCAATGGTGATGACGGGGATCTCTTGGCCCGCCTTCTGAGCTTTAATAGACTCCATAACCGCCATTTCAAAATAAGCAAGCTTGATTGGAGTGCTGGCAAGAGGTAGAAGCCCATAGAGCTCGCCCCAGCCATGAACATTAGTAGCGTAGATTGACTTGCCATAATTATCAGGATGACCATTGACATAAGCATCGGAATCGACATAAGAACCAGTAGGCTCAAAAATCGCAGGAATGCTCATGCCAAGGCGAACCTCGTCAATGGGAAGCCCAACATACTTGATTGTTGCTTGTTCAGCCATATTTGATATCTCCTTAATTTACTGTGAATTAAGCTCTCACCCTTAATCATAATGTATATAAGGTTCAGCGGTAGTGACCAGTTTTCTTGTATCGTAGATACTTAGTTTGCCTGATTGCGGCATAAGCCCGATACTCCGCGTCTACTTTATCTGCGGTCGTGGCTGCATCGGCATCAGCCTCTGCCTCTCTTCTTGCATCGACAATAGCTTGAATTTTCTTAATGAACTCTTCTCTCGATACATCCATACTAGCGCATTACCTCCGGAAGATATATTCAGATATATGGATGGTGACACCAGATGTTATCAGTCTTTGTTCTCCGATGCATATTCATCCATGAGATAGTGCAAAAAATCTTTATACTTCTTCTTAAATTCAGATTCCGAATCAGCAGTAAGTGCAAGATCGATAACATCGCTGTTGAAATCTTCGTAATCGCAGTCAGCCACTACATTATCATTAGCATCAAAAACAAGCAGGCCTCCTTGACCCAGCTGAATTGAAGGCTCCAACCAAACACCTAACTCATTTTCAACCTCTCCGCATATACCGATGAGCAGCGACCCATATTCCGTCTGTAAATCAATCGGATCGCTATACCGGTCGAGTTCATTTTGAAGCCCGTCGATAACCGTATCCCAATCGTCTACAGATGCAACAATCCGCCTCATGGGACGCTTATTCATTTTTCTTGAGCTGCAAACAGCTGTATAATGTCTCTTCATAAGTTAAATCTCCATTAGGTTTATTTGCTAACTTAATAGCATTTATAAATAAGGTTAAATCGTCTAACCGAACCTGCGCTTGTAAAGTCAGCTATCTGGTGTGTAGAATAACTTCTGATATGTATAACGATTCGTATTGATCTATGATATGAAAGGTTAAGAATTAATCACAACAACATACTCAACCGTCTTGTTGAAATGAGATGTAGATCGTATTTCTTCAGTCACGCATTCTTTATACTTATCGGTGTTATCGACTACAACTACATATCGGTTACACTTGAATCGATGCAAAATTTCGTCAATCCATTCATCGCATGATTTGAATACTGTTTCATCTGCATAGTGCTCTTTAGTTCCGTATGGGGGACAAGTTAACAGACAATCGTATGTCCCGGTATCGTCTAGTATATTTTTGACAGAAACTGAAACATTTTGGAGTTCGAGCACCTTAATTATTTGGTTGGCTTCAGCTACTGCGACTGGATTTAGATCCTGCCCTATGTATTGCTTCCCCGCAGCTGCGCAGCCCAGCAGCCTTCCAGAGAATCCTGAAAATGGATCAAATACTGTGTTGAATTCATTCAAATATTTCTCAATCAAGTACTTAGCCAACACAGGATTGAATACGGAGACTCGAGGGCATATCTTACTTATGTTGAATCCTTTAAGTACTTTGTGAGGATCTACGTCATTCTTGTAAATCAACCTGTTATGTATGGCCTTTTTCAACAGTTCATCATCATACCATGCTTCTCGAGGACTTGGATAGTTCCCTACGTGTGCATCATAGATTGATTTATGAAAATGATTGATAACGGATGAGCCAAGTCGAGCAGACGGCGAATAAGTATCCGAATGATATCTGCATAGATGAGAATAATCTTTTAACATACGCTCAATCGAATATGAAGGTTGCGGAAAGCCGATGGATCTACACCACTTAAATAGTGCGCCATCATAATCAAATAGCCCTGCATCAATGTTACGCATGACGTCGGATATGTATTTAATGTCCTTATCCTCTTGACCTTCAACAATAACATGAAAAATATGATCTTGAGGAACTAACGCAATTCGAGTTTCGTCGTAGTAGTCTAGAACTTGTTTTCCGTTAGGGTCGTCAAGATATCCGTGATAATACAACCCGTCACAGTCAACCAACAACTTATATTTAGGAATATAGAAATCATATTCATGCGAAGCTGTTTTATCTGCATTCTGAATTATATGATGCTGGATGAATTTGATTCTGTATTCAGAAAGCAGTGACTTGACGCGCTGCTCTAACTTTGATTGACGAGCTGCACGAGTAGCGCGTCGCTTCGATTCAGGATTCTGCGATGGATTGATAACTCCATATTTACGATCTAGTGCTTTCTTAACTAACTGTTTTCCACACTCGGAAGAAAATATGTTTGTCGATTGATATCTATTCAAACATGTAAGCTCGCGCTTAGCGATGACCTTGGAAGATTTCAAATGATGCTCAACACCATACTTCTCTAAACAAGTTTTTTTGACGCGCTGTTTGTATTCTTCAGTAGCAGAATAGCTGGTCGTTCCATATTTCTGTAGATTAGTAGCTTTCGCCTTATCAGAACTACCTGGAATCTTAGCGACATTATCTACACCATACTTTGCAAGCAAACTAGATCGCTGTGTTTCGACCCCTTTCGCATAATCGTGATTCTGCGACTGCAATTTTTTCTTACATTCAGCGGAACACGTCTGGACAGTATTGTCCTTTCGAACATCTATCTCAAATTGTTTTCCGCAAATAGCACAAATCTGGTAGTGCACTCTGTGACAATAAACTTCTTGAGCAGTTTTTGGCGTGAATTCCTCTCCGCACCATTTACATCTCCTCACCGAACTTGCAAGAGCAGCAGCTCGCTGTTGTTTAGAATACTCAATCGCACACCGCGAAGAACATGTCGAATTAACTGTAGATCCGCAGATATAGCTGAATTCTTTCCCACACGCAGGACACACTGCAGTTTTTTCTTTTCCGCAATACACTTGCTTGCCCTTAGCTAAAAACAGGTCGCCACAACGCTTACATTTTTTCTCTTTCATAGTGTCACCTCTAATATCTATAACGATTCTATATAAGGTTGTAAATTAAATGATATCTGAGGTAACACAGTACTATTTGGCATCGAGGTCAGTTTCCGAGAAAACATAGAAAAAGGTGCCTTTCGGCACCTTTTGATTTTGAGTGAGAGCTTTGAATTGAATTTTAGATCAGTTGACGCCGAGAATCTTGCCGGAGACTACCGTAGCGGGATTGACGACCTTCGCGGAGTACATGCTTGCGTATCCCTGCTGCACTGATGCGTTAGCAAGGCCGATTGCGTCGGTAGTAGTGATCGGCATGTACTCGCCGAACAGTGCACTATTCCGGCGAATGTCGTTGCTCTTAGCAGACATGACCCAGATGTCAGGATTGTAGTTAGGATCGCAATAGATCTCGAACTGATCAAGAGAACCGACCTTATACGGGCCTACGTTGTCGGAGGTGGCCTCAGCCTTGAAACTATCAATCATGCTGATGTAAGAAGCAACGTTGGTGCCGACTACAAGACGATTGGGCCTGGTGAGACGAGTTGCCTGATATACGGAAGCAGCAGCCTGGTTCAGCTTGAGCTTGAACATATTCAAGTAATCAGAGGGAACAACCGCACCAGTAAGAACAGGAGATGCATCCCAGTTGAACTGCGGCCTATATGTAGCAGTATCAGCAAGCAGCTTGAAGCAGCTAGAGTTGATCTCAGCAGTGAGCTCGGAGATAGCGGCCTCCTTAGCGATGTCGCCAATGTTAGCGCCATATTCCTGCTGAGCGGCAAATGCGCTGTAAACGCTCCAGTAGCAAGCAAGCTGATGAGTTTCAGCTACGAGATTGAATTCGTCAAGCTGGAGATAGCCTTTACCCATCTGCGCGCCGTAGCCGTAACCGTAGTCGTTACCGCCCTCACGTACGCCGACGTTTTCGTTATCATACTGATAAGTAGCTTTAAGGATGTCGCCAGCAGCACCAGTCAGACCAGTGATATTGATCGCGCCGTTGCTGTAGTTGATGTAACCCGCGGTGGCATTAGTAGCAGCATTGACCAGGTCACCATCGCCGTTGTCGATGTAACGAGTAGTTACGCCCTTTGCAGTGTGCATGATAGTAACACTGTTAGGCAGGACGGGAGTGTAAACAAGCGTACCCGCAGCAGTGATAGCAGTGCCCTCACCTATTACTTCGTTCTTTACAACACGACCGGTGAAGTTAGAATCAATGCCCTGACGATTTACGAAGGGACTAGAGAGAATATCGCCGGCTTTGGTCTCTCCCTTAGTATTTTCAGCGATAAACTTGAAATAAGGGATAAGCTGTTGACGAGACTTCATGGCAACGGAACCGAAAACTTCAGTAACCAGAAGCTTCTGTACGAACATAGGCAGGAGCTCGAGGAAATCGGGGCGCGCCATGATATTGCTGGTATTAGTAGCAGCCATGATGGGCTTGGCTTTAGCAATGTTACTCTTGATCTGAGCAGCGAACGCACGCTGAGCAGGAGTAAGGCTGGCGAATATACGATTGGTGGGCTTAGCAGCCTGCTGCCTGTTTATCGCACTTGCGGTAACAGGCGTCTTACGAGCAGGAACATAAGCACCTTTGCGTGTCTTAGTAATCATACTGTATCTCCTATTAGATGTATTTTGGATATATTTGTAAATGTAAGTACTCCACCAACTAGTAGTTGCTATGTTAACAACATTGTCTGGTGAACCATTTAACCGAAGCCGCTGACCTTCATGGTCTGTGGTAGTTCATGTTATAGTATTGTGATACTATCATCGCCTACTAGATCAGTTTCATACACCTCATCGGTTTGAGTTACTGCAGTGATTCGAGAAGCAACTATTCTACGATTCAACTCGTCTACAGATGTAGCAGCATTAATAGCTACATCAGATTGTCCACCTACTGCAGTTGCGTATAACTGAGCATATGCGATTTGGTAGTCGGAAAGATTGCTGCGCATTGTTTCAAGTTCTGCACGTAAACGCTGATTTTCTCTGTCCAGGTTAGACATCTTACTTTGCATATCTCTGGAGGCCGTAACGGTTTCACGTATCCGGGATCGCATTTTAGCTACATCAGCTTCACTCTGTGCGGTTTGTGATTGGGCAGCATCTAACTTCTGATTATAAATAAGGTTTTTATTTTTTAGGTCCAATTGCACTTTTCGACTTGCTGAAATTTCGGCTCTAAGCCCTTTCACTTCGCTGCGGTGCTGTTCAACTTCGCGATCCAGTTGATCTGTAAGCGACTGCATCTGTGAAGCCATTATCTGCTTTATCCGTCGAATCTTACGAGTGAACAACTTAGACTTATCTTCGATTATCTGCTTCTGCATTTTCAGCTCCGAAGCGGCTCTAAGATACATGTCGGTCATAGCGTCTAACTGACGAGCTACTGTAACCTCATTCGGAGCTTGCAGTGTGGACTTTCTCATCTCAATTTCTCTGTATGGAGTAGATTGCGCAGCTACGCAAGTCTGCATTGCCTCAAGCGTACGAATTGAATCGATCTTGTCAATGTTGGAATGAACTGCTGCACAAACTTTTTTGTATTTCTTCTGCTTATCAATATCAGAAGACGCAGCAACTGGCGTAAATTCTGGAATTGCATCCGGATATGCTGGGAAGGTAACGAGGTCAAATCCGCGGAATATGAATGTATCTGGATCGACTGAATTATCAGTTATATCGCCTGCGCCGCGAACAGAGATACCGAATGTAACTCCGCCATCGATGAACGATTTGACGATGCGGCCAACTGGAGTATCAATGAGGTTGAATGATCCATAGACCTTACCATCCGAGTCAATATGACCTTCAGTCATCACTATACACGCATGCTCAAAATCTTGGCATGCCGGATCTTCGGGATGCCCTAAGTATCCAATAAAGTGACCTAGTTCGATCGCCTTTTGATATTCATCCGAAGCAAATACAGTTTCCCAAACCTCGCGAGTGATATCTAACCCGTTAAGATTGGTCATGTTTGCATCTGCGCACATGCCAGTAAACGTGCCGATTATTGTATTCTTCATTTATTATTGCCTCCAAGTAACTTAGTAGTGAGTCGAACCATACCGCCGACTAGTAGCGTCTTGGCCAGCTCCTTAAGTAATCCGCCTTCAATGGGTTCGGCGGACTCGTCTAACTCGTCATATGTTGTTTCATTTATGTCCTTAATAGCCTCAACCGCATCATCTGAAACTTCTACGGGTTCAGCATTTGATGTTGAGATGTTGTAGATTGAATCTCCGACTTTAAGTTGAAGCTTAGACGATGTTTCATCGATTGATACTGGATATTCGCCTAATTCGTCAATCTGCTGTAGTATGTCAAGTAATGCAGCGGGCGTTAACACTAGTTCGTTCATATAAGCTCAGAACCATCCTTCCAATACAGTTGATAATATGATTGATAGTACTCAGATATCCCGCCAAATTGCTCAATGCTACCTAGTTGTATCTTCCAGGTTACCTGAACAACTTGGTTTTTTCCTACACGTATTATATTTTGCTTCAGCAGATTTCTATTATGCGCAGCTGCGGCTGTGGCGAGTACTTGCAACGCAACTTCCTGCGACGTACCTGGATGCTGTGCAAGGTATGCGTCTATTTGATCTTGAGGTATACCAGCTTTAGCTGAATCTGCAGTCATCGCCCAGTTATTTTTGCTTGGAGGCGCAAGTCTATATCCGGCTATGAGGCCATTAGCACCATTATCTTCCCAAGTAGGCCGCGACCATAGACCAGCTTCGGTTATAAATATGTAATCATTGTCGCCATATCTAAATTGGCTCAGCGCTCCGGTGCTAATCATTGCGCTGTATATTACATCAATCGTACATGGTAATTCTGAATATTGCTCAGGTACCACTTCACGATACGATATCTTAACACGAGGAAATGTCGGGGTTATTAGTTCACCAAAATGAGGAGTTGTAGGATCTTCGCCGTCTTCGGGTCTCCAACATGACGGATTCCAAGAACCGTACGCGCCTCCCTTTGCAATACACACATACAATGTACCTTTGTACATACAATGATCATCTACCTTGTATTGCTTATTTGTCAGGTAATCCGTATAAGGCAAACCTAGCCCAAACAACGTTCTGCTGTTGTTGAGGTGCTGACTGTATCCATCAGCACCATATCCAGGATTCTGTGCCATGTACAGAGAAAAGCGTTTTCCTTCATCAGGATAGTCTTTCGGATCTGGTCCTATTCCAGTAGGTAACCCGTGCTCATCTTGATCTTGGCTGTGTAGCCCCAGTGTACCTAACGAAATATACTGAGGTACATAGTTCCGGAGCATGTCCTTACCTTGATTGAATACTCCGTCACCTATCAAGTATTTAGCAATTCCCAGAATAGCTGAATTAGTTGCAGCATTGTGCCCCTCATGATGCTGTACTACACGACCAGTGCGTTCGTCTATTACGTCGATAGACACGTTATGTTCAATTGAAATCGGTTGTAGCTTCTTTACATCCATCAAGGTACCTCGGAATCGTCTGAATTATCGCTATGTAAGAATATCTCGGTAGTTCGGTATGAATGAGTGCCGTATATTCCTAACATGTACTCTCGCGGTTTAACTTCACCGTCAAGAATGGCGGCCGGTATAATAATGCGCCTATGCAAATTAGGGTTGGTCACGCCTAACTCGTCTTTGGCGAGATCACCCCTATTTGCAACTGTTGCAGGTTTTTGCCCTACGATTGTATCCATAGGATCACCTCCCACAACTATACAAGGTTCAGTTGTTAAATCAGCTATCTGCTACTACTATCTCTCCGTTTTGCAGCTTAGTGTATTTTGTATTAGTGTTATTCATCGGAATTGCTTCACCTACAGCGAACATCGGAGGGTTAACTTTTGGTATTGGATTGAGTTGAGTACTGCCGGGTTCAGCAGTGTATACATCAGGGGTGATGCTTTCTTCAAATGTACGATCGTATCTAAGATTGTATGGCTTAGCTTGAGGCTCGAATTCGGGCACAACATAGTCATCGCCATAAACTGTAGATATCTGCGGATTGAACCCCATCCCGAATATTGGTTGTAGCAATGATTCGACTATATGCTCGTTGTTGCACAACTGCAATGAATACAGCGCACGAAGTCCAGGGTTGATGCCATATTTAATATTATTAGCAGTTTCATAAACCCCGTTTCTATAAAATACTGCTTTTCTAGTATGGTTATAGTCGACCTCATTACTGTAGGGCTTCTGCTTCTGAGCCCGAGCGTAGTCTTCCCGACTGTAATGTGCAATATGAGTAGGACCGATTGATTCTCCAAGCTCTCGTGTATCGGTCAATCGTGCGTCAATGGATACTTTAGTCTTGCCATCATACTTAACACCAGCATGCTGAAAACAGTACATACCTAAAGGTCTAACATATTCTATGCAAGCATCTGTTGGAATGCGTGTGCTAAAATAGATAACATCGATGTATCCATCGGCTGTATGAGGCTGAACATACACCGAATTAACAGGGACTGACGTGTCTTCGAGGCGATTGTAGAGAATCTCTTTTTCTTCACCATAGTTGATGACAGAAAACTGAGCTAAGTTAACTTCCGCGGCGAGTGCTACGCCGTCACGACTCCCCCGGTTTCGTATCATTGTTACAAAGTACAGCAGCACGAGCCGGTTGTATGCAGCGGGCAGTCGATCGTCAAACTTAAATCCCATAGTGTCGGCAAGCAACCAGAGTAAATCTTTCGGACATCGCAGCGGATCTATCAAATCAAAGAAATGTTCAGTGTCATAATGTATCTTAGTCAATGCGTTAACAAACCAGTCTCGAAAGAATTTGAAATCTGGACTGGATAGATATATTGATGGAACTGATACTTCCTTTAGATTCATTTCACTTCACCCCTGCTGCAATCATTGCATTCTTGTAATCTTGCATATAATCCAAACACTTCAAAGTGAGTTGCAATCGCTCCGAATCACAATTGATCAGCGACTCTCTGAGGATGTTCATGATAGCATCAACTATGTCCAGAGGTAATGCTAATGCTACGAGAGTTTTGAGGAAACTATCCATCCCCTCATAATCATTTGGGTTGATACGAATATTCATACTTGTTCTCCTAATCATTCTACAATATATTCTGGGGCTATGCGAATTGCTTTGCTGGATGTTGCAGGTTTTTGTAGCCGGGCGAAACTTATAGCATTGAAGTAGCCCGGATCGCAATCATACCAGTAGATAACTGGATTCTTCAAGCTACCAGCGTCGAAGTAATCTATACGGCTGTCCGCACCTTCAATAACTTTAACCACTTCCATTACTGTAGGCATCTGCCCAATCTTTCTTGCAGCAGGGTCAAAAAACAACGCAAGCGCCTCTTCGGCTCGAGCTACTATGCTGTTTGCAACATCTGGAGTAACCGGATTCTTGGGATATATTTGACCCACTACATAAAAGGGGAATACGCGCAGATATCCGAATTCCAATTCGACTGTCATTGCTTGCAACGGACGATAATCCCGCTTCACCGCATCAATAAATTGCACGGGAGGTTTGTAGCGTACGAAATTGATTCCATTTTCAATCTGAGCCAATCCAGTTTGTCCGGGTCCCCACGAGCTATCTTTGAAATTGTTGTGTATTGCAAAACACATAGCAGTGTATGTTTGGAAGTTGGTAGCAAACACATACTTGTTTGGATCACTTGGATCAAACCCAACATCCAATACATCGCTCCAATCATAAGTCAAATTTCCTGCAGGGAAGTCTGCATTGGTGATATACATCTTAGCTTTCTCCGCATCGGTTAGATTTCGATTATTGTATATAGCAAGGTTGATTTCGAGCGCTTTTTGGCAATCTAATACAAAACCACAATCTACTCCAGGCTCACGATTCAAAAATCGATTGAAATCAGGAAGTGTGATCAAGCTATCCCAGGTGTTGATATAGTTTCGACTATTGTAATATGCCTCTTTAGCTGTTTCGGGGCTCCTACCAGTCACTATAGGAGTATGCGGAAGCTCTAATGTATTGGCATAATTGGATACAACAATATCTCCCGATTCCGTGCTTACTTGAGCATTCTGCTGTGCGTTAGATTTTGCAAACAATAAGTTCGATAGAACATCCTTACCTACACATCCGATAACTCCAGAACAATCTAACCAATAGATAGTCAAAAAGTTACCGGAGTAGTTTTCTAGCTCATTGAGATATGTGCTCACTTGAATGCGCGCATTAGAATAGTTATCATATGAAACCATGAATCGAGGTTCTGGTACTAAGAACTCCGTCGGACTAGCGACCTGAATCCAGCGCGTTTCTACAAATTCGCCACCCGGAGTTTTTGCTTTCATCCATAATGCTGTAGTATCAACATGCTGTGACGGCAGATTGATGATATAGTTGTTTTTCTTAACATCCTCTACGGAGAACGAAGCTGACCGGAATTCTCCTTCAATCGCTATTCGACTTACGCTATCTCCTGGGCCCAGCGTCACTACATCATCGTATGCAAAAACATCAATATCGTCAGGAACGAGTTTACGAGTTGACCTAGTATCTAGATCCCCATACTCGTTTGTAAGCGGAATTATGTTATATGTGAGGACTCGAGATTGATTTGTAATATCGGTATACGCATTCAGCGTACTGAAATTAGCTCCGTTGAAACCAAAGTCTATCTTGATTGTGTCGTCGGTGTTGTTGCGAAACGTAACTTGTGTCTTAGCTGCTACGTAGTTACCTAGACTGTATCCTATCAACGCGAACAGTCGCTCTGCATTCTTTCGCTGCGAAACTGATGGAGCGAATATTTCGTTGGCAAGTAGATCCAAGTTTGTTCCAAGCATATCGGCTACGCTTGCAAGAAACTTACCTAAGACAACTCCGGGGTCGGAGTCGGCTTCAGGTCGCCACAAATCCGTCATGGTAGGAACTACCCGCCAGAACTCCTCCATGATAGAATCATAATCTCGACTAGTGTATTTTACAATGTTGTTAGCCATAGTTCGTCTCCTTAAAGATTACTGTTCATATACAAGGTGATTAACTCACCCAGTCATATGTATACTGTCCACAGTTATATACCGGTAACCATCCATTCATTATCATTAACTCTGTGTTATTTGCATCCTTACCATAGTGAGTATTAAATAGACCATCGTATCGGAATCGAGTTAATATGTTATTAGATAGCTGTTCGGCACCACGTGACCAAATTATTGATGGGTTAGTAAAGGAGCGAAATTTTAGCCCCATGTTATCGTACACATTCCCCGTAAATTTGGCTACATCACAATAAGTTATTACCGATTTTGGATTTACCGACTCGATAAATCGCTTGAACAACTTGGAAGCTCCGCCGATCACACGTATGGTAGGATCACTGCAAAATCGGAATATCTCCCACTCATAGTTACTGTTGAATCGCGGATGCCCGCATGTCATCACCTCCACGAGGTTGTTGTGATAAAACAATCCAAGCGAAATCTTGACGCCGTTTCGAGCCTTCTGCAAGTGATACATGTTTAAGAACAGATTACTTTCTGGGATTCCTACATAATCAATCTTGCAGTCTCGGGCGTAAATCGGAGCAGGATTACTCAACATAAGAGGTAGTTTGAATATATCATCCCAATCGTACCAATGAATACATCGGTAACCGTGATCAGCTGCATACATTGATTTTAGATAACCATCATCCCTATGGATGTAAATACTATCTTCAACATCTCTGAACGCGACAGTGTTGACCGATGCATCTATACACATAACGGTTCTTAATGCAGGAATGTATATGTCATATGTTAGGTCGCCAATCGCGTAATCGACCTGATAAGACTGTCCTATGCTATTGAGTACGTTAACAACTAATTGCTTAAGTGTGTTATCTTGGACACCACAATATTGATGCATTATCTCACGAGCTTGCTCAGACAGTTGTGTTTTGTATCTACACACCCTCCGCTTCGGATGCAACGCATTTTTCATCTTGAACTTAGAGTTACATTCTCTAGAACAGATCACCCGAGGAGTAGCCGAATCAAACTCTTTACCACATACCTTACATACACACCGACTACTCATTGTTCAATGCAATAGACAATTCGTCTTCATATATGGTATGGAGACCGACTGTCATGTTTAATTCGTTGTATAATGCGTTCTCCTGACCTTCGCTGAATATCAATCCGTCAGCAAACGATGTTTTATCTGCAATTACACAAGGTTCATACTTTCGCAGCTGCTGAGTTATTCTATCCTTGATCATTGCGGATGTGTTGACTGTGTTATATTGCCACAGATATCGTTTCAACCCTACACCGAAATCAGGACTGTTATAAAGTTCTGTCGGGTCGGTTAACAATAGAAGCCGAACACGATTAGTTATACTGTCCTTACCCGACTTGACGGACACCGTGTTACCTGCAACATTTATCATGTTCGGAAACGCAATCGAAGTGGTGTAATTCATATGTCCTTATCTACCTCCTTGGCGATAGCGCGCAACGCTGCAAAATTGTTGTATGTTTGAACCTCGTCAGCGTCTGGCATGACTGAGAGTAGTTGTAGTACCTCTAATCCCTTTAGCAGTACACGGACATCCTTATCAATTAAGTCAAACGCATGCTTACCATTTACAGTTATATCTGTACACGACTCGCCAAATGCATACGCTCTTAAGTGATCAAGTGTGTTGTTAATCATTCCCATAATTACACCCCCAAATTATTTGATACTGAATTGATGTAACTTCCTCCCATTATTCCGATAACCAGAAATCCTGATACATCTGGATCTTTAGACATCAACGCAACCACTTCGCCGTAATTAGGCAAGTGTGGAAGTAAGATGGACGGATAATAAGGTAGGTCCCCATCGACTACATATCGCCGAACTTGTTTACCTTTGTATTCGGACTGATTGAGTGGCCCGTGTACTGAAGGTATCCGTGTCCGTATATAAAGATTACCATCTCCACCATACTTATAATCTATGGCGTATCCATACATAAGATTGGTGTTTGCTGCTCCCATATGTTACACTCCTATTCTGTCCAAAACGGTGGACGACCATAAGCATTCCACGAACTGTCAACAAACGCATGCTTGATAACACCGTAGGCCCTGCCCTTAGCTTCTATAACGGTTCGACGGTTGTCTACAATGTATCCCACATGAGTAACCCGACCGGAACCACTACGTTTAAATACAAAATCACCTTTAGTAAGTTGATCTTTAGATATTTTTGTACATTTTGTATATAGATCATGTGCACTGTGATCGTAGCTAAGAATACCTTTAAGATTTTGTAACCAATACATCCCCAGACCAGAACAGTCAAACGCCCTAAGGACAGGACCATATCCAGCAGCTACTTGCTTCTGCCAATAAGCTACTGCTTTATTGTAGTTGTCTTCGGAAGTTTCCCTGGATTTGATCCAAGCTCGAGTTATTTCCGAATTAGGTTGTCCTTGTGCTCCCCATACATAGATACTGTGGTTACGAGCTTGTTCGTTGAGATACTGGATGAACTCTTCGAGTAAATTGTTTGTGGGCGCCATCACAGGTTCAAGTTGTGCCCATAATTCTGATGCAAATTGCACCCTACGTGCCGATTCCGAAGGTGTGTAGGTATTCAATGCTTCATACCAATGGAAAAATGTATCAGCTGCTGTCTTAGCTCCTTGAAGTGAATTTGGGCACTCTCGCAGAAAATTGTACAGCTTATTTCGGAAAAATGTGATGTTTGTGACTTCGTGAATCAAATACTGGATTTGACCGGTGACATTGTGTTTCCAGTCCGAACCAACAAATGCTTTCATATCCCTACAGCGATCTCCATACCACTGACACAGTCCGGATGCACCGCCGTTACTATTTACCACATCGGGACGAAAATCGCTCTCTCGTTGAATATTTCCTAGAATACCAACAGCAGCACCCATGGAAAATCCAGCAGTTACTAGCTGCTGCGCGATTGCACGTGGAACTGGCCTAAGGGCACCTACGCTGAAATCTCCACTAGCCGAGTAGTTAGGGACTATGCCCGTGGCGGATATCAGCTCAGATAATCCTGAAGTATAATTAACTACAGATACAGGTATATGCGACTTAACTGCGGATAATTGGCCTGCATGTATATAACCAACCTCCCGAACCGCCATATCGTTGCGAGTATTAGGTTCTACCTGACCCCATGCTGGAGTTATGGGAAATACTTCATTCCAAGGAGGGGTGTCCTCTTCTCCAGTGAAGTCCTGACCCACACCTGCATAATCTTCTGCAGTCCACGCAGGGCGGACATAGTACACGATTTTGTCCCAATACTTAGAACAGCGTCGCTCATCAATTATGCTCGTGAAATTGCTACCGCCTCCACGATTACCTTCTATTGTAGTTACTGTATCTCCTGCAGTGCTGACCACTATACCAACATGGTTAGCTACCCACCATTCGGCACCAGGCGCAGTAGTCCACCTGAAGAATATCAGATCGCCACATCTTGGACTGAAATTTCGAGAACCTCCATAGGCAGGACTCATAAATCGTTGACCATTAAAGTTTTCATATGTCATCTTGCCCATGTATCGAGCCGAGTAAGTGTATGGTATGAGAACTTTCCCGACGCCTGCCAGCTTTGCACATGTCCATACAAATGCGGCACACCAAGCATGACCACGATCTTGAGGAGCATTCTGCCACACCCAATCACCGTGTTCTCCTTTATGACTATATGCCATTCGCATGAAAGTTTGCAATCTGCTGCTCATCTATCGCTCCAATCTAAAGAAATCTGGAGTCAGGGCTGTATCAAATTCGGACACAGCACTGCATCTATCTATCAACCATAACAGCCAATCCGCTTGTTTATCTGCCCAAGTGAATTTGCTCATAGCTGCACGGTCAGTATATATTCCTATGGCTCCTGAAAGTCCCAATTCGTACAATGCGTCCCGATACGTATCCAATATCATATCATTAGTTGTAATGGTACGCGTGAATTCGGGCTTGACCCAAACACCGAGCGTAGCTGGCCAATTACGAACAATGTAAGATAGCTCATATATCTCGTCCTTAGCTTCATTCTTATTGGTAGCTCGTCCCAGGAAGTAGTATCCATGAAGTAGCCCTGCGGATTGAATGTCTTCAATCCATTTAGATAACTTGCGCTCCATAAACTGAGGTTGACGAATGTGCCTTGTGTCAAACAGTCGACCTGCGTAAAGAAGTGCTCCAGATACTCTAAGCTTCTTCATCTCGCTCCACACTATATCATTAGGTGAATCAGAATTAAGTGTAACTATGTATGGACTAAGCAACTCATAGTTAAATGTTTGTGGGTATACTTCAGCCAAATATGAGGTTGATCCACTGTTAGCAAGCTCAGATTCGCCGGATATGTATCGTTCAGGATCTTGTTTATAGTATTGATACGCACCTATTCTAACAGGCCAAACCTTAGATTGTCCTGTAGGCTGCAGTAGCTCAACCCTAACGAATGTGTTTGATTCCCCGATCCGATCACCTTTATCAACGGGCCTGTTGAGGATAACATCAACTGATTTAAGATTCGCATAAGTTATACAGATATTTGCATCATACTGCACAGTAACCGAATAACCGTTCTCGGTTCCTATGAATACTACAAGGCCTCGGCATAAACTGTACACGCTGCTACATAGTACGTCACATCCCGAGTTCAGTACATTGTAAACGGGATATCGTGGATCGCCTCGATTATCTATGAAGGGCACCGTTACAACAGCTTCCCCTCCGGTTAAGTTACTGTGTGCTATCAATCTGTGCATATTTACCTCACAACGTGGGCATGTAAGTAAAATCGGGATAGATAGTTCCGAAATCTACTTTGTACGGAGATATTATGTTTGATGTAGTTTCGTAGCTGCTTCGAGGGTAATTAGAACTCCCTGAAACAAATATAGACTGTCCTGCAGCAACTGTGTTAGCTGAACTCATCATAAGTCTTTGAAGTTTCAATGTCGTCACAAATGTTGTTGAGATAGTGTGAGTAACAGACATTATGTTATATATACCAGACACGGGCGATAATGTGTTACCTGCCATAACCAACAGTGAAACGGGCTGAGCGATTGAATAAGCTGTTACAGATCCAGGAATCTGTACGGTGAAATCTCCACTGAACTGTGATGCTATTGCATTGACGTCATTTATGATGTTAGCTGTTTGAAATACTTCAGCGAGTGAGCTACTCCAGCTGTTGACTACTTCGGCATCTTTAACTATTGAGTTACCACTTGCATCTAAGGCGAAACCTACTTGTGTGAATCGCATATCTGTCATGTTGTACGCAATGCCGCTGTAAGATCCGGTCAACGAAAGAATATTTGTGTTTGCTGTTCCAAACTCCAACGCATCCGATGCATGCTTATTCAGTAATCCTGCGTTGTTCTTATAATGAATGACCCCAGGCCGTGTCATAGTCGGTTCATCTACCCAATAAGAGAATGATGCACACTGCGGAGTGTTGTCGCTTAAACTAGGCTTCATATAACTACTAATAGATGATGCATTATCTAGTACTTGACGTAAACTTGACACTCCGGGGACAAGCCCCGCGGCATCTCTAGAACTGCTGTAAGATTTAGATAGCTTGAGCAATCCAGGAAAAGATTTATAATCATCTTGTCCCGAGTAACTGCCTCGCACATACTGATTAAAACTAGTTGTGAGTTCTCCATGCTCTACATATGTCGGAGCATCATTTCTGTCAATATCTAACTGATAATAATCTGTAGCTCGTGTTGCTTTAGCAATCGCCTCCACTATGGCAGACGGTTGGACGAATCCAGATAATGCAGGAATACGTAAAACTGGCATACTCGTCTGAATAGCCAGCTGTGCATATCCTGAAACTGTATAAGTTATACACTGTCCAGATGTACTTGTTTTGAATTGAAGCGTGAATCCTTGATAAGATATATAATCCTCTATGTCTCCGTCTTCAGTTAACCACCCGCATGCAAACGATACAGGAACACCTGATGAATTGGCATACCTTCCTGCTTCTTGAGCTGCACTATACAGTAACGCTTCAAACGCAGCTATGTTGGCTTTACGAGTATCGTCGCCTACTACTACACACGTGAGCGTCCACGACGACATAGCCGCAATCTGCCCATTTGCAATTTCAAGCGATGCAAATGGGGACGGTATCTGAAGACCGAACGAAGTGAGATTAACATCAGCCAATGAAAACGAAACCCAAGGTTGCTTTTTCATGTTATCCTTCCTCCTGCAAGTTCAAATGATACCCAAGGTTGCTTTTTCACTGCACATCACTCCGATCCGAGATTAAGGACTGAGGGGCTCACCGGAGCAAGCATCTCGCCCTTACTAAACAGCGACGTAATATTCAGCGGAACTGTCAATCGTTGTCCTTCATGCACTGTATATCCGTCAATTATCTTATTTATGTAAGCTATTACCCACGCATAACTTGTTGAACCTAGCTCCTTATACGATATCAAGTCTAATCGGTTCTCTTCCGTTGCGGTGACAATATGGTACTTGACGGGCAACTTGGTTGAAACTATTGCGTTAGGCGTTTCTAATGCGATGAATCGATTGATTTCTGAAGGCATGAACACCACTTGGCGTAAGCACCTATGTCGTGATATATGGGAGTAATCGCGACACACTGTATATTGAACACCTTTGTATTCTATTGTTTTGTAAGGCCGAAGCGTATCATAAAATTGCATAGTATCACCCTATAAGTGGTTTAGTAAGTACTGTTTGATAATTCAGCGGTTCTGGTGAAACTTCAGTTATTGAAATATCTAAGGTGCATTCTAGATAGAATCCATCTAACCCAATCGGGCCTGACCATGACGTATTCACTGACGTTACAATGCCTGTAATAAGTCTGCGGCCTCCGATAAACAACGATACCGTAGGAGCTACAACTGTAGAACCTCTATAATCTGGATAGCACTGAGCTTCGCAGAACCTGATTAACTCATTAGCCTTGCCATCTCGATGGTCTCCAGTCCACATATCACGATGAAAATGAAAACTGAACTTAGGTGCTCTAGGACCGGAACTCTTGTATACATACCACTGCTCGTACTGGTAGATCATATCAGGCATAGTGTTATACTCTGCTTGAGTTCCATCGTCAAATGATTCTGGGTAGACCGGAAAGTCGATAGCCGTATTTGAAATAGATGACCATAGTGTCACATCACCCCAAGGAATGTTGAACGATTCAAACAACGAAGTTCCCGGATCGCTATAAACGTATGATTGCCCGGCCCCTACGCTGCTGTAATTGTTGAAAACACTTAAATCAGTTATTGCATGATTAGTAGTCAAGTCATTCATAACTGCGTTATATATGGACTGCGGGACCGGATTTCCGTCACCTAGTACATCATTACCGGATGCAATGCTTACCGTATCAGGTATGCGCAACATGCCAGGGAATGTGTTAAGTGATGCGAAGACCTGCCAAGCGGCGTCCCCCATCGAACACGCATATTCAAACACGTCGAAATCTTGAGTCAACTTGTTTAATAAGTTATATTGCTGCTCCCAGCTGACCCCCTTCGGCATAGATCGAGTAGGTACAGATGACTGTATCACTGAATTACATTTTTCTTCGAACGCTTGTCCGATGTTAGGCCCCCACGACACGCCATTAGCTGCGAGTATTTGGGCCACGTTATCGTGCGATACACGATTACTTAACTGTGATAACGTCATGTTGTCTGGTATTTTAAGGTACACAGATTATCTCCTTTACATATCTGCTCGCAGACGATAGTATTTTACTACATGTGGTTCAATGTATATTGTAGGTACATGAGGATGTCGATCAGTTGAATCAGATTTACTCAACCATAGTTTACTCACCCGATAGCAGGCTCTATACACTTCCGGAGTTAGCTCATCGTCCTTATTATCTAGGCCCATGAGCGCAAGCATGTTATGCCGATCTTCCACATCACTATATGGCCCGACTACAACTCCCATCATGTATGCATATATCCAATCGGGTAGCTCCTTATCTGGATTAGTGTCAGCTATGAATTCTTGGATAGTATCATATATTTCAGTTTCTAGAGCATGATATGCATCGTCGGAATACACCTTATGCGGATCTGCATCTGTGGTCGCGCCGATAACAAACCGTTCCGGAACAGGATAGTTACTATGGAACCAGTCTATGATGCCGCGATTCGTGCCCTTATGCGAAATAAATGCGTGACACATTTCCTCATCAGAAATCAGATGAGGAGGGTAATCCGGAAGATAACCCCCACGACTCAAATTTATTTTTATGATATCATGAATCATCATGATACGATACCTCCGTCAAACACGTGGAAACTATCAGGCGCCCATCCGTCAATATCTGATCCCATCACAAACGTAGTGTCATTTATCTTGCCAGATACATTAGAAGTAACTACGGTGTTAGAGAACAGTGAAATTGTACCTAGATGTTCGGTGTACTCTAATCCTCCGTCGACAATAGTTGCTTCATATGTTTGAGACACTGCCGAGAATGATGTGGTAGTTAGTATATATTGTCTATCTAATGTTGACCAGTAAGCCGATACAAAAGTCCCGTCGATTCGTAACTGCTTACTTATTTTAGATTTCGGATAAGTAAGATCAACTCCCTGAGGTAATCTAAAATCAGAAACATATATCGACATTCCTGGGTCTACATTGTATGTGCTGTTATTACGAATCATTATCGAAGCTCCAATGAGTTGCCCAGTTGCATCGAATGTTATGCTACGTAGGGCATATCCATAATGATTATCGTTGGGGTTTTCCACAGACCAGAAATCGAGCTCCTCGGGAATAACTTGAGGACTCCGAGCAGTGACTGTCAATCCATCTACGGAAATGCTAGAAACGACACGCGAATCCATCGGTTCATACCAGAGTGAAAGTCCACTTATTACACTGATCTTATCAAGTACAACGGAATCATAACACAATCCGCAGTTGACTAATTTGATAGTGGGAGAACCGGATATGTTGTTATCAATTCGAATTTTCTCACAATTAGTTATTACTAGCGTAGTAGCCGAAGTAGCTGTGCCGGATATATGTAAGTTAACTGATGTACCGAATCGGCTGTCGATGCCCCGAATGTAAACAGTGTCTGCAGTTTCATCGTCTACCAGTTCAACAGTTAATTCTATTACACTGGGGTTCAACCCATACTGCGCTCGAATGTTCATTTGAGCATTAGTTGGGAACGCAACTCTCTCATTGACTCGGTCATCTAATTCAGATTGAAGCGCCTCCATTGTTAGTCCAGTAAGCGTAATATCTTCACTTAGCCGGTACGCTAATGTACCTGTTCGCAACAGCTCATAATCTAGCAGCCTAAGATGACCCGTAGCATCTCGGTAAACATAACCACTGTCCAACGCATCACTAGGCACATTCAGAAAACCTCCCACAGCTTGCTCAGTTGCAAGCGGCATCTGTGCGGTTACCCATATGGGGTCGGTCCACGACCAAGCCCCTGCGCCCACTACGACATACACGCTGTATTCGGTTGCTGATACTATCAACACACCCTTATCATCTGCTATGCCTGGAGTGAGTTCATAGATAGATCCTTCAGGAGTTTGATATCCAATCTCTCGAGTTGTAACCGATACTAAATAATCATGTCTGCCTACGCTCCCGTAATAAACTCCTCCATTACCTATGTTCCACATCTCGTTAGGCGCACCTGGTGCTGGATCGTGAATTACTGCATCTGCATCAAACGATTGCTGAGCTAATTTGATTCCCGAACGCATCTCCGTGGTGAGTGGCAGTTGAGCAGAGGAACTAATCTCCGCGTAGAACGAATACTCATATTTTAAATTAGTTACTTCACCTTGTTGGACAACATACATTGTCGACGGCGGTGATATTGTATCATTATCATCTACTACCGTGTAATCGTGCCCGACTAATACAAATGACCCAGGATTGAGCATATAGCTGGAAGGCAATGGATCCGGAAGCTCAGATCTATTGTGCAATTCATCTATGTATAGTATCTGAGATCCTGGGACAGCTTGATATCTACCCAACTCTGTGAATTTATCTTTTATGGTTTGAATGAAATCAGGAGTAACTGTACCTGGAGTCCCGGTGGTGTAATTTGCACCGGGAAGCGATATAACCTTTGGCTGATAATAAAGCGGATTTCCGTGCGTGTCGGTAACACCATAATCCAACTGTTTATGCGGCATATACAGATCTATCTTTCCTGTTATAGGATTAGCTACAAATTCAGCTTCCTCTTTATCATCATGCACTTCTCTTCCCAGCTGAGTGTTTGCGTCCCATATCATCAGTGAGTCTTGAGCTATGCACCAAGTATCATGCTTAACGCCTTGTGAATCGGTTTCGGTGCCCTTGCCTGCGAACACATATAGATTACGACCGTTCAGTCCAGCCTTAGAAAGATATTTGTTAGCAAGCTGATCTTCTTGACCGGCAATTCGCAACGCTTCAATGGATTGACATTTGCCAGGGAAGTTATTCACTATACTGGATATCTGCCCATTCCTAAATGTAACCTCTGCAAGTTTAAGATGAGCAGTAACTTGATCTTTATCTGTTGGTACATCTGCAGGTAACTTGAACTGGGCTTCAGGGAGGACTACAACTTGAATGCCTTCGTACATTAGTTCGCTGTCTTCGGTCTCCAGTGTACCTGCCATTGTGGGCAGAGTACTATACATCGCTTTAAGTCCTATACACAACTTTCCTACAAGTGTAGGATCAGCAGCGCGTGCTGCCGACAGGTCGATCTGCATCTCGCTTAAATTCTGAACGAAGTGTCCATTTACTACGGCTCGACCGGGTTGAATAACTATCATACTGCTACCCCTGCCCAGCTGCGTACCGGATGTAACTTTGTAATCAGCTTCGCCGTGAGCATACGACGGACCTATCATGTATGTTACATTCTGCGGTGTACATACAGATTCTCGTGTTCTTAGATTAAATTCTGTAGCGTACTGACCTCCAGTGGTTGAGTTAGCCATTGGAAAGATGTTAGTAGTGCCTACGGAAAATGTGATAAAGTTCATACCTACCTCCAGGTTGTCTCTATGTAGATATATAAGGTGTTATGGATTAGTTGTCAACCCCATTGCTAACGCATTGAGCGTATCGGTCAATGCGGTGCCGCCGCGAGCTGCATTCTGTTGCATTATGCTGCTTAATACAAGTAAGATCTTACTTAGCAGTGCATTGGTCTGCACCGCAGGATCTGAAATATCTGCTACGCCGTTATTGAAGGCTTCGGCGAGTGCGTAAATTGCACCATTAGATTCTGAATGCTCTTGTTCACGAATCTTCGCATAATCAAGCCCAGTCCGTTCATTGTAATACTGATGCTCCACAAAGTAATTGACCCATCGTGTATAGAACGCATCCCAGGACTTGTTCCACGCTGCAAATCGCCCTGTGAAGAAATCTGTTTGGCCTTCTAATATTGAGGTCAACAACGAGTTAGTAACTGACACGTTCTCAATAGTAGTATCCATACGAGCAAGCTGATCAATCCAGAATTGACGACCTTTATCCCGGAAATCTTGCTGATCCAGCGCTTCTTGCTTCTTCTCTTCTTTACCTTGTTTTGTCTGTTGCTGTTCAAAGAATGCCTCAATTTGTGATTGCGTATATCCGGCGTCTTCAATTGCTTTACTGATATCGCGAATTCCGAACTTGGTAGCAGTAGCTGCCCACTCCGTGTATCCTTTACCCGATTTGACAAATGAGTCAATGTATTCGGTGTCCAGCATCTTCTTGAGACGTTCAGCGGCTCCGGACTGTGCTGCAGTGTCGGAAGTGGACACATTTTCAAACGACATTGGACTGCCTCCCGAAAGCACTGTTGTCAATGCGGTCGATGTACTCTTGCGAAGATCTTTCCAAGCGTATCGAGATCCGGTTCCGGTTCCGACAGTAGTTAGCATGCTCGCGAGAGTAGCATATGTAGCAGGACCTGTAAGTAGCTCCCAAATGTCTTGTTGAGAATCCATCGCGGTAGCTACCGGATTGTTGAATATCGAATTCCAAAGTTGCGTCCCAAGGTGTGCACTCTCATATGCAGAATGGCCCCCCAGCAGATCAACCAAGTGGGGTGTCAAATTTAAGTCTCGACCGCGCGTTGTAAGATTATACAGCTGCTGTAACGCGCTTACCGATGTGCCGCTTCCCACCTTGCCTAATTGAAGTACCGATGCGATGTCAGCTTCGTGCCCATTTGCTTCGGTAGCGGTTGCTGCTATGTTAACAAGTTTACCTATCCATGCAAACGGATTGAGTATGTTTACAATGTTGCTGACCGTCTGTTTGATGCCCTCTAAGAACTCAAGGGCTGCGCCTTTCAGTTCTACCGAGTATGTAGCTTCCATAAGCTCGCGTTTCCTCTGCTCGTCCCACATGTGTTGCTGAATTGCACGTGCCGCTTCATTATCAAGTACATAGGACAGACCTTCATCAATCATGTACTTGTTGATCTGAGCATTTTTAAGTTGTTCTGCGGTTAGCGTAGTTTGACCAGATGCAAGGAGTTCCATATTCTCCTCAAGCGCAGCGGTACCTACACTCATCTGTGAGATAGATTGAGCTAAATAATTGAAATCAACTCGTGCTAAAGCTTCCAGCGAAACTCCGAAGATGCTTGAAAGTCCCTCGGCGACCTCCATGTATGCCCCGTCCGACATCTTTTGCATGCGCCCAAGGTTTTCAAATAGCGTCACAAACAGCGATTTCGGATTAGTTGCGAGCTGACGCAGAAACTCGGTATTAGATGCGTTAACTCCTGCCAACGATCTAAGAGCTACTAGCTGATCTGCGTTACCACCGGTAGCAGCATTTGTTACAAGATCTATTAGTGACGGTGCGAGATCAGGAGCTATTGCACCAATAACTGCAGAAACAGATGCAAGAGTTCCGCTTATCTGCGAAATGTTGCCAGTCCTACTTGCCTGAGTTATTCGAAGGGCGTCCTGGAATATGCTTTGAGCGTTCTGTAATCCTGTAGTAACTCCTCCAGTTAACTGACGACTCGCATACAGTATGTTGCTGGCATATGTTTCAATAGCCGCATTTGCTTGTTGAACTGCCTCTACTTGTGACATGCCCATCTGCTGAGCATTCGCAACGAGCGCGGCATATTGACTTGCATATGCGAAGAAATCTTGCGTCGGAACAGCAGCATTCAGCTTAGTGGCTATATATGCAAATTCCTCCGCCACTGGACCGGAAAGGCCAGCTTGCAACACCTTGCTCAGATTCTCTGTTATGTCCGCACTGTTAACAACATCTGATAATCCCTCAGATCGTATGCGTTCCGCATACGCTGCCATAAGATTCTGGACGTCTGCTTTACCATATCCTTGAGTAGCACTTATTATGCGCAGATTTTGATCCCACGCATCATAGGCCTTCTGGGCAGCTCGCTCCAGTATCTTAAACGGATATGTTATGATAGTTTCAACATCTTCTCGGAGACGCTGCTGCTCTAACTTAAGGTTTTCCTTTCGACTGTTTTTGTAACGATCGCCGGCCTTCTTCATCTCGTTGAAAAGCTTCTTTGTGCCCTCAATCGCAGGGCCCAATGACTTAACAACTGCAGTTAAAGCTACTATCGCAGCAGCTGCAACAAGTGCATAAGGACCAAGTGCAGCAAGGCCGCTTGCTGCTCCGCCTGCTGCCGCGCCGCCCGCTGCTGCTCCGCCCGCTGCTGCTCCACTAGCACCTATTGTACTAGCACCTTGAGAAAATATATGGCCAGTGCCGGTAAGAATCTTGCCGAACTTACCGCCAACCTTACTACCAGCGCCTTCAAAGACCTTGCCTAATCCGGATCCAGCAGCCTTAGCGAATTTGCCGTACCCGCTTTTATCCTTTGCTGCAAATTTTCCGAACTCGTCAAATACGTTTATTTTGCCTTCAAGAAAGCTTTTTATTTTCGGTGCAGCTTTATCCGTTGCAAACTTAGTTGCTTTGTCTTTGTAGCTACTGAGCTTGCCAAAAATCTGCTTACCTAGTTCAGTGCCCTTGAATGCATCCATCCCTTGTTTAGCAAGCTGTTTACCTAGTTGATTCGACAGGTCTCGTAAGTCAACTCCGATCTGATCTGAGAAAGATTTGAGTACTTTTTGAATATCTTTCTTGAAATCGGAGCCTAACAGACCTTCCAGCAGCCCTTCCTCCAAACCATCTATGAATCCCTTATGAGATGAAAACTTACTTCCAGACTTTTTACGGTTCTTGAAGAATTCGTCATATTGCCTTGCGAAGCTATCTTTCTGCGCGCCTGTATTATTCATATCACGCGCAGCTGACTGTGACGTAGCTTGACCGCTCACTAAGTTTTTCAGCGCATTCTCAATAGACGACAGATGAGCAAGTACTGTCGCTTGATATTCTGCAGCTGATGCTGTTGCATTTATCACATTTGCATTTGGATCCATATCTGGCATAGGATAAGTTCTCCTTAAATAAACAGATAAGGGGATAGGTTAGCCCCTATCCCCGTTTGCTTGCTCTTCGATTAAGCGATTTTTCGCGTTCTTTGAGTTCCTTTGTAAACGCCTCAACGTATTTCTTTCTTACAAATATCGGTTGGCCCATAAGCCATTCCGCAGAAACCGCACTTTCGGACGCTCGAGCAATGAATAATGTTTCGTCTACTATGTTCTCATAGAGTTGTTGACGAACTTCATGATACGTTTTTGTCTTCCCTTGCACCTCGACTGTTCTTCCATTCCCTGAGATCTCCCAGGGTCGGACGAAAGAATTTGTCGTCTACGAGAGCAATGAAAGCTGCGGAGTTACTTCCACACTTAGGGCACTGTGTAGCTCCTCCTGCACGAAGACCATAGTTGGTAAGTTCAGTTACACGCTGCTTCAAGATAATGTAATCGGCAGCTGACAATTTATTCTGTACTGCAAGTTTCTTTTCTACTGGAGTCAAGCCCTTATCATTACCGATTGAAGAAATCATGTAGCATATGCGAGCAAGTTCGCGATTGCGTTTGCCGTTTGCTAACTGGAACGCCTTATCCTTATCTGCATTGAGCATATCTTGGATTGTGGGGAGCTTGATATGAATATCTCCCTTGAAGTCGATAAATTCATCTCGGCTTATCTTTATATCGTTGATAAAGCCCTCAGGCAGCGGCTTACACTCGATCGCCATCAGGTTAACTTGATACTCTCCAAAGGAGGTTTGACCACACTGGTCGCAAAGGATTGCATTAGTTGTGTGATATGGGCCGTAATTGAGAATTCGAAGACATCGACATATCCACTGGAAGTCAATCTCAAGCAGCTCCCTAAACGGAATATCTTCTTTGACTGCTTTCGGCAAGATGTTATCCAGCATAACTTGCTCGAAATCCTCACTACCTACATAATCAAGCTCAGATGCTGTAGGGATACTTGTAAGCGTAATTGTGTCGGGGATGTTGTTTTTGTAGCAGCCCTTACCGAGCAGCTCAATAGTTTCAGAAATAGCCATTATTGTTACCTCCTAAAGGTTTTAGTTGGTTATTCAGTATGTATACAAGGTTCAAAGGAAAACCAAAACTAACCGCATCTACAACATGCCTCCTCATACAATGTAAATGTCGTATGCTGCGATAAACAGCATTGCAAGATGGTATTTCATGTGCTGCGTGATAACCGGATTCATTTCAGCAGTGTCAACGTAACAGGCACTAGTAAATGCGTCAAGCATGAATTTTGTTACCTTACTGCGCTGTTCAGTTGTGTCACATGCGTAGAGTTGATCGAACATCATGTTGGTTATGTGTTCAAAATCGTGATGCTTTCGGATGTTGGAATACTTACGGATGATGCCATCTGCAATGTCGCCAGCGTTGAAATATTCGCCAGTCTTAGGATTGATAACAACAATCTGCTTGTTCATAAAATTACCTCCATTAGTTTGCGTTGTGATTTTTTACCGCATCGAAGAATGCTTTAACATCCTCATCAGTAAGGTTAACATCCTGAGAACCCGTAGTGACACACCACCTGAATTCCATAGGGTCACGATATACGTTCTTATCGTCAATGATTGCAAGGTCATGTGTACCATTGATACGCTTGATAACCAACACTGTATATACGCCACACGGAGTCTTAAACTGATGGTACGTATACCATAAATATTCACGGCATTCTACAGCAGTGAAGAGCTCTTGAACCTCATCCCATGTTAGGTTGATGGCCATGGAACCTTTTGTGTCACAGTCCATGAACAGCCTCGGGTCGTGAACAACGCCTTTTAGGTCGTGTATCACGAGTTTATAGAGACCGTCCTCGCATTCATAGTATTCTATTCTGTACCTACGGTGAGAAGTGCGAATTTCTTTTTCCATGATAAATACCTCCTCTTATGCATCTGCATAACGATCAAGGGATTCAATGGCCATCATAATTTCGTCGCTGGCTTTGGTAGATTTCGGAGTCCAGCTTGAGAGCTGCTGGTATAGCTCTCGAGGATCAATGACGATACCAACACCCACTTGAGTGTCCCAAATAGCCCGGTTAAGGACCTTGTCGGTTCGCTTTGTTACGCGGCACCTTGTGAGCCAAGTCTGCTTGATGTTACGGAATTCGTCGTGCTTCTTGATGGTTCCTTTGATCTGGAGGGGGAGTCCTTCAATGACATCGCCCTTAGGAGAATCTTCGACGCAGACCGTATCCCACATAGGGCTACTTGCGTCCCACATGAATACGTTTCCGTGTGCATCGACTATCTGGTAGCGCCAAGTGCTGCCGTAGTAGCCGTCGTATATGTTGACGAGCTTGACAGTTGCGATGTCGATGGTGAGCTTGTCGCCGACGTTGCCGACGAATTCGCTGTTGGAGGTCTTCCTCTGCTCGACATCCCGAGCGATCAGGTTGTTGTAGTAAGGAACTGCCGAGACCACCATTCCAAGACCGTTTTCAGGAACATCTTCCGCCTTGAGGAAGACTTGAAGGTTATTGGTGTAATCATCGTTCGCATTCAATGCGAGCAGGCGCGAGCGCATATCTTTGAAGGTCTGAAGATTAGTGGTGGACATCGGATCAAACGTGACAGAGCCTATGCTCGCTGGAAGTTTCATATGTTTGTGCATCAGGTCGATAACCTGATTGCGAGTAGCAGCATGCCCCTCTTCAGCCTTGTGGTAGCCCCAATGCTTAACGCACTCAATTGCGTAGCACATGACTGACTCGATTTCGAAATACTTTGGTGATCTTTCTATGTGAATTCGATCTTCTGCAACTCGTTCAAGCAGCGTGTAAACAGATGCTATCGCTGCCGCCATCTCTGCGCTGACGTAACCTGTGAAGTCTTTCAAGCAAGAGCTACCTACTTGCTTCCATGAGTTGTTCTCTGCATGATAGAGAACATAAGTCTCTTTGCGATGACGATCAGAATTGCAATGTTCACACCTGGGTGAGGCACTACGGTACCAATCAGGAATGACCACATCGCTGAAGGAATGAATAACGTTGCCAGTTTCAAGATGCTCAATCTTGCCAGCGAGCCTCCATCCGCTTTCTGCGATAGCTGTGCCGGAAACCTCGACTTCGATGGCCTTGATAGTAACTTTGGTCCAACGACCTTCTTCGTCCTGGATCTCGACCTTTTTGAATGTCTCACCGATTCGAGAATAAGAAAACTCGCAACCATACTTGGCGCACTTGCGTCGAATGGTAGCGAGCTTTGTTTCAAGCGAGTCGATAGCGGACTCGGGGATGAAGTAACGAGACATGTTGTAATCCTCCGTTCTCTTGAACTCTTGATATTGGATGGAAGATCGAGCCTGAGGTGGCCCTCCCTACACGTATATTATAAGCCCTAATGGGGTAAATTTCAACGATTTTTCAAAATATATTTTAGCGTATCTCTAGTTCTTGGACCAGTTTTGCAATACGTTGCAGCTTATTAGCAAAATCCGTATACATGTCCATCAGTCTTGAGCAATCTGATGTGCGCACGCAAGTTGAATGCCGATACGGACGACCATATTTCTTTCTCAGTCTACGCGTTTTAACATGATTGGAAAGATGAAGATGGCTGTATCTCCCCTTAGGGATATGAATTTGTTTACTGCTCATGTATATCTCCCTCAATAAGGTCCGGTAGTGATTGTATTCGATCTTTTGTAATAGGGAATACCCGTTCTTCTTTATGAACAAGTCCCTGTCCGCCGTCTTTTAACGATTGGACGAGAATGGATCCAGGCTCTCCGCAAATAGAAACTGCTATGCGTTGATATACATTATCCAATGTCGGTGGCCAATTAACAGCTTTCCCCTAACATCCATCAGTAAGCACCTCCGTCCATCTTTGCACCACAGTTCGGGCAGAATTGCGTCATCAAAGGTATCGGCTCTACGCCGTCGTATTGTATACCACTCCGTCCGCCGCATTCCATGCAGACTGCATATCCCCCTTTATCAATCCATCGCCCATGCCGAACTGGAACAAAAACCTTAACTACGTCATCCGTATCTCTAATATGAACATCAATTATCTTGCCATCTTCATATGTTATACCTCTCAATTTTCCAGAGAGCGGATTTTTGATATACTCAGCCATCAGTCAGCATCTCCTTTTCGTTCGTCATCTAATATATTTCCACAAATTCCACTTGTCCGAAATCATTGGACAGCCTCATAAGTCTTCTCAAAGATGTCGCACTTGCACGGATAGATTTCCCCGTTTACGCCGCGTATAATATAATCTCCAGCTTTTGCAACCATTGTTCCCTCGAGTGTTTTTATTTCGCACCATGCCGCACCCAGGTGAAACTTCCCAAAATCATGAGTAATGATTGTATTTTCAGAAACAGCGTCCCAAAACCAATCTTCTCCAACAAGCCCTCTCTCGTTTAACTGGAACGCGTCAATAACCACCGGCTTTTTCCTGTACTTATACTTACTCATCGCTCTTCAACTCCTCCGCCTCTTGGTCTTCTTCATCGTCTTTAAGAAATTTTCCATAAGTTAACAGTATTCCGATGAGGATTCCAGGAAATGTGAATGTAAAAAAATAAACCTAAATACTGCATGATTAACCTCCTGTTCTGCTTTACGAGCTCCATTATCGCCTTATCATTTCTTCGCATCCTTTCGGCGGCTGTGGCAAATATTGCCAATGGGTGACTTTGTATGACAAACCCATCTGGAATTTCTCGCCGTCATAAAAACAAATTCCAATTGCCCAATAATCATCGTTGTCGCAATAAGCGTGCTTATAATGCACAATACAATTTACTTTTTCTTCCGGCAACTCATCCTCAACCGAAATCCACTCCTGCACCGTCACACCGTAGGCAATCAAGCGTGCTGCAACTTCAGTGTTTCGTATTTGCTCTATTGTGGGGTATCTTTCATCCATTTGGTTTTCCCTGTAAATGACACCCATTTGCTGAACCCTGCCAAGCAGTTCCACCAGCTTTTCCTTAACATTCATCAGTCAGCACCTCTTTTCGCTTGGCTGCTTTTCCCCTAACATTCATTGTTATGTCTCCTCTCCTATTGCGTGTTTGATCATTTTCGCGACATCTACAAATCTTCCCGTAGGAATTAACGCTCTATTTGGAGGTGTATGCACAATAACGCCACCACTACGAGTCAACTCCAAAACTTGAGAACAAGGGTCTTTGTCCTCTCCGCATTTCCCATTCAGAACAATCCCGTATGTGTAGTTGTTTGTGTTATACACAACGCAACCACGGTCATATCTCATCTTTTGAATGTCTGCTAACTCTTTCATTCTTCCTTTGCCTCCGTAAATTTTCATGTCAAGCGGCTTTTCCATTGTAATTTTACAAGAAACGCCATTGATGCAAACAAATTCTCTGTCTTTTCCTGCATGTATACATAGACTATGGCAATTTTTGCAGTTATCATATTTTATGGCCATATTCATTCTCCTTTCGGCGGATGTGACATAGCGGTCTGCCTTTCTTCTTTCAACGGAACAAGTCGCCTTCCGCAGAACGGGCAAACTTCAATATAAAAATCTCTGCATTCTCCACGAAAATGTACAGTCGCCCACCACGCTTGGCTTTGATATCCGTTTTCTTTCCTTGTTGATGGATGGATGCTCATTTCCATTCCATCTTCATCATCATAGCTGTGCTTCAACATTCTATGCCCTTCGTCATTATCGCAACAATATGGGCAACCGGATGCATGCACCGTTACGCCATTGCTGATAAGGTGGTCGGCAATTCTCTTAATCTTTTCTTCCCACCACCATTCGTCAAGCACTTTCCCCTCAAAAGGTGCTTGCTTCAAAATCTCCACCAGCTTTTCCCTAGCATCCATCAGTTAGTACCTCCGTCCATCCTCGCGCCGCAGCTGGGACAGTAGTTACAAGCCCAATATTCGATTACATCCGCTTGCACATCATATGGACAAGTCTTTCCACACTCAGAGCACGAGTAAAGCCCACTTTGCTTTTCCCACCGCCCATGCCGCACATGGGAAACGTCGGCGGCTGGAGCATCGAGTATTGCTCTTTGCGCTCTATCAAGACCACGGTCAAACCCTTCCCCATAGGAAAAATTCGGAGGATTTTTGTAATAATATTTTCTTATTTCTTCGCTTATCGCTTCACGCTCGATATACTCAGTCATTGTCAGCACCTTCTTTCCGCTTACCGTTAGCACAGAACCATTCATTTTCAACCCAACCACCAATCATATTGGGACAGTATACCATTTCAATTCCTTCCTCCTCGTGGTATTTGCACTCCCGGCATCTGACAACTTCCACGGCATCAACGGTTGGTGCTTCTCGCAATATAAGCGTTGCATAGTTTGTTAAGTGATATGCGTTTGGGTGTGCAATTCCTTGATCGCGAACAATTTCCATCGCTCTATCGGCATCAATCAGTCTCATAATCATTCTCCTTTCGGCGGATTGGGCATCGGTTGCCAATGCGTAACCTCGCCAGGTAAGTTGATACATTAGATATAACGATTCAATAGTACCTTTGGTCATCTCTGTACTACTTCAGAGGTACAATGAACTCTTGTCCCATGTTGATAGACTTCATAGTGTTAACCTCCTTCGGTGATAGTATTACTAACGATCACAGTATTCGATAGTACTGATGTAAATTATATATTATTTTACTAACCATAAAAATAGCGTCATCACACCGACAACGCTATAAATTACTTATTCTGCTATGTACACTTCGGTGAATTGATTAGCTCCTATCGTCATCATCGTGCATCTACAGGAGGGAATTCATCTGCAAAATTGATGCCATATACACGTTCAAGTTCCTGATAGTATGCAGATACAAATCGAGGGAACATCTGCATATAAGCTTGCTGGTTAAGATCCTCTCGAGAAGTTAAACTGTACTTGATAGTAAGCGTGATCGGCTTATTTACACCGTCGTATACCGCATCACCGAAGAGGCTTACTTTATCATCTCGGACGTTGTAGCTATTTATCTCGAACTCTACCTCGGGCAGTTCATGATTAGCTGTGGCCATGAATCTGCCTGCAAGCATGCTCATGAATGCTGTTAATGCAGGATCGTACGGAGCGAATGATGCAGTTACGTTATGCTTATGCCCATTGATTCGTTTCATTAGGTACCTCCAAGTTGTGATGCAGTTTATAACGATTTATGGATGCGTTATCGTTGGGCTCAATCTCGCGTCGTAACTATCAATCAGTTTATACGTAGCTGTATAGTAATTCCGCAGATCTTCATCATACCGTATTTCCTAAATCGGATAAGTCATCATCGATGTACAGAACATTTAGCGATTCAAGATTGCGCTTCAACTCCGCACACTACGCATTTAGCTGTATGCGGACCAGGACAGTAGACGTTAGATGCTTGATTAGCAACAAACTCCTTACCACATTCCTTACATACTTCAATATGTTGTTTTGATTGGTTGGCTAAGTAATCACGACACTCTTTTGAACAACATTTAACCGATTCGCTCAATCGATGAAATTCAACAGGCTTGCCACACACAGGACAAGGCCGAAAATGCGGTCCTTGACAGTAAACCGCATTCCCGACCCTGTCGAATTCTTTTCCGCAGATTTTGCAGATGTATTTCCCCATATCCGCCTCCTTACACACTCAATAACCATTTGATTATATGTAAGTTTGACTGGATAGGTGCTTTAGTTTATCTGAGATCTTCAGGTTTCATATAAATGTACGCCGCTTGCCCACAATCATAAACCGGTAGCCATCCATTGTCGAGCATCAATTGCTCATTAGATGTTCCCTTGCCGTAGTTAGTACCAAAAAGCTGATCATAACCACGACTGAGCAATAAATTATGAGTGATTTTATCTGAACCGCGAGACCAAATTTTATTAGGTGGTACTATATGATCAAGCGCCATTCCTAACTTAGTATATATTGATCCGGTGAACTTAGACTGATCACAGTACGAAATCACTGAATTTGGTTGGTGAGTTCGAATGAAGTGCATCCACAGTCTATTCGCGCCGCCTACGACAGCATAATTGCTCGAAGAACAGAGTCTGAGCAACTCCCATTCATATTTGCTGCTGTATCGAGGCTTTCCAAATGTCATAACTTGAACCAATTCATCTGCGAAATACAGCCCTAAACAAATTGACTGCCCGGTTACAGGACCTTGTAAGTGATACTTAGCTTCAAATTCAGAAGCCGTTTTTGCGTCTATCAAGGATATGGTACAATTCCGAGCATGAATTGGCTGTTTTGGTTTGACTAACGAGATTATTTGATCTAAATTGTCCCAATCCCAAACATTTATGCAGCGATAACCAGCATCTACAGCAGCTGCAGTCTTATCTCTATGATAATATTTTCCGAATTTACTAGGTCCCCAATTATTCCCTACTATGTTATGTGTATACGTAGGGTTTATCTCGATCAATATATTAGACCCTACAATTTCAATGTCATACGAATACTCACCAATACGATGTTCAAATTTGTATTGGATTCCTTCTGCAGCCAGCAGATCTCCGAAATCTCGATTTATCTTAGAAACAATATGACCAGACGCTGCTTTACACTCCTCAGCCATCACAAAGTAAGGAACACCATATTTTGCTTGGACGCTCTCGCAATATCGTTTCATACCTTCAACCGACTGCATAGCGTGATCAAATCCATAACGACTTCGAGAGGTTGCACGCATCTTAGCTTGACATTCCTCACTGGATATGGTTGCGGATATCTTAGCACGAACAGATTCAGCCTGCGCCGCATTCTTAACTCCCCATCGATCTAAACAAGTCGCTTCTTTATGAATCCTGACTTCATCTGAACATGCTTTATCGTGCAACTTGGCGCGGACTGCTTCGGATTGTGATGCAACCTCAGTGCCGTAGATACTCAAACAAGTTTGCTTTCTCCTTGCGGTTGAACATTCTTTAGAACAACACTTAGGTTCAGTAAACGGATCAGTATATTCTACAGGCTTTCCGCATATCGGACATGGCCGATAATGCGGTCCTTCGCAATACTTCTGTCTGTGAATCTTTGGAGTGAATTCCTTGCCACACAACTCGCATACACGGATCTCCTCAGACAATCGCTTCAATCGCAAAGCAGCTGAACATGTTCGAGAGCAGCATTCCGGGTTAGTTCTAGGATCGTATTCAAATTCCCTTCCGCAGACTGCACAGGCTTTGATATGAGGTCCAGGACAGTATGCAGATGTCCCCGAACCGTCAAACGACTTACCGCACGCTTTACACACCTTGATCGCCATGCAAACTACACCTCCATACTATATAACGATGAACATATTAAAGGTTAGTTACATTGCATGATTTACCTTGACCTAACAACCATAGGAACAGCCGAAGCAACACTGCTTCGGCTATATCACAATCAGCTCAAATTGTATCTTCAGGTTTCGGCTAGATCAAAAAGTCAGCTCACCGAAGATCTTCGGGCTTCATATAAATTGTATGTAAGGTTCAAGTGACATATCTATCCGGTAGATCTATGACCGATAAACATAGACCGCCTGACCACAATCATACACTGACCGCCATCCCGCATCACGCATCAAGTCATCGTTGTTTGTGCCTTTTCCAAAGGATGTACCAAATAGCTGATCAAATCCACGCTGACGCAATAGTGCGTCGGTAATCACCTTGTTTCCTTTAGACCACATTCGGGAAGGTGAATTACTGCGATACAGCTGCATGCCGATTGCTGAATACACGCCTCCTCTGAACTTAGCTCGATTACAATAACTCAATACCGATTCGGGATTCATTAGTCGACAAAAATGCGAAAATAATTTGGACGCTCCGCCAACTATCTGCTTATCAGGTAAACTCGCAAATCGGAGCAGCTCCCACTGAAATTCTGTATTATATCTGGGGTGTCCAAACGACATAACAGCAACCAGCTCATTGCGATAAATCAATCCAAGCCGTACAAGTTGATTAGCTACAGAATGCTGTATGTGATACTCTTGCAAGAATGAATCGGCTGAATCTTTATCTAGTAACTCTACATCGCAGCATCGTGCGTGTAACCTAGTACGCGGAGTAACTAGTTTGATTATATCCTTAGGGTCATCCCAATCAAATACATGAATACAGCGGTAACCATGAGTCTCTGCAAGATGTGTTTTATCTCGATGATAGTATTTATCTAATCCAGATTCACTGAAGAAACTAGGTTCAGTGGAGTGCGTATATGTGGGATCAATCTCTATAACAACATTCTGATCCGGAATCACAATGTCGAACCACTTACCATCGAGGTAGAACTCTAATTCATGATCAATTCCTTCTGCGGTAAGCAGCTGACTGAACGCACGATTAAATTTACTGATGTGTGATTTCATGTTTTTAAGCATAGTTTCTCGAGACTTCATATGTGCTGCATCGGACATGAATGCATAAGGAAGTCCATATCGTTCTAAATTAGTTGCAACAATCTTATCGTCTACTCCGGGAATATTTCGAATGTTGCTTACGCCATAACGAGCCTGCAACGTTGCTTCATAGGCAGCTGCCCACTCAGCTGTCTTTGTATGATGTGTAACTCCATATCGCTTTAAGCAGGTTTCCTGCGTTTTCTGCTGAATCTCAGCGCATTGAGTAGGATGTATTGTACCATATTGGCGTAACATGGTATGTTCTGACTTTTCACGAACAATTGGGGATGAAATTGCCCAAGGGACTCCATATTTAGCCAGATTAGTTTGCTTAGCACGCTGTTTGATGACATCTGACTTCATAGCGTTATCTACACCGTATTTAGATAACATTCCTAATTTCATTTTGTGTCGAAACTCTGGAGAATCCATAGTAACAGCAGTACCAAATCGAGATTCATTAGTTATCGCTCGCTTATCCTTAGCAACCTGCGATGCTCCTCCATTGGTCACGCCATAACGGGCTAAACATGTGGCTGCACGCTTAGCCTTAGCTTCGGGACGATTGCCTGCATCTTCCACGCCGTATCGTAGTAAATTAGTTTGTTTACGCTTTTCAAGTGCAGCTGCCGAGTTACCTGGATCCATAGTACCATATTTTTCTAAGTTCCTAGCTCGCGTTAGTTCAACCGTGCACTGCGTTGAACAACATCGTGGCGGATCATTGAATGCATTACGTTTAACTAATACAGGAGCTCCGCAAACAGGACATGGACGAAAATGATCTGCATCACAGTACTGCTGTCTACTTGACCTCGGTACAAATAAGTTTCCACATTCCTTACACTTCCTGGGGCTATACATGTTAATCTCCTTAACTAGTTCTCTACGGGTATGTTATTATATAAGGTTACTATGACGCCTCAGTCGATAGCATCTGCCTTTCGAGGAGACATCATAGTATAACGATCAATCAAATAGCAAAAGCGCAGCCACCTTTTGGTAGCTGCGCCATTGTTTTTGCCAGCGCGCTGGCGATTTTGATTATCTGAGATCTTCAGGCTTCATATAAATCGCTCGAGAAATCACAAAGGGAACCGATACCTTGACCAACTCGCCGCCGGTCTGATTCATAGCCCCGTTCTTGAGTGCTCCAATCCAGGTACCAGGACATCTTATGACATCTCGAACATTGCCCTGGCCATCATATTTAATGAAATACACCTGTCTCATGTATTGACTCGGTAAACCCATTTTCTCTGTATCGGGGTCATACACCTGGCGTCGCCATTCACGAAGAGCTTGAAGTACATTAGGCTCACAATAGCAATTAAGCGTCCAGTCAACTTCACTAAATGTAACTTTTGAAGGGAACTTGATCAAACCGTTACCATAGTGCACAGTGATTGCGTCCTGTTCTTCGGCTACTTCACCAACTTCGTCAGTTGAGAGCGTTAGCAGATCGGAGAACTCTGTTGGAGAGCTTCCGTCCATGTTGTATATCCTAACTTCGAAGTTGTTTGTGGTCAAAGGTACATAGTTGTCTATGCCCAACATGTGATTAGTGCCCATATAAAGTGGCGTGAACATTACATTATCCTCCCTAAACAATTTGTTCATACATATATAAGGCAGTTTAACTGTAACACAGAATCTATCCAAATATATTTATTTACGCTATTGATTTTCTTGGCCACTTACTCTATAATATACATGTAAGAGTACATTCGGAGGTTATTATGAAAACATGCAGTAAGTGCGGTAAACAAATCGCAGATTCGTCTGTATCCGGATTATGTAGGAGCTGCAGTCAGCAGAAAGCAGTCGTCAAACGAGAACAAACTTGTTTGGAGCGTTACGGCGTTAAGAATGTTATGCACGTACCGGAATTTGTAGGTAAAATTGCATCCACAATGCTTGATCGCTATGGCGTTAATTGTGCTATGCGTGTGCCTAAGTTTAGACAGAAATATGTTTCAACAATGAATGAACTTTATGGAGTTCCTTACTATGTCATGACAGACGACTACTTGGTGAATTCGCATTTTCGAATATCAACAGCTAATAAGCAGTTAGGCCAGATGTTGACGGACAATCAAATCGCAGTTGAGTACGAATTCAAACTAGACGATAAACAATATGATATCCATATACTGGACTCCAACATTCTAATTGAAGTGGATCCGTCATACACACACAATGTAATAGGTAACCATTGGATGAAAACAGGCATCGCTGAAGATTATCATAAGATAAAATCAGCCGTAGCGATAGCCCATGGGTACAGATGTATTCATGTATTTGATTGGGATGACCTAATTAGTATAGTTAAGATGCTCTGCCCAAAACACAGCATAGCTGCAAGAAAATGTAAACTCGCTGAAGTTGATAAGTCGACTGCCGATAGATTTTTGGATAGCCATCATCTACAAGGTACAACTCAATCATCTACCTTGCGGCTGGGGCTCTACTATGAGGATGAACTCATACAGGTCATGACATTTGGTAAGCCCCGATACAATAAACATTATGACTGGGAGTTACTAAGACTATGCACTAAATCGGGCATACGTGTTGTTGGTGGTGCATCCAAGTTGTTCAATCACGCAATCAAGCTACTTAACTCTTCGAGTATAATATCGTACTGTGACCAGTCGAAATTCACCGGAGACGTTTACTCTGCAATTGGAATGAAGTTACTTCGAATAAATGCACCTCAAGAAGTATGGTCACGTGGAAACCGGAAGATATTAGGGTCCACACTTCGTGCTGTTGGGTATGATAAACTGTTTAATACTAACTACGGCAAAGGGACATCTAATGAAGAACTCATGATTCGTGCAGGATGGCTCCCTGTATATGATTGCGGACAGGCTGTATATGTGCTGAATCTACCCAACGATAGTGGATCGGAACCTGCGCCGATAAGCAATCGAACATATTATAAAAATATCGCTAATAGCGTTCAAAAATCCAAAGAGCGACTTTGTGCATTCTGTGGAGAGCCTTTCATACCCGCTTCGAATCGTCAAATCTATTGCAAACGAGTACATATGCGACAGTGCCCCGTATGCGGTAAAGAGTATGTTGAAGACAATGTAGAGAATCTCAAAAGACCTCCCGTAGCTTGTTCACAAGCTTGCCGAAATTCACGTATACGAGAAACAAAATCTAAGGAGGAGGATTAGATACTACAAAGTATGTCGTAAATAATCCAGCATACCGACCTGAAGTACAAGCTAAGCGTCGAAAGACATTTGAATCTAAAAGAACGGCTCTGATATTTTATCAAGAGCCACGAGTGAATAAAATTGATGGTCATTCTTTATCGGTGATTCGTGTTGATAAGCATGTTGCAGATAAGTGGCTGGAACTGTATCACCCATTCGGCGCGCCTCGAGGAAATGTGCTATGTTTAGGACTTGCTGATAATTCCCAGATATATTGTATGATGACATTTAAGAAATCGCGCAATGTTGCATATTATGTTGAGCTGTCTCGAATGTGGATGTTGCCGAAATACGATGTAGTTGACGGATATGATATTCTTTCATCCGCAGCTGTTGACTTCGGCGTCTCTAATGTTGTAGCTTACGTCAACCTGTCGTTTGAGAACTGTCTTGATTATGAATCAATTGGAATGAAATATAAAAGAAGCATCCAACCTACCCGATGGTGGATCACTCCAGATCATCGGATGTCAGATGCTTCTAGGCGTCAACGTATGCTATCTACAGAATTCATGCTCTCGAATGGGTGGTTACCTGTGTATGATTGTGGACAGCATGTATACGTGTTTGATTAACACGCAGTTCGATTAAGGCTGCTTCATTGATCAAACTGCTATAGCTGTTCATCGGTTGATAGTGGTTGCTCGCCGTGCCGCCATGTTGCGGACCTGTTCATTTTCGTCATTAGCCAATTCTGCAATTATATCAGGATCATCTATTCTTCGAGCAACCACTAAGCGGACCAATGCATCCTCATCATCTGCTAATTGTGCAAGAATGTCCTGGTCCTTGGTTTTCCTAGCAACTGCGCGACGAACTTGCCAATCCTCGTCATTTGCTAATTTTGCAACTATGTCAGGGTCATCTGCTTTAAAAGCAACTGCCCATCGGATAGTCCAATCTGGGTCATCAGCTAACTGTGCAAGTATTTCAGGATCATTTGTTTTGTTAGCGACTTCCCATCGGACCTTCGCACTTTTATCGTTGATGTTGTTGGTAGAACTATTTTCAGATGATTTAATGTAAATTTTCATTGGCTACCCCTCACTCTCTTTTGTGCTATCACATCATCGTCATTGTTTCGTCGGTTGCTGCGGGTAGGTTGTTCTGCATCCAAGCGACAAGTGTTTTGACACAGTCACGTTTCCTTTGCTTTGAAGTTGCGGGCGGCAGAATGTCTTCGACGTCGATGGTGTAGGTGTTGTCACCAATATGAATTTTAACTACTCCTGTCGAACTATCGTATGCACCAGGAGCGACTACGACTTGAGCGGACTCACCCATGTACTTTCGTGCAAACTTGTTTGCTGCATCTGAAATGACTTTGGTTATTTCTCTTTCTATTTCAGAATAGTTATTGATTGAGTAGAGAGGAATGGACCAGTCAGATTGAGGCGGTCTGCGAGATTCTGTGCTGTTAGATCGAGCAGGTTCATATCGCTTGCGCGCAGTTTGGCGGACAGGGGCATCCTTATCATCGGCTAATTTTGCAAGAATGTTAGGATCGGTTATTTTCTTAGCAACTTCCAAACGGACTCCCCAATTCGGATCATCAGCCAGCTGTGCAAGAATATCAGGGTCATCAGTTCTCTGGACTACTTCTATACGGACATCCGCATTTTCGTCATCAGCTAAATGTGCGAGGATGTCAGGGTCATCAGTTCTATGAGCGACTACCCATCGGACATCCGCATTTTCGTCATCAGCTAAATGTGCGAGGATGTCAGGGTCATTTGTTTGCTTAGCCACTTCCATTCGAACCCTCCAATTCTCGTCATCAGCTAACTGTGCAAGGATTTCGGGATCCTTGGTTTTCCAAGCGACTGATTCACGGACCCTTTCATCCTCGTCATCTGCTAATTTTGCAATGATGTCAGGGTCACTTGTTCTTCTGGCAACTATGCCACGGATCTCCCAATCAGGGTCATCAGCTAATTTTGCAAAGAGGTCATCGTCAATAGTATTAGAGGCCGCAGCCATGCGGACCACTTTATTCGCATCATCTGCTAATTTTGCAAGGATTTCGGGATCCTTGGTTTGCCAAGCGACTGCTTCGCGGACCTGCGAATCCTCGTCATCAGCTAACTGTGCAAGGATGTCAGGGTCGTCTGTTCCTCTGGCAACCGCCAAGCGGACGCGCCACTCCTCGTCATCTGCTAATTTTGCAAAGATTTCGCGGTCTTTGGTTTTCAAAGCAACTTCCCAGCGGACAGCCCAACTCGGATCGTCAGCAAACTGTGCAAGGATTTCAGGGTCGTTTGTTTTGCTGGCTATTTCCGCTCGGACCGACGCATTCTTATCGTTGACTAGGTCACGTAAAAGCTGATCAATTACATTCTTTGGGGTATGCTTATTTCGAAGCACTGCCAACCGAACTGACGGTGCATTGTCATATGCGAGGCGGCTCAACTCTTTCGGGTCAGTCGATTTTTTCGCAATCGACAAGCGTTTTTTGCTAGTTAACCCAGTTTCTGCTGAACTGATGTAAATTTTCATTAGTTGTATTCTCCTTCTAATGTTGTTAATTATGTATAACGAGTAACCTAATTTAGTTGTATTAACCTTGTGGTATGTTATATGGAATTACAGTTGCCAAAACATTCGCGATAGCTGGAACTATCATATCTATCTTGAACGTTGACAATGACCTTAGGCATGCTGCTGATAGACATAGACACATCGAGCCACCTTTGATATAAGTACTCCACCGCCCGCTCTATTTCGTCTACCAATTCTTTTGCTTCGATTGAAGTAAACGGCTCTTGTGTCGTCCAGTCTATTTCTAAACTGTTACCCAGGATGTTGCACTTGAAGCTTTTCATTCGCAAGTTATCACTGAATTCAGACTCATTTATTTGAGCTGGGTTAAATTTGGGCATTCGAGCGCCTCTATACACCGGTCCGTTTACCTCCAAGTTGCTAGACAAAAACGTCAACAGATTGGGCGAAATTCGGGACGATGCAACTACTCTCTTCATATCATCTACCTCACATCATAGTTTAAATTGGTGTCATTCATTCTATCCTTATACAAGGTTCAATATTGAATAACGACTAACTGGACCTGTTCATTATCAGTCAGTTTCTGCATGTCAGCTACGGAACTAAAAAGCGCCGGTCAGCTATGTTACTTCGTCTTATATAGGACTCCAATTAGATTAACTCCGTTGATTGATAGTTTAGTATCAATTTTCGACGGAACGATATTGGCGAAGTTAGCATGGTTATTCACAAACATATTAAGCGCATATTCAGTTTTGCTGCCGTACTTGCCATCTTCTATCAATTTCTTTCCGTTCATGTCACGATAATGCATGTCGTTCAAGAACCTTTGGAGTTTCTTAACGTTCTCGTCAAACGTGAGCGTCTCTTCCCTTTTAAATACAATAGGTTCCATAATGATTGGTTTCTCCTTCCCGTAATCGTAGTACCCAATGTTCATATCTACATCTCCGATAATACCGGTGACTTTTCCAAGGCCGTATTGCCATACTTTATAATCGCCAGTGTACTTAGGTTCACCTGTAGTATATTCAGCCAGCCAAATATCATATTTCTTGACTACTTCAGCTGGAATCATATGCATAAGCCAATATCGAGAGCTGTACAGCATTGGTATGTATTTACCATCTGATAAGATTGTTTGACAAAATGCGTCAATAATCTTACCTCGCATTGCGAGACTCATATCTTCGAAATGTTTAGACTCAAAGTCAAACACAACAGGATAAGTCAACTTATACTGTGAACATTCTTTGATTACCCTTTTTGCCTCAGCTACAGCGTCGTCTATTGTTTTTGCTTTACTATAGACATACACACCAACAGGAATATCATTTGCTATCGCGTTTCTCATGTTAGTGTGAAAACACTCGTCTACTCTACTTTTACCTTGTAAACACTTGATGAAGGCGAAATCTATTCCATATTCTTTTACCGCCTTCCAATTAATGTCGCCTTGATAATGAGACACATCAATACCTGATAATTTTGTCATAAATATCAATCCTCATAAATAACCTCTAAACTGTAAGCCTTCGCGATTTCATGTTCGATTTTGCATCCGCGAGCCTTTTCCCAGCCCTTACAAAAATATACTGCGTCACACTTAGACATTACTTCTATTGATTTAGCTAAGTATGCTACGGGTGTATGTTTAGTATCATCTGTGATGAAACCGTCGTCAGTGAAAAAATTATCAATCACATCATATCCAAACGTTTCCAATATGCGAATAGCCTTTTCCCTAATTTTGATGATTTTCTCACTAGAGAGGTCTTTCATAGGTTGTGAAATCATTGCTGTTTGTTTCATGTTGTCACACTCCTTGGTTATTTAATTTCGCGATTGCTTCTTGAATAGCTGCGTATACCGCACCGGATGTCACAAGATTAGTACTATCAGCAGTAACGACTGTGTCCACCTTTGTTGTTTTCCACTTTGACGGAACGCCCGAAGACAGCGATGAAACCGAAAGCACGTCACCCGCTACTATCTGCGGAAGTGACGAGTTTGGTTTAGTTATACCCATAGACGGTGTCATGTAATCAGTATTTGGAATAGCATTGGTAAGGATACCACTGCGTCCAATCTTAGCTATGTTAGCTTCGTCTTCTGTATAACTAATCGCGGCCATAGTTGCCAAATAGAGCTCTTTCGTGCGGTCCATTGTATAGTCATCCTCTTGAGATGATATTGTATAAAATGCTAACCACACCTTACTACCTTGTTCATTGGGATTGTCATACATAAAAAACGTAGGCTGCGTCGTATTGGACACGTTTACCGTCGGATATGCACGAGTGTGAAACACGTCGTCCATATAAAAATCGCAATATACATAAACACCCTGATTGATTGCCTTATATATATCAGCTCCCGATACACTGGATTTAGTGCCGTTGTCCACCCTAACGCACAACATGTTGGTAAATACAGGGTCAAATGCGTGCTCTTTGGTTACTCTTTGTGTAATAGTAAACTTTTTGTTCGCAAAGTCGTCGAGTTTTACCAATGTGCGCCTATAGTAGGCACCATTGCTTTGATTATAAACAATTCTCTGCTCGATGTACCAGTCATCATCGTTCCATGTTGCATCGTCCGGCAATTTAGTACCAATATGATATGGTTCTATTACAAATGTGGTCCATTGGGTAGGACCCGTTTGAATCCTTTGAGTAAAGCTTGCGCCCTTGCTAAAATCGAAAGTACCTACCTCAACACCATCAATAGCAACAACAGCGGGAGCTTCCAAGTTGAAGTTTATATAATTTGCAGAATCTCGAGGTGTCCAATCTTTAGCCGTTGATAACAGGTACGAACTGTTGAAATAATTATCAAAAAGAGCTATTTCTACTATTTCATCATACTCACCAGGCCTATTCTTAATGTAGTCACTCATAGTAGCGTCATTTTGCGCCCAGTCCGGATTTACACTGATATTCTTCGGCTTTACATATTCAACCTCAATGTTACTTGCACACTTCTTCCGTGCAGTCAATAACTTAGCTGTCCCGCTCGATGAAAGCTGACCAATCGGCTTAGCGTTATACTTAATTGTGATATCAGACATTGTTCAGAAACTCCTTATAACACGAATTTTTGTTCACATTGATAAAAGGTTTAGTTTGGGTGATATTCCCAACGGACTGTTCCCGAATCATATACTCGAAGGTATCCATGACTTTCCATTATCTGCCGTTCTGTCTGAGAGAGGTCTAGGTCTGGCTCATCTAATAGTTTAACGAGATTTGATTTCTGGCATTCAACTCGATTTAGTGCTTTATCAGTAATTGAGTCAACCCATACGTAACTAGGAGCAGATTCATTACACCTAACAAATCCAAGTTGAGCATACAGATTTCCGCGAGTGTGAGCTACATCCGAAAATGATACTACGTTGTGAATTAGGTGATGCTTCAAATAATAACTAAATAACTTACTGGCTCCACCCACTACACAGGTATTTAATCTCGAACAGAATCTAGAAAGTTCCATGAATTCAACAGTTGAGCTTTTCTTGCCTATAGTAGATCTAATCTTATTGAATGTCATCACGCTTACAAGCTCATGAGTCTGCTTGTCTTTAAGCCCGAGGCGAATACTAGCGAACATGGCACCTTGACGATGATTAGCATTCAAGAATTCACGACACTCCGAATCGGTGAGCTCTACAACTTGAGTATTTCTGGCAAACACGCGAGCATCTGACTTGCCTAAAAGATTTTTTATCATCGACAATATGATATCACGCTTCCATGTCCACTCATATCCAAATACATGGAATAGGAATACACCATTGTTTCTACAATCAATAGATTTCTGCTGATGATACCTATAGTGTTTAGGAGCTCCGCTCCACGGATCCATTCGAGATGAATTATGCGTTACTGTAGGATTGCATTCAATTCCAACATGATAGTCAGGAAGATAAATATCTAATTCATTCGGATATATCATAGATCGATCGTGTTGTACAATCTTAATATCCGGAGCTATGCTTTTGATGTATAACACGATATCTCGCTCCATTGTAGATACATGATAACTTATGTATTGCTGAGCATTTGATTCCAGTACATGCGCACTTATCGTTGCAACATCCACCCCAGTATCTCGAGAAAGCTCTGTGAGTGTAGGTGAATCAATGTAATTGGTAACAATAAAATTAACTGGATCCGATACAAACTGTAAATAGATATTAAGTTTAGTAGGGTCAGTCATTCGTCGCTCGATAGATAACACCGAACTATTGTACCACTCAGTTCCGTATCGCTCTACATTAGTTGCCCGCGCCTTATTTCGAATTTCTTCAGACTTCATTGGGTTGTCTACACCTAGTTTATCAAGATTAGTTTGCTTAATCTTGTCCTTTATCTCTTCAGACTTAAAAGCGTTATCAACTCCATACCGCTGCAACATCGTCTTGACTACTTTGTGCTTAACTGCGTCAGATTGAGAAGGATGCTTAACTCCATACCGGACCAAAGAGGTGCTAACTGATTTAGCTCGCACATCAGGATCATTGATAGGAGCACCGTGGTATCGCATCTGCATTGTACGTTTCATTTTCTGTTTAACTGTATCTGATTTAGACGGAACTGCAACTCCGTATTTCTGCACATTGGTAGCTACTATTTTATCTCGCAAAACATCAGAACCTAAGCCAAACCCTCCGTACTTAGATTGCATCGTTACTGCAATCTGCTGATTAACCTGAACGCTACCTAAAGGAAACTCAGTCCCATATCGCTCCAGATTAGTTTGTTTAACTCGATTCAATATTTCACTGCTCTGTAGCGGATACTTAACTCCGTATCGATCAATCATTGTAGCTTCGTACTTTTCTCGATACTCGATAGATTGAGAAGGATGCTCAACACCGTACTTTGTTAAACACGTTTGCTTAGCTTTAGCCCGTGCATGATCCGAATTAACTGCAGTCGTAGAGCCGTATTTTTCAAGACACGTTGCCTTAGTAGCTACCTGCTTACATTCTTTAGAGCATGCCTGAGGTCCTATGTACATCTCTTTTATCACTACCGGCTTGCCGCAGACAGGGCACGGCCCATAATGAATATCATTGCAGTAAATCTGCCGGCTGGACGTAGTTTGAAACTCTTTACCGCAGTATGCACATTTCTTAGTGAAAACATGCACTGTACCGTTTTTACTAAATGTAGCATGCGCTTTTTTAGCTCGTTCTTTTGCAATTCCAGATTGTTTCACATATTCAGCCCGACACTTAGATGAACATGTTTTCTGAGTCCATGGAGTTTGCAGTTGAAATTCTTTACCGCAAATAACACAAACAGCAGTATGACAATTAGCACACACTGCTGTCTTTCGTTTAGCTTCAAATTGTGCGCCGCAGCGCACACAAGTACATATCATGATTTACCTCCCCACAGGTTCAAAATAGAATCATGCGAGTAATCTGCAGGTAGGGCTGCAGAAACGCTGGCCGGCGCTGTCCTCGCATATTCATTAACGATTCACTTATCCGAGATACGTATTAAGGTCGACAGAACTGGGGAGGGCGATAAGGTCGATATAGATATCGTTGATGACACCATTGACCGTGATCCATATTTTACCTATCACAGTATTAGCATTGACCTGATCCAATCCGTTTATATCTGCTGACATCTGGACACGATAGTCTTCAATCGCACCTACGTTCTTCATAGTGTCTAGAATCGGAGTTACACCAGCGTAGAACTTATTGTAAGCCTGACCGTTGTTGTAAGAGAATGTGATAGATAGACCGCATCTGTATGCTACATTCTCAATTGCGTTGACCAAATATCTAGTTGACAGATTAGCAAGTGCTTGATAAACTGCCGGAGGTACTTCGTAAAGCGTGGAGTTGCCCCAAATATTTGTACCTAGATCGGGAATGTTGGTTATTACGTTTACACCTACGCCCTCAAGCTTCTGCCATTCATCAAGCAGGTGTTTAGTTACAACATAATCCATCTTACCGATAGGCAGATTATGCTTGCGATTAGTAGGCAGTGCCCATTCGTACTGCATCGGCTGATTCAGAATTTGCGCACGCTGGATCATAAGTGCAAGGAATGCCGGAGATGCCGTTGTCGGTTTGTTTATTCCAGCATATGGATATTTTCCCCAAGGTGCGAAAAGTGCAGAGTGTGTCTGATACAGCGAGCCGTTTACATCAGTTGCAGCTGTGTTAGGAGTGTATCGAGCAAGCATCTGTGCATAACCCGCTGATGCAGTGTCAGCGCTATCATTGTAAACAAATTTACGCAAACAGCTTCGAGGGATGTCGATAATCGATGTTGCACATCTGCTATGATAAGCAACGTCCATCAATTTGATGTGCATAGGAGAAATATCTTGCATCTTAGCATTATGATCATTGCGAGGATAACCGTTGAATTCAGAATAATTCTGATCATCCCAGCCAGGGCTAATTATTCTGTTGGGGTTGTATGTGAGCTTATCTTTAAGTAAGTCATATACTCCCTTGATACCGCTTGTTGTACCTGCTGAATCGAATCCAACAGCTGCTGTATACAACCACTGCATGTTAGCGATGCATGTGAGCGTGGCAGTGTCAAACGCGTAAGTGGATTCCTCACCTGCATCTTGAGTAGGAGTGAGCGCTGCCTTGAGCTGTGCGACGTAATCGGGAGAGCTTTCGGATACTGTATAACCAACCGCAGCATAACGAGATGATGCATTAGCAATTGCGCTGCTGGCTGCCGCATTATCATTAGTATATGCTTTGTAGTCGGTACCGCCTGCAAGACGAACACTGGGAACTATATCGTCATGATTAGTTCCATACATCATCTGCGAAGCTGAATCGTATACATCACCCTCAACAGAGATGTCCACAAATGCAGAGTCAATCTCAGAATAGTGTGAAATGTTATCAGTTGCGTTCGCAGTTTCGAACACAAATGATAGATTTTCTACTGCAGACTTCATACCACTTACGTCTACAACGTACGTGATAAGATTCCAGTAGTACTTAGTCATTGCGATGCCGTCATTCAGAACCGTACGATAATTCATCTTCTTAAGACAACATTGAAGCTTATTTCCGAATGTTCCTGGATACTTTGCAGTCAGGGTAACTACACCAGTAGAGGCGGCCATCGGCTCGGTAGCAGGTTTTACGCCAGGCGTCTGGCCGTCATTCTCTGTGTACTCAACCGATCCGTCATAAACGGTTGACTCCGGTTCACCAGAACCATTGAAGGCTGCGTGTGCACGAAGTCCATTGGAAAGTCTACACGCTAATATATCGTAACCAGCGGACAATAGCGTCATTGCCTGTGCGTATGAATAATCGTTGTACATACGATATCCAGCAGTCGGCCCGCGGAACGTGCTGACAAATCGCTCAACACCTGTCTGTGTTGCCGGAAATGCCAACCACTTAACATCTTCAAGCGCTGTATCTATACTATTGTCAGGGCCTGGATCGGAGAAACCTGGGCCCCAGCAAGCGGTGATCGGCAGCGCCACTGTTGCAAACGAATTACTACCCACATTATAAGTATAATTCGCGCTAATCTCGTTTATGACTATTTGAGCCATTATAAATCCTCCTAGGTTGATTTTACAAATTACTGTATTTTAGTCCACATAAAATGGTCTATCGATTCTATACAAGGTTTAGTTTATTGCGGGAATATCTACCTGATGTATGATTCGAGTTAACTTCTGCGGGGTGTATAGTAGCTGCACGCAACCTACACACCTTAATGCCAGTATTGCTTGATATAATTTACCAGATTCCAGATATTCACGAGTAGCTGAGGATGTTTCAACCGCAGAGTCCGCGTCCAGCTCAATACCAAACCGAATGCGTCGATTTGATTCATACGGTAGATCAATGTGCAAAAAATACATTGTGATGTATTTATGCATCAACTCCTTGACGAGCTCATCCAAATCAACTACATTAGTACTCAATACTGTCATGTGATATCCGAGCTTAACTGGGATTGCCTTTTCATAATAAATCAAGTTAGTCTTCGGATCTATTACAGTCGACACGCCTTGATGCATTCGAACAAAATTAGTTCGACCTGTATCAATTGGTGCATTGGGATCTCGAGAAATCGCTACAATAGGAAATGATATCTCGTCTTCCTTCAGTTGTGCAGCAAGATTGACAATGTCTTCGGGAGCTACAACCTTAACTACACTGTTGTTGTAATCATCTGTAAAAGACTCTTGCAAATCTTTACATATTGCGTTATCGTATAAATAAAGCATCACATCTTCTCCTTGGTCTTATAGGGGTCTCCCCGATAATCGACATTCTGTTTTATGAACCGACTTGAGGTGCTGTTTTCCATCCGCACTTCTTTTTCAGTTTTGCCGACAACTTGCTTATCATAAACAGGAACTACCTGACATATGATGTGATCTGCCGCTTGAATATTATAAGTTAACTCTGTAACTCTAAATATCCTGTCTGGGAGTTCTGTATATTGGCCGCTGATTCGAAATATACTGTCTCGCTGTAAATGCGGAAGATTGAAGCTGCAGTGGATCAAAAAGGGCAGATTGTTATCGTTTTCTACTACCCACCCATATCGACGAAGTGTCTTAACCTTAGGGTTGCTATCAAAGAATATATGAGTTTCTATGTATTCTGAGTAACTGTCAACTACGGATTCTCCGTGTAAATTACTCCCGGCCATGTTAGGATACTGATACACAGCCGAAATACCTTGAAGCTTCAATGCTTCGTCATATCTATCTCGGATAAGTTTAACATCTGGGCCTATAAGGTTGTTCATGGATCAGCCTCCTGCATTTTCGTTCAATATCTGATCAATGTCAGCTACAAAGTCCAACCAATCCCATCGATAGTTTGCTGCTTGACTCACCAACGAAACATTGAATGCTGATCCGACTGTAACTGCATCTGTAAATTCTTTCTTGTATGCAGTTGCTTCATTATCTAACCAATCAGGATGCTGCTCAATCTTGAATACTACTACATATGTAGTCGCGGTGTGCGTGTTTGGATCAATTACGGTAAGTAGTCGAAGTTTATCAAACTGCATCGCTTTGAGTGTCATCAAAAACTGCAGCTGATCACCGGAAAGATGTGCTTTCTGATCATAGGTTACGTCGAATCCGTATCGACGTAGTTCTCTGAGCACCGTTTTCGTAGAAAGCATTGGTCCTACGTCAGACACTAATTCACCTACTGCATCAACAATGTAAGCAAACAACGTACCATACATATCATGAATAACCGATATTTTAGTACCTCGGATAGAGTCATTCTGAACATAATCCGATACGTTGATATGTAGGTGTTCGCTGTTGTTAGATAAACACTGCACCGCTTGATGCCAATCTGAAATATTATATCTCAACGGAATTGTGTTCATTTTGAGCCTCCTTAGCTGAAACATAATTTTTAAGTTCTAGCTGGAACGGAACCAGCATCTGCGTATTCACGTCGGGATAACATGAAAAGAATGCTGCTACCATATCAATCTTTAGCTTGTAGTACAACATCTTAAGTTCGCTCTGATGTAATTCCGGATGCCGTTCTGCAAATATGAAGTATCTAGTGATTACACTAGAAAACGATTTATACACAGTAGGTGTGATATCGGAGAGATCTGCAGCAACCAGTGTCCGGTAATTAGTGGAATTGTAGTCCTTGAGATCCGAGAAGAATAGTTTTACTAAATCTGCATTAGACATTCATCTCATCCTCCTCTTGAGCAAGATTAAGCTTCCAGCTCATCGCATCAGCACTAGTTACTGGCAGTGTCTCGGAAAGAATCTCTGTGATAGGAGCCCTGTAGCTGTCAGCGTCTGCAACACCAAGTTCTTTGAGCAGCCCTACGATTGAAGTAGCTTGCCCGATTGCTGCGTCACGTTTTTCTGCTTCTACAGTAGCTTGAGGAGTTACTATTGGTAGCATATGTAAATCATACATATCAACAAGCCCAGACATTCCTCGTACAACAAAATATGTATTGATCGCTTTTCGCCAACCTGCCATGTAAGCAGCTTCTAATCTGCTCAACATATTAGCATACAGTGAAGATCGTTGAGAAAGTACCGAACCTGCACCGCCTAAGCCCTCGTTAGACGAATAGTTCATGGCCTCTTTAGGAATGCCCATGACGGATAGCTTCTTGTTTTGGTAGTACTCCAGCAGCTTAGAATCAGCGTCGCTTGCAGTAGCCATATCTAAATCTACCACAGAAATGGGATCGGCTCCGTTTATTTTCGGAAGATATATTAGGTTGTTAGGGCTCTGAGGATTTACAAAACTTTGAGCGTCCCCAGAGGCCGTGTTTATTGCAAGCTGCTGCTCAATCGCATTCTTTATCATAGTTAGAGACTGCATAATCTCTGTCTCTTCTGAACCAGCGTCAACGCAGATAAATTTGATAACGCGAGATAACGACGACAACACAGTTGCATCTTCTAGCAAGCTGAGAGTCTGCGTAGGTTGGACCGCTTTTTCCAAAAGCGGACGCGCAAATTGAATATCGTATTCAACTTTATCTCCATTTTTAGTAAGCGAAGATACTGTAAAATCTCCTAGCAATCCGCCAAGAGCAAAATGAATACACGAAGATTCGGGCATTACAATTGATAATGCCGCATCATCGTCGCGTGTCAGAAACCCCTTAGGTTTTCCGTGCTGCCACACATGCAAGAGTGTCTTTGGATCCAACTTGTACATAGGGTATATGTCAAAATCTTCCTCAGGAACAGTGTTATTATCAAGCGCAACTCCGTTCCGCGAAGAAAGTGTTGATACATCACGATAGTAGTGTGAAGTCGGAATGTACAAGTTACCTAATGTAGCAAGCTCTCTTATGTGATCTCTTGCAACAGAATGAACATCCCATCGCTTGAATAACTCATTGACGATATCCGCCGCTTGCGATTTATTTTTGTCAATAGGGCTTGCCCATATAACTTGACCTTTAGTATTAACTAGAGTAGCATCTGTAGCATAATAATCAAGTGCTGTAGCTATCTGAGAATCCCTTGCAAGAGCTTCCATAGTGTCTATCATAGACTCTATAGTAGCCCAGCAAGAGTCATTTCGCATATCAGATATACGATAAAATGTACCCGCTACAACCTGTCGTATGTATGACCCGATTGTTTGATTTTCCGGAACTAATCTGCGCCACCAGCGGCGAGTTTCTCTGCTCATACTAATCCTCCTTGTTGAAGCTGAAGGTCTTCGTCTATTTCATATCTGCTAAAAAATTCTGTTTCGGTAAATACCGGGATGTGATTGTACTTTGCATCACGAATAACCTGACCGTTGAACTCTTCTAGTATATCGCCCGTGATTAAACATCCAACATCAGCAGAGTCAACAACAACATCTGCACCATAACTCCGTAATATTGCTTTCATCTCGGAATGCGACCCATGCCGAAATGTGCCAGTGATGCCAATTTTGCTTCCTCGGAATATTTGAGGGCCATCAAATTTAACATTCACTATCTGAATTGCAACATTAGGATGATGAAACATACTGTCTATTACGTCTAGTAGTAACGAATGTTCAGCTAACGGCATCAACGCGTGTTTAGAGTTCAACGACAATCCAATGCCTACGTCTGCAGTATCGATATGTCGAATATAGTACTGAATTGACTGGATAGTATTGTTACATCTGCTACACAGCTCTTCAATTGCTCGGTCAGCTCGAACAATGGTAAGAGGCACTGCAGCTCGTATGAGTTGATAAGGAGTAGCTGATATCTTCTGATTCACATATTCCGGAAGCTTCAATACATCAGTGAACTTTAACTCATGTACGCCTTTAAACGCTTCAATGTATCGATTCCTTGACAGAACCGGCAATCCCAGCACCGATAAGAAATGCTGAGTATGTTGATAAAAATTAGATGGGCAGTATGGATTAGAGCACGGAGTCATTTCAGCAATTACGCTTATTACGGATCCACACACAGGGCACTCAACTCGTGCAGACCTAGGCTCTCTGACCTTATCGGTCGCTGGATATATCTTGACCAAATCCATCGAATCATGAACGACGACTGAGTTTGGTTGGACATTGTAATTTACTATGTTAATGTAATCTACACTGAGTCGATCTCCTGAGGTGAACGATATTACGCCGTTGAGATATCCGGCGTCGTCAAATTGCTTTGATACTGACGCCACAGTATGCTGTTGAAGCTCGAATGACACATACGTCCATTTCCATTGATGCATAACTAGCAATCCGGCTATCACAAAATCAACGGAAGCAATCATCTTAGCCCACTGATTATCCGTCAATGTCGCAGGAATAACATAGTTAGGGAGTATTTCAAACCCCGTAGACTGTAGCCATTTCTGCGAAGATAGCCCGCCAGTAAACTTCATAGAATTGCTTTCAACCGAAGCAGCATAGAATGTAAATTCGCAGGGGTTCTCTAGCAAATCGACTGAAATGTCTTCAATTATATCATCCGGTATCTTTCCGCTCTTAGTAGACAGTATTCCACTGCGGGTAAATATTCCGGATATCCATGTAGTCCCTTGGACGATCGGTATTGTTCTCGGCACTATCCCTGCGAGGAGTACTTCATTCAGCAGCTCCTCAGGTAGTTCAACCCCGCTGGGATCTAACCCCATCAGTAACTTCTGTATGTTGCCTTTTTCGTCATACTGCAACGTGATATTCAATCCTACCGGAACTGTTATGACGAAATCACCCGGTGCAAGAAAGTTTCTTACATTCATTGTTTATTTCTCCTTTACTTTGAAATACGGTCTATTTCACCTTCGTATACATAAAAGGTGAAAGTGACATCGGATTAGTTGTCTTTGATTTGTTCACAGCTGCAATTATGCTTGCAACTGTTTTTGCGTGCACCGTAACTCCAGGATTCTGCTGCACTGCATTCCACACCGCACCTGCAAGTGAATCACTGCAGTCTTTGCTGGAGCTCGCAGTGTGATCTACGCGTCCGGTCATTGCATCCCGCTGAAGATGAATAAGCTCGTTTTCAAGCAGCTCCACATGCAGCAAGTCAATTCGCTGTTCGGTCAATACAGACCGTAGAGCAAGATATCCGTCAGGAGTTCTATCAAGTGATATTTTAGATTCCTTGAACCCTTTCGATGCAAGCAGCTGGCCTAGATATTCACTCTGGAACTGATCTCGGCTGATTCCTGCAATATTGAATCCTTGCCGACGAAGCCACACTATAAATGACATCACCTTATCATAAGCAATGTTAGATCCTCTTGGAGCTTGCAGAGCTACGCTGAAGATATGAATAAGATTCGGTAACGCAGTTACCTTACCGTCTGCATTTGTAATGTCCTTAACACCGGATACGCAAACCATCGAAATACCAGTCCGGTCTGTATTAAGGGATAAGTCAAGATGAATAAAATTAGGAGCGCTTTTGAGCCTAGGATCTATTTCATTCAGGTGGAAGAATTCTTCGATGGTCAAGTTGTCATTAGTTCCTACAGTTATGATATCTGAATAGAACGGATTCCGTCTGTCTCCGATACATCTATCAATTTGATCTTGTGTGATAAACGAAAGCTGACCCGGAACAGTAACTCCTGCTATGTCTCGCAACGCAATATCTATATCTGCTAAGAATCGCTTCTTGTTGTCTTCGGGGACTTCGAGTATCCCGTATCCCTGCGCCCTGAGGTCTGCTATGGCCTGTTCATTGTCATCATTGTCCGGAATAACAAAACTACGAGTATGCTTACCGCCGAGAGCTACCTTGAACTTCTTATCCGACGAATACTTAGAAGCTGGCCATACTTCCCACTGAGGTTTATCAAACACATACATGTGCTCGTTACCTACAGCTTTCTGAGTCTGAACATATTCTTCCATGAAATCGGAATCACTGTTCTTCGAACTTATGACATATAACTTACCAAACACTTCGCCATTTTTGACAAACGTACCAGTTACACGAGCGACAAGTGTATCGTACTTTGCCTTCATGCGCTCTTTGGCCTTATTTACATCTTTGATACCTGCTATCGCAAAATTACATTCGTCGAAGACAACTGCAAAGCAGGCCATTCCGAGTGCGTGTGATGCTTCCGAACCATAACTTATCTTTATCAGACCGCCTTCTGGCACATACGCAGGATACTCCTCACTCTTAGACATATGTCCGTGTGACATGAACCACTCCGAAGTAGCTAATGTTGAATTGAACTCTCGATATGCTACCCCCTTTGCAAGCGTTTGAGTGATGTTGAAGAAAAATATTTGAATTGTTGTAACAGCTTTCAAACTGAAGTACTCTTGAGGATTTCGTAAACACATCAGCTTATATAGATTGTAAGCACAATCTGAAACCGCAGTACTGGTCTTTCCTGTTCGAGTTGCTCCGGTGAAAACAATTTCATAATACTGATTACCTGTTCGCTCTAATTCTTCCATCACTTCCATCCAAGCTGGATAGATAGATTGCCCATTGTTATTGGATGCACCTAAGTACTGAGGGTCTGTGAGAAAACGTCGTTTGCTGACCGGAATTTCTTTATAATCGGATAACCAAATATCATTGTATGTTCGAGACTCTCCAGTTTCGGCAAGCTCAACAAGAATCTGCTTCAGTATCTGTTGTTCATCCTTTGACACTGAGCTGAATATGTCTTTAATTCGAGTTACAAGATCTTCATTCATTCTCGTTAACTCCAAGCTCGGCTAAAAGTAGTTGAGCTGCGCTTCGCACTTTATCACGCGTAGGTCGATCATAGATCTCATCAGGTTCAATCTCTTCCGGCATCATGTCGACTTGATCAACAATAGTCAAATACGGCTCAAGAATTTTATGACTGTTAATCATATTAGTTTGAAGCCGTTCTTGTAATGTAAGTAAAGTGGCCATAGCCATAGGCCCAGGCGTACTATCTATATTTTCCAGTGTCCGATCAATCGAAGCGTACAACGCATCCTCGATCTTGTCCATCATGTCAATGTAACGAATGATGCGAGCTATCTGATGAATAATGCGCTGCGTTGTGATTTGTTTTATTGTGGCTGGAACTAACTCAGGTTCCGAACATGCTAATAAGGACGTACGCATTTTCGCTACGCCCTCATGTTGTTTCGCTGATAGTGGATCTGTGGTAGTTATAATTGTAGATCCCTCAACGGTTTTGAGGTCTTGCATCTAATTCACCTCCGAGGCGAATTAGTTGAATTCAATTCGACTGCGATAACACCTAAATTGATAAGTGCTTCCTTTGCAACAGAATCGGTCTTAGCCGACGGACCTAACAGATCTATCGCGCACTTAACATGATCCAGTGCCTTAGAAAGATTTGAAGGTCCTTTGCGTTCAGTGCTATTCTTAGTTATTTTCATACTAACACCTCTTTCGGGTAATCTATCTTAACATATACTTCTTCAACGTCATTGACCGCCTTGCTGAACGTATCAATTGCGCTGAGTATTCTATTATCATCTTTGCGATCGACTACCTGACGGACAAGCATTCGGAGAGTTCGAATATTGTTTCGTAGCAGCTCCAGATCAGGGAATAACCTGTAGGTCTCTACCTCAACCTCTACTAATGCAGCTACAATGTCAAAATCCCAGATGTAATCGCTTAAGACTGAATACATACGTGTATAAGCAATTTTGAGCTTATTTGTTTCTGTTAAAAGTTTTCTATGCTCACCGTTCATGGTCAACCTCGCTGCGTAAATACTATTGCGTTATGCGATCGAGCTAGACGATTAAACTCCACGATGCTATTTGGCATTGAATCTATTACTGACTCCATTACACTATTTAGATTAACATCGTCCTTGTAATATATCCAGAGTTCATTACCTTGGACCTTTGTCGACCTGACTCCGGCAGTAGCATCAAATGCATTCAATGCGGCTGCTGCAGATGCACTTATACTTTCAAATGTATCAGGAATTTGAGTCGATGATTCGACTTCGGACTCAGGTTCGACGGGCTCTGTTGAAGTTTTGTCGTCAACAGTAGGTTCTGGTTTGGGTTCTGGTTCGGGTTCGGGTTCTGGTTCTGGTTCTGACTCGTCTACGTCATCGCCAAACATCGACGCTAAACTTCGAGAATCGTCTCGGATAGAAAACGAAGATCTACTAGATTTGGGCTGCGAAGCTACTTGATCAGCTGATTTGGAATCGAGCTTATCCGCAGCGTGTTTTGCTCTAGATTCTGCAGGCTTGATAGGTGCTGCTTCTTCTTTTGGTTTAAGATATTCTTCATCCAGATACCCAACTAGCTGTGTAACTAATTCTGTGTTTATTGGATTATTAGCTGCAGCTAGTATTGCTAACTTGCGAGAAGATCCAGAATAAACAAATGACGATAGGACTATATCTTCAAATTTCACTGATTACTCCTCCTCTCTTTCATTGCCCATATAATAGTAGGGCTTACTGGGATTATCATTTTGGATCACATACGAAAAATAAATGTGTGTTGTCCAGTCCGAAACTGGATCAACTAGTTTAGCTTGATACTGATGCGTCCCTGTAGACAGATTAAGCTCGTCCTTTGGAATTTTAAACCATGATTCGTGTCCGCAGCGCTGCCAGACCATAGACTTTCCGAATGCATCTACTACCTCATATATCTCAAGATGTGTCAAATGCTCAGGAATTCGTATCCATAGGACGGACTCCACATCTTGAAGATTGAATACCGTTGTTACTGTTCCGGTTAGGTAGGCGTTAACACTAAATACTGGAGTAATCATGGTTCTAGTAAATTTTTAATTTCGTAAAACACAAATTGTTTAGTCGAATCGGCTGCGCAGACATTTGGCACAACTACTACATTTTTAGCTTCCAAGGCAGCGATTGTATCGTGATACAGCTCACCGGTGTAAACATGATAAAGCTCACCTGCGGCTGCTGCCTGTCGTGTGGATTCAAGTACCGCCGCTTTCTGTATATCAATCACACTCATTTAGGTGTACCTCCATTTGGATTCACACATATAAAAGGTTCTAGTTAATAATCGTGATCAGGTCGAAGAAATCTATCTTTGTAGTCTGCTATCTGATCTTTGATTTCTCTTAAAGTATCTCCCCTGAAATAGACTTCCGGCGACGAATCCGCACGCGGATCATCGGGAAGAGCGTCGATATATACCGCATATTTATCTTCATACTCGGGATTTCCGTTATCGCGGTAGTAAGTTATCAAAGGACGGACCCATTCTGGAAAAGTCATCAGTTTAGATTTGGATCCACGATATTGAATATTCGTTTCCGTTGACAGCGAATCATAATGATCTTTCAGATCTTTACGGATCATATAGACCCAATCATAGATTTTCTGCTTACTTTTCTTAACGATATTCACTAAATTAGCTTCAGAACTGAGACGGGGATTCCACTTAATTACAATTCTATGGCTTATTTTCTCTCCGGTTACATAAAAAGGGGTGTCCCAATCGCGTTGCGGACCCTCAGTACCACGAAGCACCTTAACCCATACATATATCTCATGTGTATACTTGTCAGTACGGTCATTACCGTCAAATCCGGGAACCACATCAAGATACGGCTTACATTGAGCATCTAACTTACTTATGTATTCTACGAGATCTCGGCATATTTCATCGATCCAGTCATCTAGAGTATCTACATCATCAACAGATGCGCTGGAGTTCACTTTCACAAATCTGACTACAACCTGATTTCGAGAGTCCCAACTGTCATAGATAACACCATCTACTATACATACCATATGATTAGTTCTTCCACGGAACTGCGCGCCGCTTGAATCGCCCGATAGAAGTAAAAACGTGCCGATAGGATGTTCATCCGCAAAAACTTCGACTGTAGGCCGCTCTCCTGCCTGTATCGTAGTCCATGAATCAGTGGTTGTAATATTTCGACGACTTAAGAATTGATCAACAACGCGCAGATTATTGAATGCAATTCCTCCAATATCACGCTTTATTCTATTCAGCTCTCTAGATACTTCATCATAATCTGTACGGAACGCAACAGAAAGCGACCGCTTAACACAGTCGCCTACACTCAAATCTCGTGTATTTGCATTGTAACGCTTAAGAATGGCTGAAAGTATTTTCATATTAACCTCGTAAACTGTTATTCAACTTAATACAAGGTTCTGTCACTTAGGCAAATTAAACAACTTCTTCGGTCTCTTCTGCTTGTTTTCGTCATACTTGTAATCATGATTTATTAAATACTGAATATTCAGCATGTTGACTACAACACGTGCAGAAGACGATTCCTGAACTTCTTCAAGAGTAAATCCCAAATCGGCAAGCTCTTGCTCCAATATAGCCAGATTGTATTCGTCTGCCGTTTCAATAAAGCTGAGATTAGACTTTGGTGAAACTGTTCGAGCTCGTTTTGATACAGAAATAACTCCAAAATTACGAGACATTATCTTCGCGTATCCCGATATTAGACGATGGCTCACACTATCAGCACTGTAACAAGGCAATTTGCTCAATCCTTCTAACGAGGTGTATCCATAAAGATGTGTTTTCACGTGCGGATTAGACGATGCCGCTATTATGTTTGCACAGTTGCGCAGATAAATGTTTTTGAGATATACCGGAGCATCATTTGCAGGGCTTAGCCCAATATAATCGAGATGCTCGCCTTTCTCATCCTTCCATTCAAGCATGTTCTTCAGTGCGTCGAATGACTCACCGAAGTGGAAAACAGGCATCAGCTTATGGGGGCTCTTAACTCGCTCACGCATGTACAGATAATTCTCCCAAGACTTGCGAGCGGATTCTGCATAATCCTCAGGAGTCTTTGGTTTGCCGAACTGACCGGGAATTGTATCCAGCTGTGCAAACACATCGATATCATCATCTATGCTGTTGAGATATGCGATGTACTCATCAACCGTACATTTCGCTCTACCTGTATGAACACTGAATGCACCGCTATCTATGAATAGCCATCGACAGAATCCCTGACGCCTCCATTCGATGGTCTGTTTTATGGCACTCCGATCTAACTGCGATACTAGAATGTCCAGCGGCTCAAACTTGGGATTAGCTGCTAACATATCATGTATTGTATTAGTAAGAGAGCCTGAAAATACATATTTCTCCATTACTACCTCCTTATCATTTCTAAATCATTTGCGTACCTGCAATCAAATATGAACTTAGCGATTGCGGTGTGAGCTGATACCCGTCCAGATTGGATATCAGTTATTGCATTTATGCAGAATCTTCGAACTGCGCCATCATAAGCTGCTGCAATGCACTTCAACGCAAACATTGAGTCGAGTGGTGAATTATCCGCGTAATGTGTTAGTTTCCACACAACTGCCGACAGAGATTCCTTTGCTGTGATCAGTGTCGGTATTCGGATAAGATACGCTAGCTGATCATTTGTTAGATTCAACAACTTGGTCACGTCTGTGAAGCCTCTACAGGCTTTAAACACAGCTGAATCTAATATTGATTGAAGCTTCGTGGCTGGCGCCGATATTCGAGCGTAATCCAGCAGATCGCGCTCTGTAGGCTGCGACATCCATACTGTAACACATCGTGACGGAATAGTGTCTGGAAGCAGCGTTATGTTTCGTGCAGTTACAACTACATGCACATTTTTTCGAGGCTCTTCCAGAAATTTGAGCAGTGTATATGACGCTGCAGATACACCTGTATCCAGGTTTTCAATGCAGATTACTATTGGCGTTGTTATCTCCGAGCACAGCTCCGAAATTTCTCGTATACTTGCTACAGTGGGCTCAACAAACGCAAAATCGGCAATGCCTGATTTGATTGCAAACTGACGAGCTAAGTAACTCTTTCCACAGCCTTCCGGTCCTACTATAAGTATGCTGGGTGCCTGCCTATCGGCAAGTTTAGCTATAATGTCAAGTGAAATAGATTGACAATCAAAATTCATGCGACACCTCCAAGTTAGGAATAGGATTGAATTGCATCAAGCTGATGAGATATATTATTCGAGATCGAAGGTCGGTCGTCTCAGATCGACTCTTCAATAACTCTGAATAAGTATTGCAGAACATGCTGTAGATATCATGCGTATTCCAGCGCTTAGCAAATTCAGCAATATCAGAATTCGACCGAGGCGAATACATCAACTTGTCCAACTCCACGAATGTTCCAAGCATTGCGTACAAAAATCCATTCAAATCATCATATTCGTCTAATAGCTTAACTATGTACTCAAAGTTCCTGGACGCGATGCCTCTTCGGAGCATCTTTTCGTTAGACTGAACCGCATCGCCTAGAGCATCTCTAAGTTCCGCATCACTGAGCTGAAACACTTTAGCACATTTTGCTGCTTCAAGCGTGCTGCATATCAGCTTAGCTTGCCCATATGATGACGACATAGACACTATTATTTCTTGAACATGCTGAGGAACAGATGGACATCGTCCGGAAAGATAACTCAACTGAATATCAGGAGCAACGTTATCAATAGCTACTGTATTGTCAGGAAAGAATCGGTCGAGCTTGGTTGCGTGCTTGGGTTGCTCGTATATGCATACAAGCGTACCTATTATATTACACTGCAATAACTTCGTTGCGTACGCCTGATCAACCTTAGAGATGAAGCTGTCGTCATACCTGCATACATACACCGCAGGTTTCAACGGAAACAGCCGCTTGTGGGACATCAGCGTGTATACTGAATCTACTGTATCAACTAAGAGGATTTCTCCGTAATGCTCTGCAAGGATACGAATGTACTCGTCTTTTATACCGTATTCGGAACCTACAAAGAAATACAGCTTCCTCGGTTTATTAGTAAGTATTTCGACACCTGCCACTTGAATGGATATCATGCAATCATCTCCTTGAATATGTTAAATGGTATGAAATATATCTCCTTGTCAGGATGCTGGTACACGAAATGGCTATCCAGAGTTGAGTCGATCTGTATTGACCGGACCCGTAGGCACTTATCCGGAATGGTGTATACATCTCCCTCATAATCCAAGATAGTGTTGGTCATGCACCACGTCATATCTAACGACTGAGTGCCGTTATCTACAAACAAAACCGGTCGCTTAAATTGCGAAGCTGATTCGTCGACTATCTTGTGCCATACGGACCAGTAGAACAGCACAGGAGTTACACTCAGATGAGTTTTACATTCACCTAACCAGCTGTCGGATGATACGTCGCCTGGATAAAATGCACGTGCCCCGCTACCTGAAGTTACCTGCCATTCAAGCGACTTTGCAATCAAGTTCTCTTGTTTATTGCTCGCTTCCTTCTTCGTCATCGTCAGCAAGTCCTCCTTCAATATCTTGATTGATTACTTTAACGAGTCGACTAAAATAATCTGGATTATTCTGCGCGTATTCGAACACTCTGGTTAGTCCATTTAACTTAATTGGGAGTCCGTTGTCGTTTACCAACGGTTCCTTTGTATTTGGATCCAGCAGCGTGAACCAAGCTGCCGCCTTCTTTATTAGATTGTACTTGTTTACTGCGAGCAGTATGTAATCCATATCAATTCGAATGCCCGAATGCGCCATGAGATAATATGACCCAGATTTCCGATCGTTTGGGGCACTTTTTTGTTTGACTATTTTAGCAACTACTTTGTATCCTGCAGGATTCTCAGTGCTTGCTGGGAGTTCGTTTCCAAGGAAATCAACAGGAGCGCCAATCTTAAATTGTATGCGAAGCGTACAGAAAAACTTTAATGCGTTACCTCCGGGGGTATTAACTACATATGGATTATCCATATTATCGCGAATCTGATTTATAACTATCAACGTAGTGTGATATCTAGTTAGCAGAGGAACAATCTTCCTGCAGAATATCGTGAGTAATCCAGACAATGACGCAACGGTTCGTTCTCCGTATTTTTTATCCAACTCTGCCTGGGTGACTAAACTTGGAATAGAATCTAACACCATAAGTCCTACTTCACCCGTCTCTACTAGCTCTTGAATAGTTTGAAGAATGGATTCGGCAACTACATCTGGAGGTTGCATTATATCAATTTCACCTTCTTGAATACCGAGTGTGTTAGCCCATGCTGCGTCAAATGAATGTTCTAGATCTATGTAGAGAACCTTTTTAGGCCCGCGCTCTTTTGTATCTTCATATTCTGCAATGAGCGATTTATTGCCTTCATTTATCTTACTCTGTAATCGCAGCAATTCAGATTGATACTCAGACTGAAACACTGCATGAGCTGTTTTACATATGTCTACCGCCGTGCTGGACTTTCCTCCGCCAGGTGCTCCAAAGAATTCGGTGATTGCGTCCCGTGGAATGCCTCCATATGTAGAGTAGTTGAGAAGGGGGCTAGAGAATGGAATCTTATTTCCTCGTTTCGCTTTTGCCCCGTCCATCAACCGGTCGCAGTTCCAATCCTTAATCCGTTTCTTTATTATGTCCGCGTAACTCAAAACGTAACATCTCCTTTGATATAATCCTTATTCGAAGTGGTGTGAGGTCGATGAATAGGTATTCCTGCTGAAGGTGTATACTCAGGTAATTCTGGAACTACAGGCGCTACAGGATTGGTAGCGTTACTGCGGCGAGCATCCCAAAGCTTCTTTGCTCCCATTATGAGTTCACGCGAAAATGAAATCTCGCCTTCTATTCGGTCTATAAGCGACGAATAAACCATTACAGCAATCTCGTCATCGCGCATTTCGTCATCAGCCCTATTCGAAACAAACTCACGTATAGCACTTTGTGAATACCCGTCATACTCTGGGCTGATGATGTAGGACTTTATCAACGACGTACGTTTATGCTTGTTCTCCAGCTTGGTCACCGACATTCTCATTCGGATGTCTGCAAGTCTTTCTGAAACTGTAAACAATCGAAGGGGAATCTCTGTCAAGATTGTTTCAAGCTCGTCATCAGTTATGGGACGTACTTCACTTCTGAACCGCTGATATAACTCAGTAACTCGGCTGAAAAGCTCTGAAAATATTTCAGCATACATTTCATCTCTAACCGCGCATATCTCATCCAGCTTTTCCAAATACGGTAGATTCATCATTTAGACTCCTTTCGAGGTATGAAACAGAGATAACTCAATGCAATCTCTTGCATATACTGCGAAGATTTGATATCTCGTATTATCTTCAGAAGCGTATCTGCGAGCGTGAGACAGACTGTTGCGTGCTGAGTAGAATAATTAGATATTTTTTCTTCGTAGTGACTCGGTATTACGGTATAGTTGATATCACGAGTAAATATGAATTTAACTATATTCATAACGAATGCGTGAAATCCTTCAAACCATTTGTTGAAATTAACTCCTGAGTTGTATACTCGATTGACTGACTCGATTATGGCTTTGTTATCTCGCTTAGCGTAGTTGCTAAGAAGCTCGAAGTAATCATCGTAGTTCGGGAGGTTCAATGCCTCTGCAACGGATTTTGAAGTAATGTTCAAATTATAACTTAATGCCTGATCCAGCATAGTGATCGCATCTCGCATACCGCCGTTAGCCAGCTTCGCCACAAGCTGAATTGCATCTTGAGTATAAGTTATCTGTCTGCCTTCGGCAATTTCAGACTCAAGAATATAATTAAGTCGGTTCATTATGCCTGTGGTACTTATCTTAGACAGGCGGAATGTCTGAACTCGAGAAATGATGGTTGCGGGTATCTTCTCCGGATTAGTAGTACACATCAACCACACCGTGTTACCGACTCCCTCTTCAAGTGGCTTCAGCAATGCGGACCATCCCGCCTGACTAATCGCGTGGACCTCATCTACTATTATTATTTTATACTTACAGCCTACTGGATAGAGTCGAGCTTGCTGGACTAGATCACGGATTGCGTCTACACCACCATTCGATGCTGCGTCTATCTCGATAGGAGATCCCTTTCCGTCATTAAGCATACTTGCAACCAAACGACAGGTTGAAGTTTTACCTGTTCCGGCAGGACCAATGAATAAGAAATTGCGACAAGTGAATTCCTTAGATTTGCACAACGCTGTGAGTATTGAGGTAGACACCGACTGTTCTACCATCTCATCCCACGTCTTAGGTCTATACTTTATTGCCAATGCAGATGTAGCCATACATTTACATCCTCCTTACAAACTATAACGAGTTATCGTCCATATTCGTTGCATTTTTTGTAGTATGGGCAGTAACTTGGAGAGCACCACTTATCTCCTTTTGGGAGTCCTGCAGGTGCTAAATTAGCTTCAGCGTACTGAACAATCTTATCTACACGACGAAGTACATCTTCCTTTTCATATTCATGTATTTCGACTTCGTAGCATTTGATTCGACCATACTGTCTATCCACATAGATAAACAGCACTCCTTCGAGTCCTAAGTATGTTACATAGCACCTAACTTGATCAGCATGTTCAGCTTTCGGGTCGGTTAGGTCATTCCAACTACCGTGATCTAACGACTTGATTTCGAGTAGCCAGAACTGCCCGTTCCAGAATATAATACCGTCGCAAGCGAACCGAATTGGAGGATTTTGTATCGCTACAAAAGTCTCCGAGCTATCCGTTGAAGGCGTCAGCGTATATTCCCACTTTAGCTGCGATGCGTGATCACGGAGATAATCCGAAACAGATATCCATTTAGAGCCAAGCATCGCTATCAAATTACTTTGAATCACTCGATGACATGCTGTCCCCATCTGCGCCGCCCACTCCAACTCGTAATCGGCTTTCGGTGCTACGTCGGGCTCAGTCCCTCTCAATCGGAACCAAGATCGTCTATCACATCGAAATGACGACGGTGCGATTGCCTTATGCGACGGCTTAGAATTCTGTTTAAGAATTTGAGCGTCCACGAAGGACTCGTAGGCGCTCAAAAACTCACTGCTCACAGCAGAATTGAACTTAGCAAGATGTGCTGAATCAAATTCTCTAAAAGCCATCAGCCTACTCCTGCAAGCGTTGTTGTCAACTCGTCATCCCAAACAATGATGCCAACGACCTCGTCATCGAGGATAGACGGTCCAATTCGGACATCGACATCACCATAACTGGACATCACGGATTTCAGCGAATCGGTCTTGAATTCGAGTCCGAACTCTCCGTCGAAGTCGATGTCGATTGTACCTGTCATGTTGTTATTTTGAAGCGTCATCTCTCTGTTAGATACCTTGAGCCAGATAGTATCTTCTGTACTGGTTGAAAGCAAAAGGGCTTGGCCAAGAATTTGGTTGACCTTTGCCGCAGCAACCGCAAAGCAGTTATCTGGGTGATTAAGCGAACCCAGAATGATATCAGAATTGTAACTACCTTCATCAGATTCGAGCCTTGGAGAAAACTGAGCAGTGTACTTATAGCTATCAGTAACTACAATTATGATATAACTTCCATCGCTACGATACATCTTAGCTCCCTCCGGAAGGGAATTAAGCAGGTTAATGATGGTATCGGAAAGCAAACAAGTGCATGCAAGATTAGATTTATTTGAATGTGTGAATAAGCAAGTGTCGAAATCACCTACAAGCGTATCGCCGGACTCGCTCACCCAAACCTTGCGATAAACCGGATGCTCAAATGACATCGAGATTGCGTACATCTGATTATCTTTGATGAATCTCCATGCATCCTTATCCACATCAATGCTAACGTTGCTTGTTATCGTATCAGGGACATTTAGTGTAAGCCCATCAGTGTCGATTCGAGGAACTGTGAATCTGGACTTACCTGAAGTAATAACAAGAGCATCTGGCTGCACATCTAGCGTAACCGTTGCAGATGATAGTGTAGATATGAGCTGCTTCAAAAGCAAATTATCTACCATGATTACTTGAGTTTCGGCAGCAGTTGACATTCCAGCGATAGATACTTCACTGATGACGTTTTCTGCTTCGAAGTTGAACTTAATCTGCTTCGGCTCAACAGTTATCTGTGCGATACCGCTCTTTTTATAGTACTTAGAGACGTTGGAATTAACAACTGCGAGATTAAGCGCAGTTAAAAGCGGTTTGGTGTTTACTGTGATCATAAATTACACTCCTTCAACTACTTTTTTGTCTATATGATCTATGACCTGATCGGGCCGTAATCTATAACGGTTCATGTAGTCCATTATGGCGGCCTGATATTCATCAGATATGCGGCCATTTACTCCGACCGCTTTATCTCCACGAGGCTTGCTACCATCAGATTCTTTGAATACGGGCATTAGGTACTCAAGTTCTACAAGGTGGTACTGGATCCACGCGACTTCATCAGGTTCTACTGTATCAATGCTTGTAGGTCTAGTATACTTACACGGATATTCTAGCCCATACCATCTTAATGTGGTGGTTACGTCGCAAGATATAGTGAACGGAAGAAAGCTGCCGGCTTCTGACATCACTCGACTTAGTATCTCTCCACCCTCCTTCCAATACTCAATCGGAACCTCAGCAATCAGCTCGTCATGAACAGGAAGGACAAGTTTACCTCCAATGCGGTTCCAGTCTGGATCATGCTCTAACGCAAGCATAGCCATCTTAGTGAGCTCAGCTGCACTCCCCTGGACTATCGAATTTACAACTTTTCTCGAAGCCTCTGTTATCTTAGGGCGATTATTGATAACACGAATCTTCTGTTCAGCTAGTTCTCGAGTACGACGAGCTATCTGCCCGAAGTACTTGTACTGTTTGAATTCAGTCTCTAGCTGATTCACAATCCGCTTTGGGATTCCATCCTTATTTGCAAGCGTAGATAAATCGAGCGGATTTATATCAGGATTCACATATCCTGGCATTGGGACAAATTCAAACTCGGGAAGCTGCATATCAGGAATGTGACGACGTCGACCTAATATTGTTTCTACATATCCCTGTTTGCGGGCAAGTCCCTGCATCTGATTCATAAATGTACGAAGCTGAGGAAACGCTAACAGAACTGAATCATACACTTTCTGGGCTTTCGCAATTTTCTGCTCCTGAGTAAGCGTTTCGTCTGAACCAAATAACTGATCAGCAATTGTTGTTACAGATCGACCATAAGTGATCGCGATTATCTTGCATTTCTGCAAGCGCTGACTATATCATCACCCTGCCTTAGAAGGGTGCTATGCACTTCGGAGCGGTAACTCACCTTCCGCCCTACGATTAGTCGATTGACCTTTCTTCGAATATCCACTTGAATCCATATTTCGAAGACTTGGCACAGGATTAACTTCAACATTACTTGTTAAGCATCCCCTGTTAGCATGGCATCTAATCATCATTTCCTATGATTCCTACACGTATGCCATACACCTGTGAGTAATACAGTTCACATAGTTTAATCTCAATAGTCTGTGAACTAAGGCTCCTATTGAGTGGGCATCTAATTTTAGGCCAAGACATCTAACCTCATCGGTCTACCCAATACAATTGTCTTGGCCTCGCTTCGTCTCGCCTTGCCGTCGGGCTGATATTCATGAGTCTCTGGGTGGAATTCAAGACACTTCTCATAAGGCATATTGAACGAGATACCTGCAATAGTAGCATATATATCGCGTCCATGCTGGAATGCGTCGCACATTTTGCTATCTTTGGCGACAAAAGATAATAGTTTTGGTTCCTGTTGACTATAGTCGCTGCTTAGCATTACATGTGGCGGGGATGTAACCTGTACTTGCCACTTAGACATGATTTGTTCTCCTTTCATATTCGGATGTTACTTGAATCTGCCATTTGGCCATTCTATCAACTCCTTACTTAATTGTATCTGCATCTCTGGTACAATATGGAAGATCGTTCAATTCTGAATGATGTTCAATTGTCCACAATAGACCGAGGAGATTCCATATGAATGCTCGATCATGACGTTCATCTTTATCACCTCGGCGAAGCTTGATATAATGACGAATTGCGCTATCTACAAAACTATGTGCTGGTATTCCTTTCTCCCAGTTGTGCTCGCCATATTTTTCTGCGCCTTCCTCATAATGAATAGATACTTCGAGGAGTGCGTTCTCGATGCTACCAAACAGCCTAACAGCTGAATTACTAATCAACTTGAGCATCACGTCAGTACGTCCAGTATCTAAGAAATAGTAGATATCCAGAAATGTAACATCTTCGGTCATCGCTGCTACTACATCTAACGGCATCAGATCGCACCGTCCTTTACCTTTTTGGATATCGCGAACTGCTCCGCTCTCAAATGATGTACGGGTTCCGCTATCTTTAATCATACTATCTCCTTCATAAATACTGTCCGTGTATTAGTGTTATCGTGTATATCTGTAACGATACAAGTTGCTGGTTTTGAATCTTTGAGCAGTGAAACCTTACTCCCAATCGTGATTGAGCTTACTTTGATAGTGCCCTCTGGCGTAGGGATTGAATCAATTGACTCAAGCTCAACTTGTATGAATGACTCCGATTCCGCTGCATCTACAAGTTTGATTTGTTTAGGAGTTGCTCGGAACATGTGGCGAATATCTCCTGCATGCGACGGAATATTCTGAGCGTTCGGTGATTCCGAACTGAATCTGCCGGTCGACGCGCCTATACTTTTGAATGTTGGGTGGACCTTACCGTCCGAAGCAACAGTCTTAGGCAATTTCTCAACATATGTTGAAATCAATTTGTCAAATCCGCGAACTTCTAGTATCTTCTTTGTTACTGGAAGATTTATTTCAGCAAGCACATTCTTATCTACGCTTTTTCCGATATCTACTTTCAGGATATCTTTGAGCAGGTACTTAACATGTATAGACGAGTTTGGATTGAATGCAGCACCGTCCCGGAACGGGCACTTAGATAGTGTTGAATAGTCGCACTCTTGCAAATGTCCTTGAACAATGTCCGCAAGCTCTTGCATCGCCTTAGCGTGTTTGCTTTTGTATCTGTCTAACAGAACACGTGCGGTACTCTTATCCAGATAAAGCCCTCTACGATGCATATCTTGGCACACTTGCATCAACGGGAATTCTATGTTCCACACAAGATCGGAAATCGCCTCTAGGTGATTTTTCTGGCATTTAGGATCAGTTTTGGTTACATAAGGAAGCTGCCAAAGGTATAACTCATATGTCATCCTTGCATCAGTCGCTGCATAAAGTTTTGCGACCTCTGGCTTGCAGTATGGAAAAAGCTTAGGTGTAAAGAAATCGGAGAACTTTTTTGGGTCTGTCTTACCTTTCATCACATACTTAGCGTAGAGGGCTTTCAGCGAATTATCTTTCTCGTTCTCTTTGAGACATCTCCATGCAAGTATAACATCATAGTAGCACCGAGGAATGAAATCGACTCCAAGATCCTTGTTTATCATAGACAAGTCGAAGTCTGCGTTTGCAAATATCAGCTTAACATCTGAATTAGCAATCCTCTGAAATTCTTCCGATACCTCCTGATAGGTAAGCTGCCCTTTGTATGGCTCATCAAACAGAGGCACTAAGTGCCGCATAGGAATGTAGCACTCAGTGCTTCCGGGATAGTACAATGACGCACCTACAATCGTGTCGTGAATACGATCCAATCCAGTTGTTTCTGTGTCAATTCCCGCGATGCCTACTTCAATCAGAGCTGAAACATAATCGTGAAGCTCCTCCTTAGTTTGAATCAATATTGCGGATGAATCACGAAAATAGTCCAGAACTTGATTAGACATCGCTTGAATACTTTCAATCATACCAGAAGAAGCTACAACCTTAGGAGGGTTGCTGAGCTGTTTACTCTTATCAGCAACAGCATTTATTGCTTCAATCTGTGCAGTGCTGAATAGCTTCTTCATTTACCGCCTCCAGCTGATTAAAACTGAACATCGCCATCAGTCGGCGATACTTCTGTAAAATCGGAAATTACGTCAGCATCTGATGTTACACGAGTAGGTGTAATACTCGGGTTAGATACAGGCACGCCATAAGCCGGCCTCGGTGTGAGCTGGTACTCAGGCATACCGATTGATTCAACGAATGAACCCGTAGCAGTCGGCTTAGTTGCAATCATTCGACTAAGTTCTGTTGCAGGAGTATCACGACAGATGCTTTCATACGCATCAGGAAACTGAATATTGTGTTTAGACAAAATAATGTCATACGGCATGTTAGTATTTCGAGCGATAGCAGTGATCTCATATACAGTGTTGATGTCTCCTGCTGCTCCCTTTCGAGTGATTCGGAACACATAATCGCAAGGATTAGGAAACTTGCTGAATACATCGTTCTGAAGCTGATGCTCGAAGCGGACACTACGGTCCCAGAATACAACCCGGTCGTTTTTGATATCGTACAATGGGATGAAGATCTTAGTCTGGACACGAATGCCCTGAGAACATGCAGGGCAGCCACGACCGCAGCAGTGCACATATCCGGAGTAATCTGCGGACTTTATGTAGTGCGTATCCGCTACCAAACAGTCAGAAGCAGTTCGATATAGAAAGACTACTTCAGCAGAATCACCATCATCTCGAAGGACGAATAATCCTCCAAACCGCTCCTCGTTGTAATCATTGATTGCTTTAAAGGCCATTAGTTAGTTCCTCCTGTATTATTGATATCTGGCTGTATCTCTATAACGGTTCATTTGCGCCACCTTGCGGTAGACGTACCATTTTCGTTCAACAGCACCTCAACAACATATATGTTGCTATGAGTAAGGTAAAGTCGACCTTGGAGCATTTCAGCTATCCAACTACATAGATTCTCTGCACAGATTTCAAAACTGACATATTCAATGTCAACTCCGAGATCAGAAAGCGGGACTACCAGTTTCTGTATCTTGTTATCTGTGAGCATAACTATGAACTTGTTGTTCGGGACAACTGCTCTTATCAGGTCTTGAAGTTCCGCAAACTCCATCACTCGACCGTCTACTGATTGTGCAGACCTAACTGTGACATCAACCGTATAAAGACATGGCTGAATGCTGTATCCGACATCCGATCTTACAAGATAATCACATGTGAATTGAACGCGCTGGGTTATATCAATCTGCTTCATGTCACTCCTCCAATCCTATCAGCTGAATGATACGTTCTGGAACGCTGCAAGACGTTTTCTAAGCTCTATAACGATCTCTTCGCGACGTTTGGCAGATACGCGCGGAGCCCGCTTACCAACTTCCTCTTTCAGCAGCTTAGACACGACCGCCTGTGCCTCGTCACCTAAGTCGTTGATGTTTGCCCAGAAGTACTCTTTGAGCTTTGTGGTGGTTATATCTTCGTCACGATTAGGGACCAGATCACACAGGTCTAATTCTTGACCGTCACTGGTAGGTACGGTACTTCTGACCTCAAAGGCAAACCGGTCCTTGTCGCGCTTGATGTCGTGGCAAATGCAGTACAAGCAGTTGTAAGCGACGCGATAGAAGTAGTTCGGAGTGAATTTCTTAGGAGCTGCGAGAACAATAGGTACGTTTTTCTGCAGATACTGAAGAACAGTAGATACTGCATCTTCTTCGCTACCTCTGTTAAGGCTGTTAGCTTTGTACCAGGCAAGCGTTATCTGATCGTAGAAATGCAAATACAAAACCGCCGCCTTCTGATCGTCGGCAATCTGTGCCCACGCATCGAAGTCGAGCGGTTCCTGATACTCAACATACTGAGTGAAGAGATTCTTTGTTTCGGTAAAAGGGTTATAGTACATTGTAGCATCCTCCTGGATAGTTGATATCGTCTACACGTATATTATAAGCCCTTTTTGGTCAAAATTCAATAGGTTTTCAAAATATATTATTTTCGAGTTAGTTTGAGTATCTTGTAGATATTGACTACAGCACACACTGCATTAAGGACCCATACGCTCAGAGCGCCTTTCCAAATCCCATAGACCACAAATACCACAGAACCGACTGTATTCACGATACGCAATTTCTTGGTATCAGATTGGCACAATGAAATCAACACTAGCGTTGTTGCGCAAAGTCCCACGAGTTCAACTATTTCAATCGGCATGTTTCACCTCAATCGGATCATAATCTGGGCAACCGATTACAGGTGCATGACCACCTGAAGTAAGTGTGTTACAGCATTCACATTCATTGCATGTAAGCTGTTTTGAGCAAGTTCTACATAAACAATTTTGTTTTTGATCCATGATTCAATTCCTTTCTAAATAAAGTTGGTCAAAAGTAGATTTGTCACAATCGTTGAGATCTTTACCCTCAGGCATATCGATGACCCACACAATTGCGACAGATTTAAGTTGACGCTTCAATCGCTCTGCAGCCTTGCGGCCTGCATCATCGCCATCCATGCACAGTACAAACTCATCCACACCTAACTCTTTAAGCTGTTGAATTTGTAAAGAGTTTCCAGTCCCCATCAATGCTACTGCGTCATAGCCATATATTTCTGCGGTGAGTGCGTTAATTATTGATTCACACACTATTACCGATCGGCATGTAGACGGAAGCATATCAACTCCATATACAGGTTTCTCCACCCCTTCTGGGTAATTATACAATTTTCCTTTTATAGATCGCCGACAAAAGAAAAGTGTTCTTCCTTGCCGATCTCGCACCGGAAAAGTTATACATGGAACCGGATTTTTGCGTCCCGGCGGAATCCAATTCATATCTACACCTACATCGTACTTTGCAATTATATCATCTGTAAGTCTTCGCTCGTACATGTACGGCACGGTGTAACGATATGATGCAAGTTCTTCTTCAGATACATATGATTGCGTTGATTGAGTCCGTGCTCGAATATCAGATACCGCCATCTTAGATGTCAACGCTTTCATGAGCTCTGGAGGGAGTAAGTTAATATGTTCAAGCTCAGAGACATATCCAGGTACGTTTGCAGACAACCATTCATCTGCTGTTGCGGTTATTGATCGACTCTTAAGCAGGTCTTGGATAAGCCCCTGTAGCGAGTTAACATAACCGCAAGCGAAACAATGCGACCAGCCTGCAGGAGTTAGTTGACCGTTTCGATACGAGTCATGAAGAGCTACACCAAAAGACGGTTTCTTTTCTTGTCCGTCGGAATGAAACGGACAGTATATAGTGTACCACTCATCGCGCTGTCGAGCAAGCCTAACTAATCCGAACTTTTCTAGTGTTTGAAGTATTACAACCACATCAATCAATGTTAATCACCATTTCGCCATTGTACGGTTCAGCACACTCACCGCAGTTCTTATCAGGATCTTTCATCGTACAGTTTCCATCTTTGTTGTACTTACATCCTTGTTTGTTAGTAGGACACTTCATTGTATTCACCTCCTTATTAAAATTCAACCTCGTCAAACTCAGACTCACTTGGCGCACTGCTACTATGCAATGTAGTAGTCAAGTTAGTAAGCGATGACGGAGGAGTTATTATAAT